TGCGTTAGATAATGACGTAGATCCTGAAGGTGACGGAGATGACATTCTACCAGGACTTATCCCTACAGAGCTTTGAATCCCTTAACTCGGAATAATTTCTCCAACCCAGTCCTACCCCCAGTGTTCTTATCTAAACTGCTTACGATCCTCTTCTCATAAACACACTCAAAATCATCAGGTGCTTGATACTCTGACACAAACACTATATGCCCCTTTTGTTCCATACTTCTACACCAATCAAAAAACTTATCATGGTCAAATGCTCCAGTAGCATACTTTGTAGTGCTTGCGTATGGGGGGTCGCAATAGATTAAACTGTTAGGTGGAATCTGTAACTCAGTGTAGTCACTATGGATTAGTTTTATACCTTGCAGTTTAGGGCTTTGTTTAACAGCGTTTTTGTATGCTTCATTAACATAATCTCTGTTTCCACTCCTACTCCAACCACCTAGCCATTTAGCACCAAAACTATAAGTAAAACCAGCAAATGCCTTCAACTCTGTGTCTGGCGATGATCGCAAAGCTTTATACATATCCTCTGTGAACTCAAGCCTACTCTTAGGAATGTCTTTTAAATTATCCCTTATAAACTTTAAAGCCTTAATCACGTTCGCATTAGCATCAGCACCTATTCTGTCACCTGACACCTTGTCTATTAAGTTAGCCCCGCCTACAAAAGGTTCTACCCATGTACGATCTCCTCTTAACGGAATCATAATTTCTAAAATATCTTTAGCTATTCTATTTTTAGATCCTACATATTTCATGCTTCATCCCTCATTAAATCTAAGTGCTAGCATCTTTGGGATTATAAGCCTTAAGGTACTTAATAACCTCATCTGGGGCAAGTTTCCATAGATCCCGTATTAAATACTTAATTTGTTTTTCTATACTATCCTTTAAATAAACACTGTTTGCATAGTATCTTGTAACATTATTATGTCTATATAATGCCCATTTTTTATTCTCTACGGCACTAACCGTCTCAGCCTCACTTACCAACAAAGCTAGGTTGTCCGATAGTAACTGAACAACTGCTGTCACTAAACTATCTGTGCAACGTGATGTGCTTATTCCACGTTGAGATAACATATACTTAATCTGTTTGCAATAATCATTATAAACATCAAACAGGATATAAAAATGAGCTCCGTTAGTTTTGTAATCTTCGTTAACTATGGCTGCATATTCATAGTTAGTACGCAACACGCTCTCCGCATATCTTAAAACAATCAAATTACTTACATTATTATAGCAACAAAGATCCTCAGCAGCAGATACTATGACACTAACAGCATTCCTGACAGGGTAGCTAGCTGCTATGCTTAATGCTTTCTCTAAATCCCAACTACTACCCACCATAAACTCCAATCTTCCACTCCTCTAAAATATATTTAGAAGATTTAGGGCCTACTTTAAAGTTGCCATAAAAACCTATACCATCATCCACTCTATTTAAAATCTCAATGAACGGGTTGCTTGGAGAATACTGCACTACTATAGTCTGTAATATATTGTTGAAATCTCTAGCTGTTTGATCTTCTATAGTAAATTTTAATAAACTCTTATCTGGTAAATCTTTAAGTATGTATAGCCAAGACTTACCCAAAAAGTGTTTAGCATGGTAGTATTCAGCCTTATCTATAGGCTCGCCTGCATGAGTAACACTAGTAGATATTTTATACTTTCCTACTGCACCTTCTATAATTTCTATTAAATTAGTTGATATTTCTGGCATTACGTTCACTCCATAATCTAGTAGCTAAATAACTTTCCTCATTTCGTTTAAATGACGGTATTATATTTTTCATGTGTTCTCCTATTTTTATCTCTTCGCCATTTAAAAAGTCAAGCACACACTCCTCAAGTAAAAATTCCACATCTGTTAATCCGTAATTTAGTTCCTTGAGTTTAGCTGTTACTTCACTACTAAATACCTTAGCATAAAACTCAGGAGGTACTGAGATATATTTAGTAGACTTACTCTTTACGAAAAGTGCAATGCTGTCTTCTGTAGGTAAATCTGCATAGAAGTATTCATTAAGTCTGCCACGTCTTATTAATTCAGGCGGTACAGAGCTAATTGAATTTCCAGTTAAAACAAAAAACAATGTCCCATTATTCTGCATAAAATCTAACAACTTCTTAAGTATTCTTTGTGTAGTTCCTGAGTGATCGCTAAGGGTGTTTGAGAACATCTTATCTACTTCATCTATGAGAATTACAGCTCTGCCTATCGTAGCAATATAGGATAAAGCTTGATCTATAGCTTTTTCACTATTACCTTGAAAGCTATCTAGGGCAGAATGAACATCGAATAGATAGACTGGGCAGTTTAATATTTCAGCACATTTAAAAGCAGACATAGTTTTCCCAGTACCTGGAACTCCAAAAATAGAAATACCTTTTAATTTAATTCCTGTATTATTATCAAAGCAGATAGCTCTTCTCTTAAGCCAAGTAGTTAACCCATTCATTCCTACTATTTCTGTAGAGGTGGTAAGTACCCTAACTAGAGGATTTCTTTTACACAGATCCTCCAAGAAACCTTCCAAGTAATCTGTAAGATTTACTCGCTCAAATTTAAACTTAAAATCTAAAGCATCCTGCTCAGTGCAGATTACTAATACTGCCTTAGCTTGATAATCTTTTTCAACGAAAGACTGTAAAGCTTTATTGAGAACAGAGATACTTTTAGTTATCTCAGGAACCATAATCACAAATGGAGTAACCCCAGCATTTCTTTGATTAGGTTTTAGTAGATATGCCTCAAGTGCAGTTTCGTAAGTGTTGTTAATATTACTAGGAGAAACAGTCTTTGTTCCTTTACTTATTTCTAGGATAGATTTTTCAGGAGTTAAAATTACACTTCTAGTTAAAAAATTCTTAGCTTTACTTAAAAATTCTGATTGTGCTTGTTTGGCATAGGGAGTAGCAAAAACTAGAACTTTACCTCTTTTAATTTTAAATAGATTTTCTAAGTCGTTATCCACACATTAAATGATACCATGTATCAAAGTTTATGTACTTATCAAATTTGAGAGGGCTAGAAAGCCCTAGAAACTACGAAAAATAAGTAAGGGTAAAAGTATTAGGTTTAGCAAGTTTTTGTTTCTTGTGGGCGAACGTAGATGTGTTTGATTTGATTTCTCTGCGATTTTACCAATGTCCAATCTTTCCCCCGCACCCCCTATCTACTCGTTTCACTCGTCAATAAATACTAAGAAATTAAGATAAATAAAAGTGAGTTCAGTATCCTTGAATAGTTAGACTAGGTAAGGAAATATATGAATTATATTAAACTATGGAGGAAGTTAGCTTACTAGGATTTCTCTCTCTTTCTCTTCTCTTTGGAGTTATGAGAAGTGAAGAAATATTAGGGATTTATTATCCTGGGTGGGGGGGTGCGGGGGGAGGGTAGGGGAATGCTAAAATTTAGTCATTTGTGTTATAATTGAGCTATGGCACAAAACATAAAGAAAATTACATTTACTAATTATTTAGCTAGCGTAGAAAGAATATCTTATCTTCCGTTATTAGAAACTTCTGAGTCTATAATAAATAAAAGCATTATTGATGACGTATTAACTATTACTTACGATGTAGATAAACTTAAAGCTTACGCTAATAAAACTAAGAAAATGTCCTCTTATAATTACACAGATATATTAGCAGGACAATACGCAAACAATATTATAGAATTATCTGTAGATAGTTAGGCAAATTATTCTTTGGGCATGGTATAATTAGAGAGTGAATGCCATACGAGGTTTTTCAATTTCTAGATTGCTTTAGAAAAAAATGTTGTAAGAGAAGAGGGGAAACCCTCTTTTTTTACGTCTATACGAAAATGTAGTATAATGTTTAAGTAGGTTAACATCCTATGATAGGCAGTCCACTCAATTGATAAAAAAAGCATTCATAAACAAATATTCCTACGTTCCTAAGCAGACCTACTTAGACATGGAAGAATATTTAAAAGATTATACAGTAGCCGTCAGGCATTTAATTTATCACATAATAAACTCCACACTAAAAGAGTACGATAAGGAACATAAAACTTGGATTCCTATACCGTCTACCGCTATAAGTAAAGAGTTAGGTCAAAGTGTAAGAGTTAAAAACTTAGAAGAGATTGGGCTGATACGAATTAAGCCTCTCAACGATTTCGGGAAAACCTATAGCAGATTCGGACACCTATGTAGAGAGTATGAGGTTTCTGATACTGTCTGGGCAACATTTACAGACTCCTTAGATAACAACAGAAACTCTAAAGAGTTTGTTAATATCTTTAACGGAAGACCTAGAAAAATAATAACTAACAGCAAAGATACGCTAGGATCTAGAGGGGTTATGCCTAGTTCCTTAGTATCCAAGTCTATAAATGCGATGCAAGCTTTCAGGTTTAACGCTAAGAGTACACAAGAACACATAGAGTATATGAGACGTAAATCCCATAACTCAAAAACAGAAAAGTTTAGATATATAGCTGATTTACATGCCTATAATTACATTATGTCTGGATCTACGTGGGTTAATATGGCTGAGGCTGAATACCATTCGGACTATGCTACTCAAATGTCTGGAAGGGTTAGCGAACTTGGGGGAGGGTTTCAATCCTGTTCCAGACTTATGAAGCACGCTGCATTTTTCGGAATGAAGGATATAAATAACTACGATCTTAAGTCTTCCCAAATATTAGGGGTAATGCAACTCTTCGAGGAGGCAGGGGTAAGTACCGAGGCTATAAATAATATATTAAAATTAGATAAAGCTAAAACGGCTGCCGACTTATCGCTTACTTTAGACTCCTTTAAAAAAGTTTTAATAGAGGTAATATTAGGGGCAGATTTACCAGTCTTTGAGAAAGCTGGCAAGTGCAAGCATAATAACTCTTTCTATGATGACATAATGCTAGGAGCTATAGGGGATAGTACAGAAGTGTACAAAAAAGTATACGACTGGCTACAACCGCTAAAAAAAGACATAGATAAATGGCATAACGTCTTACTAGAGAAAGCTTTTAGAGATAAGAATTGCAGAAATTATGTACTTAATAAATGCGGTATAAATTTTCATCTAGGGGAGTATATAAACAAGAAAGGCAAAATAGTCAGTAAGTCAGAGTTAAAGAGACAATTAGCAGCATTTTATTTGCAAGGGCAGGAAGCCTGTTTTATTCACCACTTAACTATACTAAGTAAAAAATATGGGTTTACGGTGATATCCAATCAGCACGATGGGGTAGTCACTATAGGGGAGATACCAGCAGAGGCGACTAAAGAGGCTTCCGAACTATCAGGACTTAAATATGCAGAACTAGAGAAGAAAAACTTTGTAGAGGGTAAAGAGTTTCATCAAGTACCTGTAGTTAAAGAAATAAAAACTCCTGAAATAGTTAACACCACTAAGAAAATTACTGTAGAATCTAAGGGCAGAAAAAGACGAAGGCGAAAACCTCCTGAGGATTTACCTACCGAATGGCAGTATGAAGAACTTACCCCAGAAGCACTAGCAGTATTATTTGGTTGAGTTGTGGTATACTAGCTGAAAAGGAGAAAACATGCCAAAACGATCTAAATATTTAATCTTAAAAGATATAATTGATAAAACTTATTTAGAAGTTTATAAAATACCTATTAAAATTTCACCAGGTATAAACTTTGAGCATATTAAAAATACTTATAACTTTTTAAGCAAAGCTACTAATATAGACATGGCGGATTTTATTAAATTCACTATGGAGAACTGGGTAGTCATAATGAGTAAAATAGCAGCTCCTTCTACTAGAGAGCAGGAATGTATGAAGACATTTCATATAGGTTACTTTGCAGCGGCCATAGAACAGTTCTTAATTATATATGCCGACCGAAAAGATTTAATAGGCTATATACCAGGCGACTTTAGACATAACGAAATAGTAGATCTAGTTCGCAAAGGACTGAGTAAAGAAGATGCCGAAAGAAAAATAGAAGCTAAATATAATATAGAGAAACCTAAAGCTAATCCAGTAGAGGTAGAAAAATTAATTAGAGAAAATGCTAAATTGAAAGAGCAGATGAGTAATTTACTATCTTCTATGAAGAACAGACAAACTAAGAATAAAGAAGAAATAGATAGACTAAATATGGAGATCCGAGAACTTAAGGATGTAGTGCAGAAATATAGAACTGGGCAGTTACAGCCTAACTCCACAAAAGTAAATTACTGCGTACCGCAAGTTGGGGATAGACCTTTTCAAGTAGGGCAAAATATGTTTCCAGACTTAAATAAAATTACCGATAAACTTATAGCAACCTTGAAGAAGACCAAAGAATCTACAGATATATTTAGTAACTGGCACGAAGCAGACGAAACCAGAAGAGAAGAGATCCGAAAGACTAGGCAGTATATTACTCAGCATGAGATGTATGAAGAGTTTTGGAGCTTGCTAGATTCCAAGAAAGAACCATCTAACTAAAAGGAAAATGAATGACATTAGACAAACAGCAGCACCGACTCAAAAAGAGTATAGGTATCAATGTAAACATCTCTAGAAACTTTGCTGACTACGGATCAGAAGGAGAGAAGGTTCGTATTTTTCTAAGACAGTTCATGGAGAATCCAGATATACTATTTCCAGGTAAAGTTTATGTTGTGCAGACTGAGGAAGTAGAACTATACCAAAAAGCTTTATTTTTTATAGCACAAATATTAAATAAGGTAAATCGCATAGATTACTGTAAAATAATATCTATAAATGATATAGTTTCAGGGGAATATAATATTAGCTCTATTACCGTTAGGGAAGAGTTAGGTAAAAACCATGTACTAGGTGTTATGGATATGTTTGATGCAGCTAAAGAAAATATAGAGTATATCTCTAGGATACAGAATTTCTTTTCTAAGTGGTTAACTGAGGGTAAGAGCTTGGTTCTACTAACTGATAAAAACCCAAGATTAGAGATAGAGGCAAGCCCATATTACAAGTGGTTTCAATCTGTGTTAAAATCTAATCTCATAGGAGGTTTAATTTGAGTTTAGGGTTAATACTAATAAGCAAAGTAGTAAGAGAGAAAGACATCTCGATCTTAACTAGCATAAACACAAAGCTTCTATGGGAAGAAGAATTAAAAGTATTTGAACCTATTAGGGATTACTTTAATCGTTACAGAGTAATTCCCGATGAAGAGTTTTTAAGAACCGAGTACAGGATAGTGTTAGCTCAAGAGGCTATCTGCACGCAACCTTGTGAGTACTACGTAGAGAAACTGCGAGATAGATTCGCTAGAGATGCTATAGCAACTTTATTAGAAAGAAAAGATACTCTATTAACTAAATCTTGCTCAGATATGGCAGATTTAATTTTTGGAGTTTACTCTGAATTAACCACCCTAAGTGATAAGAACTATTATTCCGATATGGCAGAGAATCTAGCCAAAGCTGAACGCAGGATATATGAGAACAGAGATGGTGTGTCTATGGGTGTACCTATGGGGTTTGGCGAAGTAGATACCATGCTTTTAGGGCTAAGAAAGACTGATCTAGTAACGCTGTCTGCCCCTTCAGGGGAAGGTAAATCTTGGATGATTTTGCATTGTTTACTGACTGCACAAAACGCAGGATATAAAACCATGTATATTAACATGGAGATGGATGATGACGAATCCTCTGATAGAATGTTAGCTATGCTTACTCAAATTAATGCAGATTATATTATGACTGGGGAGATAAACCCCAAAGGATTGGAAGCTATTAGGGAGGCAGTAGAGAAGGCAAAAGAGAAACCAGCTATGATATTCGTGGACGGTAATCTAAGTTATAGTATAAATGATTTACTTGCAGCTATTCATTTCTATAAACCTGATGTTATTTTCATAGACGGGGTATATCTTATGAATGATGGTACTACTGGATGGAACGGCTCTATATATGAGAAGCAAAAAGCAGTTATAGAGAAACTTAAACAAGCAAACAAAAAATACAAGATTCCAATTATGATGTCTACGCAGAACGTGTCTGCTAAGATGCAGAGAAAAGAAGCTAGTAAAGCTAATATATCAGGAGGGGCAGACATCATAAATGCCTCCTCTGTGGTAATTGAGGTAAGAACGTATGAAAGTGATAACGATTTCTACGAGATGACTATAGTTAAAGTGCGAAGAAACGCGCCCGAAGAGAAAAGAAAGTGGCTAATGCGAAGAGATATGAGCATACATAAATTTGAATTTGCAGGATTTATCACGGAAGGTGGTAACCTTAGTAATAGCTTCACTTATGAAGACATAGATTTAAAGGAGTTGATGTGAAAGTAGCAGGAAATAGAATATGTGATGTTTTAGTTATATTAGAGCCGTCAAATCAATCGATGTCGGAATTTATAGTTAGCGAGTCTGGCAAGATACTTACCTCCACCCTAAAAGAAGCTGGTGTAGATTTATCTAAAGTTTCCTTTATAATTCCAGCCCCAGAAATACCTAGAGAAATCAAGAAAATAGAAAAAGCAGCCAAAGAATTTGTACTAGCTTGTAGAGCTGACTTCTTAAAAATCTTTAACACTTTTAAGCCTAAAGCTCTATTATATGTGGCCAAATATGCTGCGCTGCAAGTTTTTGGGAGATCCGTGGTAGCTGGAGACTTTGAAGGCATCATTAGGAAAGTTGAAAGTCATCCATACCCTATAATAGGCTGTATAAGCATTAGAAATGCAGCTATGTATAAAGATTCTATATCTTTAGTTAAAGCTCAAATAATGATGCTTAAAAAGCTAATACAGAATAACTTTGAGTATAATGATAATTTATTTAAGTTTGAGAATAATTATGAGTGGAGAGTCGATATTTCAGACATACTAGAGAATAGGCCGACTGCCATAGCTTTTGATACGGAGACTACTGGACTTGACTGGAAGATAAACAAACCGATAGTTTATCAGATGACTTTTAAAGAAGGACATTCTATTTTAAGTCCAGTAGCAGAAGATTATTTTCCTGAGTACTTTAGAGAGACTTTTGGCGAGTTTAGTTATGATACTTTAAGAGACCAGTGGAAAGAGTTAATAGAAGATCCTAACATTAAGAAGATAGGGCATAATATAAAATTTGATATGCACATGGCACTTAATCTAGGACACAGACTTAAAGGTTTATACGTAGACACATTGCAAATGTTATGGTCTATAGACGAGAATATGCCATCGAAAGGTCTAGATAATGCGGTTAAAATATTTGTGCCTGAGCTTGCTGGCTATGCAGATAATTTTAATAGAGAGACGGATAAAGGGCAAATGATAGCCGTACATCCTACAGATATGATAGACTATGCAGGAGGAGATACAGATGCCACTTTTAGATTATGCAAGACTCTAATAAAGATCGCTAAAGAAGATCCAAGTAATCTAAAGGTATTCAGTAAAGTTAAGATGAGAGCTATAGAGACATTTTTTGACATGGAACGTACTGGAATTAGAGTAGACGTTAACTATTTTGACAGTATATCTAAGGAATACTTAAAACATTTAAAAGAGGAAAGTGTAGAAATAATTAAACTCATCCCTCCTAAAATAAGACGTAAGTATATGTTTGGTAAAAAAGCTGAAACCAAAGAGCCTTTAAGATTAGGGAATAAAGAGATGATGAGAGATGCGATATTTTCCGAGGACGGTTTAGGGATTATTCCTATTCCAGATAAAGGCTATGAACCTTCTAGTAAAACCAAAGAAGTAAAAATTCCTTCTATAGCGGTCAACACGCATTTAAAATTCTTTAAAGAGCAAGGCTACGAACTAATAGATAGGTACTGCGACTACTCCAAGATATCCAAGATGAGTGATACCTACACAGGTGATAGAGAGAAGCTTACAGGGCTATGGCAGCATATAAAGTTTAACGAGGAAACAGGAGAGTACAGAATCCACCCTACCTACGATATCCACACTAACACTGGTAGATGCTTAACAGGGGATACTTTAGTTACAGTTAAACAGGGCAGAAAAACTATCACTAAGAGAATAGATCAAATAGTTGTTGGGGATTTAGTTTTAACGCATAAGCAACGCCACATGCCAGTAGCTAAGATTTTCAAGAACGGCAAGAAAGAAGTTTATGGAGTTTGCTTAGATAACGGCTTTGTAATTAGAGGAACTTTAAAACATAAGCTCATGTTAGAGTCGGGAGACTTTAAACAAATTCAACATTTAGACTATACAGATAAGTTAATGACCTATTCCAATGGCGAGTTTAAAGGATCTAAAGTTAATTCATTCTATTACAAAAAGAATGATCTAGTAGAGACATTCGATATAGAAGTAGAGGAAGATCACAGTTACATAGCTAATGGTATAGTATCACATAACTCAAACTGCAAAAGACCTAACATGCAGAACCCTCCGTCAAAAGGGGATCTAGCCGTGCAGTTTAAGAAAAGCATTATAACATCAGATGGTTTTGTTTTACTAGCAGCAGATTATTCTCAGATGGAGCTTAGGTGTATTGCCATCGCTGCAAAAGAGAAGGTAATGCAACAGATCTACAATGAAGGATTAGACATACACGCTAAAACCGCAGCAGAGATACTACTGAAGATAACTATAGAAGAATTTAGGAAGATAGACTCCAAATTAAGAAAAGAGTTAAGAAATAAAGCTAAAGCTATTATATTTGGATTTATGTATGGGTTATTGCCTAAAGGGTTTGTGGTTTACGCTAAACTTCTATATAATGCGGACTTTACTTTAGAAGAGGCCGAGATAATCAGAGAGACTTTACTGACTCAGACTTACCCTGGATTGGAACAATGGCATACAGATACTAAAGAGTTTGCACATAAACACGGGTATGTCAAGGCTCTTCACGGCAGCACTAGGCATTTACCAGCCATACACTCACACGATAAATGGGTTAAGTTAGAAGCAGAACGCTACTCCATAAATTCGTGTATACAAGAATTTGGTAGTGATATGGGCTTAATGGCTTTCTATTACATTATGAAAGATATGGATCGAAATAATATTAGACCCATAAATTTCATCCATGATGCTTTATATTTTGAAGTGAGAAAAGAATTAGCTGTAGAATATGCGAGTTACATAAAATGGTATATGGAGAATGTGCCCATAGCTAGAGATTTTGGCATAATCTCACCTATACCTTTTGTAGCAGATCCAGACTTAGGGGTTAACTGGGCTGACGTATTCACGTTAGCAGAATTGCAGTTTGAAATAGACGATCCCAAAAAAGAAAGAGCTAAAGACTTTAGACTATTCTGTAAAGAATTTAATGTAACTAAAGAGCAAGCAAGTAAATATTTCTGCTATGATGGGAATAACATACAAATGATAGCAACAAGACCAGACTTTTGTACTATCTAGAGGAGACAAAAATGCAAGAAATAGAATTTGATGAATTTGATGAATTTGATGAAGTAGTAGCAGAGAAAGTAGATGTAGAGGTTGAGGAAAAACTAAAAACATTATCGGCTACATATAACGACTTACGAGTTAAGCGTTTAGATAAAGAAAGGGAAGCTAAGGAAATAGGAAAAGAAGAGACTGCTACCAAGAATGAGATTGCAGAACTTTTCCCTAGTCTTGGAAAGCCTAGATTTTCTCATTCAGGAGTTAGTGTAGCTTCTGTAGATAATGAAGAAGTCGTTATATCTTTTGAGAAACTGTTAAGAACTATTACCGAGATTAAAAAAGGGGATATAACTCTTACGGCTAAAGACATACAAGAAATACAGCAATACATTAGCGTAGGCAAAGGCAAGGTAGAAAACGCTTTCACTAAACAAGAAGTAAATGATATGACCGTAGTAAATAAGTTAGGTAAAAAACTGGAAATAAAAGCAAAGTGAGTTATTCAGCTATAGCCAAAGCCTTAGAATTAACTAATGCCGTAGCTACAGAGGTAGGAGTTAAAGCAAGCTGTCCTTTAGCTCCGTGGACTCATGGCAATGGCACTGACTCAAGACCTTCCTTCACCATCAACGCACACAAAGGTAAATACTGGTATGGTTGTAGGGCTTGCAATCATACTGGTACTATAGATGATCTATTAGTAGATTTATACGGATATACAAAAGACTCTAAGTATATTTATTTAATGCCTGAAATGGCCAAGTTAGAAGCTTCAGACGAATTAGAGATACTGCCTGAAGCAAAGATAATAGAATTAACAGAAGAGCTTTATGACATAATTCCGCCAGTCACAGACTACAAAGTGGCTATGGATTACTGTGCGGCTAGAGGCATAAGCCCAGAGACTTGTGATAGATTAAATTTAGGGTATCATCCAGAAAAGAAAAGAATAGTATTTAATATTTATAATTACAGAGGTAAGCTGCTAGGGCATACTGGGAGATTCATCTTCAAAATCACAGGCGAATACAAAGATAAAGTTCCAAAGATACTAACTACTGCATTATCAGGAGTTAAGAAAACCTTACTGGGAATACACAAGGTAGATAATTCTAAACCAGTAATACTAGTGGAAGGATTATTCATGTATGCTAGATTGCACGAGTTCGGACTTGACGAAAAATATAATATCTTAGCAACTATGGGTACAGGAGTAACTAAAATACAAAGAGAGCTTCTAATCTCTTTAAGTTTACCTACTTACATGATGTTAGACAATGACGACTCAGGAAACAAAGCAATGTTCTTAGGTACAAATAAGCTACCCCCTCTAAAAGACATGTGTGAACATATGGTAGTATATAAAGTAACATACCCAGAAGGTATAAAAGATCCAGATGATCTGACAAAAGATCAAATCTATGGTATGCTTAGTAATGCAGATGTTATCGCAAACAAACCAAAAAGGAGAAAAGTAAAATGACATTCAGTTTCAGTGATTTCGAGGAGAAATCAAAACAAGATCAAATCAATAGGGAGAAGACTAAAGCCCTAAGTGATCAAAAATCCAATATAGTTAAAAAGTACGGCAAAGACGTACAAATTTTTACTAAGTCTAGAGTTAGGCTAGAGAAGGGTGCAGATTTAGGCGTTATCATCCTAGACAGAGACATAGAAAAAGTTTTACGTTACAAGGAACACCCAGTAATTCCTGGAGGAGATTTTAAGGAAACTTTCTATGCTGGTTGTTTTAGTACAGATCCAGGAGTGGGGCAAAACTGCCCGTTGTGCAAAGCTAGCAGTAGAAAGGTTAATGATGTAGAGCAGGCTAGATTTGTTTTAGGGTTAACTGTGTTGCTAGTAGACAGAAAGGCAGTAGACAGAAAGGCAGTAGACAGAAAGGCAGTAGACGGAAAGATTGAGTTTGTTCCAGTACCTAACTACGTTAGCAAAGGTAAAGCAGTCTATGGAAAGCAGCTGTGGGCAGTATTTAATGCAACTGCAAGACAAGGGCTAATCGACATCCTTAAAGAGGTGTATGCAGAGCATAAGACCATCAGAGGTTTGTATATTCCAGTCACTAGGTCAGCCGCAGAGATCAGTGCAGGGCATGGGGCATTAGGCACTATCAAGGGCAAGAATGGGATCGCTAAGACTTACCATTTCTATGGAGCTAATGCTGAAGCTATCATCGAAAAGCTTGCTAAACAAATCCAGCCAACGCCTATTACTAATAAAGAAGGTAAACTACTTAGTAGTGAGTTAGTGCCAGTGCACGATTACAAATGGGCATCAGAACCCCTAAACTGTTACGATGTTATGACTGGAAAGCTATCCCTAGAAGAAGCTACTAAGCTATTTGATCCAGACTATGTTGAGAAGTTAGATGAGTCTTCAGTAGATGATTTCTTCTCAGACGAGGAAGAAGTTAGCTTAGATGTAACTGCGACTGAGGAACTAGCAGAGGAGGAAATTACTCTAGTAACTACTAGAACTGCAGGTGGCAGAGGTAAGAAATTAAACTTAACTAAACCTTTAGTAGTAGAAACTGAAGTTGATGAGTTTGATGATCTTGAAGAAGTAGAAGAGGTAGAGGAAGAAGAACCACAAGCTCCAGTAGCTAAAAAGAAAAAAATAGTAATAGAGGATGATGATGGGTTTGATGATTTCGATCTCTAGAGGAGTACTTCCTGTAATTCTTACTATAGTAGCAGTAGTCTACTCTGCTGACGGAACTAAGATAGGCAATACCTATTTTAGTTCTGACGGCAATGTAACTAAAAAAATAGGAAATACTTACTTTAGCTCCGATGGTAGCCATACTACTCAAAGAGGAAATTTCTACTACAATTCTGACGGAACGTACATTCAAGTAACTCCCAACCAACAAACTAAAAAATGAAACCATTCATAAGCAGCTATGCCTACATTCCCTACGACATGCTAGGGGAGCACAAATCTAGATTTAGTAGTGATACACGAGTAAACATTAAAAATGCATTAACTCACGTACCTACTAAATTTATGGAAGATGGTAAAGATACTAGAATAACTGCTTACGATGACACAAGCTACTCAACCCACTTAGGAGTTCCTCTTGAGTGGGCTTTGAAGCCTGGTAGGTATGACCATCTGCCGTGGGAAGATAAAACTTGCATGGGTACTATGAGGCTCAAAGCCAAGAAAGAAATAGATCCTTATCACGAACAAGCCCCAGAGGGCCAAGCAGAGTTTATTCAAGGTATCCTAAAGGTGCTTGAGGAGAGAATTTCATGTTTAGCTACTGCGGATACAGGATGCCATACAAAAGGCACTAAAATAATAAGACATGACGGAACCTTAGTGAATGTAGAGGATGTTAGGGTCGGTGATTATTTAATGGGGGAAGACTCTCAACCTAAATTAGTCACTAAGTTATATAGGGGGTATGGGGAGATATATGAGGTTAAGCCTAGCAAAGGGCAATCCTTTAGATGCAATTCAGATCACGTGCTTAGGCTACAGCTAAATACTTCAGACTATCTCGGGGATGGATCTAATAGGATAGAGTATGTAAATATAACTATTAGTGAATACTTGCTAGTCCTTCATGTAGCTAATTCTCTAAAGTGCATATTTAGGCCTTACTATGGACTGCTCTATAAAGTACTGCCTGACGGGTTAGGTATAGAGACTTCCAGTTTTACTGTAACTAGAGTAGAGGATGATAACTTCTATGGCTTTACTGTAGAAGATAGTCTGTATCTGTTAGAGGATTTCACTGTTACCCACAACTCAGGTAAAAGCCCAGTAGGATTAGCAGTAGCTTCTAGAATAGGTTTGAGAACATTAATAGTAGTAGATCAAATAAACTTAGCAGATCAATGGAAACAGGAAGCTATAAATCTACTAGGAATGAATCCTAATCACGTGGCTATAGTGCAAGGTAAAGGGGGTTTTAATATGACTGCTCCTATTTGCATAGCCACAATTCAATCTATAAGAAAAGGCACAGCTCTCTACCCTAAAAAATTCTATGAGTCTTTTGGGTTTTGGATTTTCGATGAGGTTCACATTATGGGAGCTGCTACCTTCTCAGAAGCTTTTAAATATTGTTATGGGGCTTTCAGACTAGGATTAACTGCTACTGATGAGCGAAAAGACGGATCAGATAAAGTATATAAGTGGTTTTTGGGGCAACCTAGAGTTAAGGCCGAAGGCAAGTCAATGGATCTAAAAGCCTTTGTGCATAACTACTCCAACGGCGGCAAGTATCCATTTGGTAACAATCTAAGTATACATATTAGTCATTTATCCAAAGACAAGAACAGAAACAAATTTATAACTGGGCTAGTATTGGAGGCTTACAACAGAGGTAGGCACATCTTGGTTATAGGGGATAGGATACCTCAGCTAGAAGACATTAAAGAAAGGCTTATAAACTTAGGGGTTTCTGGCAAGGATGTAGGATTATATACAGGATCGGCCACTCAAGCTAATGGAAAAAGAAAAATCCTAAAAGAAAAAGATGTAAAAAGCATACTTAAAGACTGCCGCATAGTTCTAGCTACGTACAAGAAGGCCGAGAAAGGGTTAAACGTGCCAAGATTGGATTGGGGAATAGATATAACTCCAAGAGGCAAAGGTGTTCAGGTAACAGGTAGGGTGAGAAGATTAATGAAGGGTAAACCACTACCTGAATGGCACACCATCAGAGATGAGGAATACTCAGCTTTCTGCGGTATGTGCAATAGTCGAGTTTGGGAGTACAAGAAGAAAGGCTTCGATGTAGAATTTATTGGATGAACAAAAAACGGAAATTAACTTTTAATGAATGTATAGCTAGAGTATCTAATGTCAAGGCCTTTTCTGATAAAGTCTCTAAAGAAGTATATAGACAAGACCCCGATGTACTACTGCTAGAAAATAAAATACCCTATAGAGATCGCAGAGTTCATGGAGGTAAAGTTAAGAGTGTTACTAGAATGGATCTTAAGGCACATTTTGGTATTAGTGATATAGTGTTTGCAGAGTTCATAAAAAGTAGCCCTAAACTACTACCTAAAACTAAAACCAAAGAAGGACTTTACGGGCATCTAGCTTATGATGAACGAGAAGTTAAGAGATTTATAGAATATTTTAAAGTATTCCTATCTAATAACCCTTGGCACAAAAGAACTTTCATAAAGAATAGTGTTGGGGGATTTAGGTTAGTTCCTGCTATGCGAGATGAATTAGTAAAGGAGTAAATTATGACTATGCCTACAATAAAAGATAAGTTACTGGATACCATACAAGCAATAGCGAAGTACCAAGAAGGCTGGGATGGCGAAGATGCTAAACCAGCCACAGCTAAAGCTATAGAGGAAGCTAAGGATTTTGTATATTGGTTAGCTTCTAGGCATAAACTATTAGGTCAGACTATTCCGCACATATCACTAGCTAATGATGGGGAAGTTAATTTTTTGTGGAGAACTGAAAGGGGGGTTTTAGACTTAGGATTCTATGGTACTGGTACATATTCATACTACGCCAAGATACACGACACCCAACTAAACGAGGAGTTTGGGGATGACGATCTACCATCAGAGGATATAGGTTTTAACACTAAATTGTTTGCTATAATTGATAGAATAGGATAGCACAAACATGCTATAATTACAGGTGTATGACCAAGAAAGAACCTGAAAAAGCTGTAAAGGAAGCTATCGCAATGCCCTATAAGGGGTGATTCAGAAAAAGAAAACTTTAAGGTAAGTATCCCTTTGAGTATAGTTTAGCTAGAGAGGTTTATAATGATTATCTGTGAAGGTTTTATTCGAGAAATTAATAGAGAAGACAGTAGACTGGTTAGTAAATTTGGCGGGGTTTAAGATGTTTTTAAGTGTCATATTAACAACGCTATTAGCATTTTTTCACCAATTTATAAAAGCAGCGATTAATATAAATTGGTGTTTCTTCTTTATATGCTTCGCTATAGATTTTTATCTTATAAACTTTTGGCTTACTAGGTGTATATCCGATATAAAAGAGCAAGGTTTGGAAAAGGTTCAGGCTATAGATTTGACTTTAAAGAACACAGAGCTGTTTAACCTAGTAGAAGAAAGTCTTAAAATAGTAGAAGATTATAATAAAGTTAGGGATGAGAGGGATGCGGCTAACGGTTTATTATTAGAAATATATATTCCAGACCCCACGCCTTACGAACTTGAGGAGAGAGAAAAAGTTCAGATAAGTAAAGTACAAGAAATTATACGGGAGCGTATAAGAGAATTTTATGCCTCTAAGACTTGGATTAGTAGTAAAACTTTTGACCTGTTTATCAAAAAAGAGATTCAGCATCAAAAAGAACAGAATGATAAGCTTCGCTTAAAAACTTGGGGAATGTCATAAAGTATTCTAGGTTACAAAGTTTTTGGTGGATTAGTTAAGGTAAGTACCCCTGAAATATAGTTTTTAACCAGTATTACAATAAATATACAAGCTAACATAAATTCCTTTGTATATGTTAGCTTGTGTAGGGGTTAGAATAACTCAATGATAGCTTTTATCAAAGAAATTAAACTAACCACTAGGTGAATTAATTCAGTTCTCATGAATACCTCCTTGCTCTTAAAAGAGCGGTCTATTAAGGTGTCACAAAACAGACCTTGAAGCAACATGGATAAACTAACCCACTAGGTTTTATTATAGACAAAACCTCCAACAACTCAGCTAAAATATACTTTCGATGAAGAGAGTTTTTTTGAGTTTTACTTATGAAGATATTGACCACGCAAGAGGTTTTAGATTGTTGGGTCTTAATCCAAACGTAGATATTGATTTTTATGATGAGTCTGTTAAAACCCCTTTTAATAGCGATAATGCACCATATATTAAGAGTAAGGTAAAGGAAAAAATAACTAGATCATCTAAAACTGTATGCTTGGTAAGTTCGTTTACGGCAAGTAGTCATTGGGTAGAGTGGGAAGTTAGGGAATCCCATAGACAAGGCAATGCGATACTATTCATAGCCACGAAAGACACCGTTGGAAGCGTGGTACATCCGAGTATTGTCAAAGAGCTAGGGGGTACAATTTATAAATGGAATATTCAGACAATACAAGACTTCCTGAACAAATAGCCTATGAAAGGCTAGAAAATCAAATTTCTTGGTATGACAGTAAAAGCGTTTTTAACCAAAAACGCTATAAACAGATAAAATTTGCCCAATTACTAATTTCAGCATCTATTGGAATCATAGGGGCATTACGATTGAGTATAGACCCAGCATATATAATATCGGTATTAAGCATCTTAGGGATAGTTATTACTACACTGGAATCTGTATCACACTTAAATCAGTACCAGAACAACTGGATGACCTACCGTTCAACTTGTGAGGCTTTAAGGCACGAGAAAGAGCTATATAACAGTAAAGCAGGGGCTTACACTGGCTCTTTAGAGCCGTGGGTAATGTTATCTGAGAGGGTCGAGTCTTTGGTATCCACTGAACACGCAAAATGGTCTACTATTACTGGAACTAGCAGGATTTTAACTTTACTATAAAACATATACATTTGTAGCTAATCGTAGTATGTAGAATCATAGTCATCTACACTTTATACTTTTACTCGTGTCTAAGTCGAAGATACTAGAAGCTTTTGGCAATAGAGTAAAAGAAGAGCGTTTAAAACTCGGCATCTCCCAAGAAGAGTTAGCTGAGCGTGCAGGTCTTCATCGTACTTATATTGGCATGATTGAACGTGCAGAAAAGAATATTACTCTTTTAAACATTGAGAAGATTGCTAAGGCACTTGGTCTCCAGCCTGTGGATTTACTGTAAGTGCCTATACTATCTATTTCTAGCTATAACGATTACATGTACGTAATAGAAAGTATCGGCGAGTTAAATGCGGCTTGGTTAGAGGTTTACTCTTGCACACAAGAATTAAGCATTTACTTTAAAGCATCCGACCAGAGGGGCAAGGTTGGTTCGCCTATATTTGATACAGTAGGAACCAACGCTGCAATCAAAGAGTATTTACAAGCTAAAGGCTGGTCTTGTAATACTAAAATCCCAGAGCAGTATAATTTTCTAGGGAAAGATGTAGATTTTTTTAAAAATGGGCTGCTTGTAGAGGTTCAATTCTCTAATTACCCCTTCCTATTGAATAATCTAGTAAGATCGGAGCTATTCTTCAAGTCGAAAACCTTATTTTGTGGGCATAAAGTCATGGCAGTCTGCATAATAACCAAAGCGAAAAAGTTCCCATCATCAAATAGCACCTTGTACTATGAGCAAGCGTGTAGGCAAGTAAATTTCTTAAGCCAATACAGCGTATTTGAGTGCCCTATCGCTCTTATTGGGATAGACAGTGCGGTAGGGGTTGAAATTCCGTGCTATTGGACTGATTATAAATCTGAGCGCTACTCTAGGGATGTAAGCAGTAGGTCTTTAAGTAAGTATGTGATGGATTGCCGCAATGAGGACAGTATCGGGAAGGTTACTATCGAGAAAGCTTTTTAAATAAGGGTCTTTCATAAATATCTTCAGGTCTAGGTTTCAGCTTGTCGTATCTAAGGTTCTCAGGAGGGGGCATCCCGTTTAGCTTATTAACAAAACAGTCATTTTCATAAGATAACCTCTCGTATAATTCTTCTAGATGGTACTCTTCACCAAATATTTTAGAGGACATAGAGGGGGTTTTTGTGGTTTGTTGATCAAATGAGTATTTTGTTACGTCTTCGCCAGTCTCAGTTACATGTTTTCGTAGGCATTTAAGATTAGCGAACCGTCCATCTTTATCAGGAAGTCCAGATAATCTTCTTAAAGACACCTCGAAATAGTCAGCATTTAACTCCGCACCAGTGTATAAACGCCCAAGGTCTTTAGCTACTACAGCAGTGGTGGCAGTCCCCATGTAAGGGTCTAAGACTAAATCATTAGGCTCAGTGGTAGAGAGTATTATGCGTGTAATCATATCTTCTGGAAACTGACAAGGGTGTATAGTCTGCTCTTCGTGATTGTGTTTTACATTCCTGAATACCCATATATCTCCAGGGTTTTTTCCTTCTGGGTTACAGGATAATGTACCTTTATTATCCCCTCTAAAATGTTTTTTGTTTTGATATTTCTGGGGCACTCTTATGTTATCTAAGTAGAATCTATACTCTTTAGTTTTTGAAAACCAGAGTATAGTTTCATGCCTGCAAGAAAATTTATTTCTCGCATGAAGCCCGTGCTGCTTAGCCCATATTATTCTGTTTACAGGGTTTAAGTCTAGTGATTCTAGTATATTAAAAAACTTTACATCTAAAGGATAAAAAGCACCATTATCAACGAAAGCCCCTATTTGCCAAAAAATAGATCCAGAACTCTTTAATACTCGCACGCACTCTTTTAGAACCTCTTCTTGTTGGGCTAAGTATTTACCTAAAGCTACTCTGCTCTCGTATTCCTTACCAATATTATATGGAGGAGAGGACACTACAAGATCAACGCACTCATTAGGCAAAGATTTTAGATGCTCTAAAGTATCCCCGTTATGTATATAGTTTATAAAGCTCATAGGCACTAACTATATTATACAATGTCCTACATGCCAACTTTTCACCAACTACTTAAAAAAGCTTCTCAACCAATCCCAAAAACAAAGGACTCTCAGACTTCCTCGATTAAACAAATACTGTAAACAAGAATCGTTATCTGGAAATTCTTTATTGAAATCTTGAATCGTATATCCCATATAGAGATTTATTATACTATACTCTAAGGGGTACTTACCATTTATTTTTAGCAATTTCACAACTTGTAAATAGCTAATACATTTGTGTTATAATAAAAGGTGTATGACCAAGAAAGAACCTGAAAAATCTATAGATGTACTCAACGTAAAAGTACATAAAAATGCAGATATGTTAGCTGCGATGAACGCAACCTATAATAAGCGTTGCGGTTACAAAAAAGACTTAAGTAACAGAGACTTAGTAATGGAAAGAAAGAGAATACCTACAGGAGTGTTTGAGCTTGACTATTACACAGGTGGGGGAATACCAGAGCATGTTCCTACTATGTTAGTAGGCTTAAGGGAATCTGGGAAATCTACCCTATGCCAAAAACTAGCAGCAGAAGCTCAAAAAAAGTATCCAGATAAAATAATAATTTATTTTGACATGGAGGGTCATCTAATACCAGATCAGGCTATAGAACACGGCATTAATATGGATCCTAACGCATTTGTCGTGCTAATGCCTGAGACAGGGCAGCAGGCTGGGGATTTGATCGTAGACTACGCAAAAGAATTTCCAGGTAGAATATCTTTAATTATTATAGATTCAGTAACAGCAATGACAGATGCAGCTCTTTTAGATAAGAGTGTAGAAGACAGGACTATAGCTTCTACAGCAAAAGTAATGACTACCTTCTGCCAACAGTATGAAGCTGTAATTAGGGGATTAAATGAGAAAGGACTAGACAAGCCTACATTATTAATGATTAATCACTTAAGGGCTAATTTCGATAAAGGTTTCAAAGGTGATCCATATAGAATCGCTGGAGGAGAAAAAATATTAGATTTTTCTTATTTAGTTTTAAAGACAGGGAAACTAAAAAGAGAACGTGGGGAAGGACTCGAAGCTGTAGAGTTAAAGAACTTTAGTGTAGGGTTTGAAAAGAATAAACTAGGACTTGGGGAACCGTCACGCATAGAATGGTCTATGTATGTGAGTAATCAAGATCCTTTTACTAGAGGTACGGTAAATGATTTCAGAGGTGTTATTGGAAGAGCTAAGGAAGCTGGGATACATTCTGGCGGAGCTAATAAGCAAAAGCTTCTAGGTATAGGCATAGATGATGTCACATTTAAGACTATGGATGAGATAGAAAAATATCTCTTTAATAATCAAGATGTGTACGCCAGACTTAAAGCACTAATAATCTCTAAACATAGAGAAAGAATAGGTAAGTCTGCATATAATGAAGCAGAGCCAGACTTCATGCTAGAGTATGTGGGAGTTGATCTACTAGGGGGGTTGAGACAGAGTGAAGTATCCAAAGGGACAGAACAGGAAACATAAGGCAGCGAACTACTCTCCAAAGCAAGAACGCAGAGTAGCTAATCTAGTAGGGGGCAAGAACACCCCAGCTTCAGGAGCTAAGGAGATCAAGGGCGACATAAGGCTCAAAGGCTTACTTAGGATAGAGTGCAAAGCTACAGAGAAGCCCGAGTATGTCCTAACACATAAAGTAATAGATAAGATAAAAGAGCAAGCTTTAACGTGTGCAGAGCTGCCTTGTATGCAGATAGATTTTCTAGGGGAAAGTATAAGGAAAGTTTATGTTTTAGAGATGTTTACTTTACCTGAAGAAGTAATCACTAAATTCCAACTTAACACACCCCTAATAACTGCAAATAAAAAGTCTATATTAATTAATAAAAATTTTCCAGATGTGCTATTATTTAATATGAACGGACGTATATTTTTCTTTTTCGAGGAAAGTATATTTTTGTCTGAAGTATTACCATGGATAAGCCACTCACAAGCATAGTAGACATCTTAAAAAACGCAGACAAAGAGATTGCATTATCTCAGTCTAGAGCAAACCCAGAGTTTGTTAATGTTTCTGCACTATCTAAGTTATGTGCAAGAGAATACTATTTTACTAACCAGCATAAAAATAAAATCAGATCAGCTCAGTACGTAGCCTCTAACACTAGAGTTACTTTTAAAATGGGCAGAGCTATAGAAGAGCATGTGAGAGAGCAGTTATTAACGCAAATGTCTATAACCAAAGTTCTAGGTATGTGGAATAGAGTTTTGTATGGCAAGCATACCTATGAAGTATTTAATAAAGATTTGAACATAATGGAGACTTTAGAGTTAAGGTTTGGGGAAGAGTCTGACAAGCTAGTTAATTTCCGAGAGATAGACCTATGGGATAAAGAAAATAAAATCAAAGGACATCCAGACTGGGTATTCCTAGATAAGAATGGAAAGCTTACAGTAGTAGAGATTAAATCCATATCCTCTAAAAACTGGGAGTTACATTTTCTGAAAGCTCCTAATAAAATCCACGCACTAAAAGAACATAAAGAACAAGTTTTACCTTATGTTTATAGGCTAGGAACTTTACCTTTTATTAAAGAAAACAAATTAGACATAAACCAGTATGGGCAGATAGTGTATGTCTGTAAAGACTGGAGATCAAAGCACGATAAAGAAAAGCAATATAATTACGATTCCATGTATCGTGAATTTGTAACACCTATGCTAGACTATGAGACAGAGGTTAGAGGTTTACTAGAAGAGTCAAAATTAGCTATAGAGTCTATACAAGCAAAGACTATTCCGCCAAGAACTCACTGCTTAACAGATTCTTGCTCTAAAGCTAAGACATGCCCTTATGTGGCGAGGTGTTTTTCAGTATGACTCCAAGTTCACGAAAAGCAAAAGGCAGAGCCTTACAGGACTGGGTTAGGGATACCCTAAGGGAGATATTCCCTTCCCTAGAACCAGACGATGTTACCTGTGCTATAATGGGGGAGTCAGGGGAGGACATAAAACTCTCTCCTGCTGCTAGAAAGCTAATACCTTTCTCATTTGAGTGCAAAAATGTAGAGAAGTTAAATGTTTGGGCAGCCTTTGAGCAAGCAGTAGTAAACTGTACAAAGGTAAATAAAAAGACATCTAGCCCAATGGAGCCTCTATTAATAATGAAGAAGAATAGAAGGCAACCACTAGCTGTAATAGATGCAAAATACTTATTAGAATTGATTTCAGGGAGAAAGAAACATGGTAGCTAAAGGCGAAATACTAAAATTCAAAGGATACGCAGAAGGCGTAGAAGAGAAAGATATGATCTATACTAAAGGGGATATCTTGACAGTTGTCTCTATCGCAGAAGATCAAATAGAAGTAAGGAATGATGATGGAGAACCAGGATGGGTTCTTTTTGAAGAAGTAGAAACTACTGGGCAGTTCGTAATCACACAACCCACAACCGAAGATTCTATACTACCTAAAGAAGTAGATAAGTTCTTAGATCAAGAGCTAGATTCTATTTCAGAGGATGATTTATTAGATAGTTTAGAAAATCAAATAGAGACTCTTTACCAGACTTACTTTGACGTGGGGGGTATGTTATCCTTAGTTCAAGAAAACAAACTTTACGAAAACTCCAGATATGAAGGCAAGTATGTGGGTACTGGAGCTAATGCCTTTAAAGCATATATCATAGATATTATGGGGGAGTTAGAACACAAGAAAGCTTATCACTACATAACGATCTATAGAAAGTTCTCAGCAGCAGGCGTAACTAGAAAAGATATGCTTAGGGTTAAATCTTACATGAAGTGTGTGCTTGTAGCCGACATCATAAGAAATGATAATAAGGATGAGATACTAGACTACATAGCTACTCATTCAGTTAGGGAGATTAGAGCTTTTGTGGCCAAGTATATGACTCCTGAAGAGTTCGTAGAGGAAGAAGAGGAAGAGGTTAAGACTAAAAACAAAACTCACGTAGATCTAAGTTTCAGATTAAGTCCTGCTGACTATCAGCATGTACTAGATACTATAGCGACAGTAATGCCAATGCAGACCATAGAGAACAATCAAAACAAAGCATTAATGCATATCATAGGGCAATACTGCATGATGAATAGTGTTAAACAGCCTCTAGAGAGAGTGCTGGAGCACATAAATGCTATTTATGGCACTAACTTCACTCCTCAAGAAGCTAGGGCAAGTGTAGAGAAGAAAGGTAAGAAATAGTGGATAACTTAATAACTTTAATAGACAGTCTAACTATATTTCCTTTATGGGCAGATATAATATTACTTTTAATAGGAATAGCTATAGGAATTGCACTTCTTAAATTAGCTATAGGTTTAGTAATCTTCTTGGTTACAGCGTTTATAGGATTAGTGATGTTAGTATGCGGTGGAGTGTTTTTATTTATAGCTCAACTCATAGAAAAGATGGATGATTAGCAATGCAATTTCCAATAACACTAAAAGGCTACGCAATACTCAATCCAAAGACTGGACTATTCTCTAGAGGTAGAACTGGTAGCAATTTTAGCTGGGGTAAAAGACCTAAGATTTGGGGCGGTTTAAATTACCTAAAGAATCATTTGTGCCAGTTCGTACATAGAAGAGATAACTGCTTTGTTATATCAGATGTGTACGCAGGGTGTCTAGTTATAGATGTAACAACAGGAGACATTACAGAAGACATATATATTTATGATTATCTTCACGATTATGCTAACCGACAAAGAGAGCGTGGTTGGAACTCTAAGGATTATGAGATTAAAGACATGAGAGGATAGGCGATTACATGAAAAAAATTAAACAGTTTATAGATAAGATAGTAAGAGTAGGTAATCCAGATCCTTTAAAATCAGCACAAGATCATCTAAGGTATTTAGATGAGGAAGTAGGAGAACTGAGCCAAGGGCTTAATTCTTATCTTTGGTCTGTGGTAGACACTGCCTACAACAAAGAATGTTTAGTAGAGACCATAGATGGTGTATGTGATGTAGCCTTTGTAGCTTTTAATATAGGTCTGCAAGTATTAGAAGATGCTGGCTATGGAGATAAAGCTGTAGAGATACTAGAAAGATGTTTCGAGGAAGTTAAAGACTCTAATCTATCTAAGCTAGAAGACGGTAAACCTGTGTTTAGGGAAGATGGGAAAGTCGGTAAAGGTAAAGATTACTTTAAACCAAAGATAGCAGAGATATTATTTGGGGATGACTTAGAGTCTGTTATAGAAAGGGGAATCTCTGAATACAAGAAAGGGAAGACTAAGAAATTAGACTTCTCAAAGCCAATACATGAGCAGTTAATCAATGAATCCAATAGATAAGTTCGAGCATTGTAAGAGTGTATTGGAAGAGTTAGGTTATGCATCATGTAAGTCCGTAGAGACTACTGACTATGCGGTTTACTATAATTATGATGACAAATGTGAAGTGCAATGGTTTATCTTAGATAGAGAGGATCTAGAAAATAACATAATAACGTATTTTCCACGAGATTATTATCCCTGTCTTGGTTCTTTATGTCATGTGGAGTTAATGCAAGACCCAAAGACAGATTATCAAGTTCATTATTCACCTTTTTATTATGGTAGTAGATCTTTCGGTAGTATGCTACGGACTTATCCCATTAACATACGTTAAGGGAGATTATCGGCTTCACAGAGTCTGCTTTTGCTCTCGTATGAGTAAGTAGTCTTATTAACTCTCCACCTACGCCCATCCTGGGCGTATTTTTCGTAATAGACACTTGGTTATCATGCCTAGTTATATTATACTACATTCTTAACGTATGTTAATGGGATAAGTTTGGTATGCTATAATAGGAGTATAGGCACGGCAGTTTTCATTGTTTTCCATTTATTCCTTTTATGTCCGTGCCTTAAAATTTTACCAAAAATCTTAATATTTAAAACACAAAAGTTAAGTAACAATATTTATACAAATGTTTGGACCACACTTAGTATTAGAACTCTACGGCTGCGATGAGCAAGCTACAAGATCAGTAGAGATAACCGCAGATATACTGGATAAGTTGCCTGATGAGATAGGGATGACAAAGATAATGCCTCCTTATGTTTTTAAGTATAAAGGCAAAGTAGAAGAAGAGTGGGGCGTTAGTGGAGTAGTGCTAATCGCAGAAAGTCACATAGCAGTACACACTTTTCCAGACCAAAATGGATTTATAACAGTAGATATTTTTAGCTGCAAAGATTTTGATATAGAGCTTGCAACAGCTACTATAGAGAAATACTACAAGCCTACTAAAACAGATAGTAAATTTTTTATGCGAGGTAGAGAATATCCAAGAAATATAGCCAAGGCAGGTGCTATACTTGAAACAGAAAGGGAAAAGATATAATTTATGAGCATTTTAACTAAGAGAGAGGTTCCTAAACCTTTAGAGTATCCGATTTGTTTTGAGTACATGACTAACCAGCAGAAGGCCCACTGGCTTCCTACTGAAGTGCCGATGACGGATGATATTTACGACTTTAATAAGAAGTTAACCGAGCCAGAAAAAAATTTAATAATTCAGATTCTTAGGTTTTTTACAATTGGAGATCAAGAGGTAATGAATAACTACAATACCTCTCTAATAAAGAACTTTCCTAAGCCTGAAATAGCTGCGATGCTCACAGCTTTTGCTAACGCAGAAGTCTTACATACATGGGCATATAGCCAACTAAATGATACTTTAGGCTTACCAGACTCCGAGTATGAGGCTTTTAAAGATTACGCAGCTATGAGAGATAAATTTGATATGATGCACCTAAACTCTCTAGATGACGGTACTAGAGTTAACATCGCACCGACTCCGAGGCAACTAGCTAAAAACTTAGCTGTGTTTGGCGGATTTATAGAAGGGGTAAGCTTATTCGCATCTTTCGCAGTATTAATGAACTTTCCTAGAAGGGGCTTAATGAAGGGAGTTGGGCAGATAGTAACCTGGAGCGTGAAAGACGAGAACTGTTTTGACGATAAAACCGAGGTATTAACTGAGAACGGCTGGAAGTTATTTAGGGATGTCGCTTTTGGGGAAAAAGTAGCACAGATGGACTTAACGACTAGAGGGATATCGTTTGACACTCCTATAAATTATATAGAAAAAGATTTTGATGGTGAGCTGATTTACATGAAGGATGGTAAAGCTAGGCTAAACATAGCCTGCACCGAAGATCATGATTTACTATTTAACTATAAGTACAATCCTTCAGACTCACTGGATGGGTACAAATTTAGCAGCCTGCAAAAGATTAAAGCTAAAGATTTAGCAAAGATTAAAAGTTCTAATAGATACACATACCCATTAGCTGGGCGTGGGGTAGGTGGGGAAGGTCTGTTAACTCCTCTAGAGAGGCTAAGAATAGCAGTTCAGGCATATGGGTCATTGGACTTACGTCCAAAAAATTTAGGGGAAAGGACAGGCGGAACTAGTGTTAATTTAAACATAAAAAAAGATCGCAAAAAAGAAAGGATAGAAAGGCTATTGCTTGAGTCTGGTATTAAATATACAGTTAGTCTAGATAGGAAAGGGTACGCCAACTACCACTTTATTATTCCTATAATATTTAGGGATAAGTCTTTATCTTGGATAAACCTAGAAACTCTAAGTTCAGCAAAAGCCAAAGACATAATATCAGAAATAGGGCACTGGGACGGGCATGACAGGTATGGGGACGGTTCATTCATAGATTATGTAACTACTTGCGAAGTATCTAGGGACAAAGTCCAAGCTGTGGCTATATTAGCAGGGTATTTGTGTACTGTGCAAGAACGTCCAGGCGATAGGAGTGATAAATTCAATACTAGCTACAAAGTCTCTATAAATAAAAAGCTTAAAGAAGGAAAGTGGAAGGCTGTAAACCAAGAAAGAAAGCATTATAAAGGAAAAGTGTACTGTTTTACTATGCCTGAAGGATCTTTAATTGTACGCAGAGGACTTAAGCACGCAATAGTAGGGAACTGCCACTCTGATGGGGTTTCGTACCTATTTAGAGAGTTAGTCAAAGAGTATGAACTACTGAGAAATCCAGACTTTAAAAAAGAAATTTATGATGCCTGTGAAGAGATAGTTAGACTGGAAGATAATTTTATTGACACCTGTTTCGAGATGGGGGCTGTAGATGGGCTAACCCCAGAACAGTTAAAGCACTACATAAGATATATCGCAGACTACAGACTTAAAAACTTAGGATTAAAAGCTATTTTTGGCATTAAGGATAATCCTTTAGATTGGATGGATCTAATGATGTCTGGCAAAGAACATGCTAACTTCTTCGAGGCGAGAGCAACAGAATACAGTAAAGGTGACACAGATTGGGGAGATTTCTAACATGAAAGACAAAAGACAAATATTTGATTTAGTACTTAAACACGCAAGAGAAGCAGCTAAGATAAGAGATGTGTTATATGCACAAGGGATAGACTTACTTAACTGCGATATGTTCGATAGTACGAGCAAGATATCTGATACTTTAATAGACCAGACCTTCGGAGACAATGCAAGCGAAGAATTAGGTTGGTGGCTCTATGACTGCGGACAGATAGATAATGAAGAATGGGATAATGATTACTTCACAGGCCCAGATGGAGTGCCTATCATATTAGATACCGACGATAAATTTTATGATTGGTTTTCTGCGCAAGAAGAGTTTGTATCTCACTCAAATTATGAGGTAGTAGGGCATAAGGACAAAGATGGAGTTTTCCATCCAAAAACTAAATAAGGGGTTAAGTGATGAAGAAAGACATATTAGCAGCTTTAGATAAAGGTGATATAGAAGGAGCTAGGGACATATTACTTGCACAGACCATAGAAGAGGTAGGAGATAGTAATTCTTGGGACAGCCCTAATTACACACAGAAAGTAAAGACTCTACAAAAACATATACCGTTAGATAACAGCAGAAATAAGCTATTAACTTATTTTGGGCTGGAGACTTTAAGAGATAGATATTTCTTAAGGTCAGATAACCTAAAGCTAGTAGAAGGGCCACAGCAGTTCTTTGCTAGAGTAGCAGCAGGTATTACTTTAGCAGATCAGTATGATAAAGATGAGGTGGAAGTAACTGAAGGATTAATACTTAAGGCCACAGAGCTTTATGAAGTTATATCTAAGTTATGGTTCATGCCAGCTACTCCAGTTTTAACTAACACTGCCACTAACAAAGGAAATTTAGTTTCCTGCTTTCTAAATTACATGGGAGATTCTATCACAGACATCTATAAGACTATAGAGGAGTGTGCCCACTTAGGAGCAGGCGGAGGAGGGCTAGGTGTTTTTATGGGAGACATAAGAGGTCATGGAGCACCTATTAGGAAGACTTTAAAATCTTCAGGTACTATCCCCTTCATGAAAGTCTTGGATTCTAATACATTAGCCATATCCCAAGGCTCGACCAGAAGAGCTTCGGCAGCTATCTACCTAGATGTTAGTCATCCAGATTGCGAGGAATATATAAACATTCGCAAACCTACTGGAGGGGATGAGAATAGAAAGTGCTTAAATATTCATCACGGGATAAACATTACTGATGACTTTATGGAAGCGGTAAATAAAAAAGAATCATTTAATTTAATATGCCCACATACAAAAGAGGTAGTTAAGACTGTAGATGCCAGAACTTTATGGAAGGGGATTTTAAAGAGTAGGATTGAAACTGGAGAACCTTACATCCACTACATAGACACGTCTAATAAAGACATACTGCAAAGCCACTCAGAGAAAGGGTTAGAGATAAAACAAAGTAATTTATGTTTTTCAGGGGATACTGTTGTAGCTGTAGCGGACGGACGTAACGGGGTTACTATAAAGCAGCTTGCGGAAGAGTCTAAAGGTAGAAAAAAATTCCCAGTATATTGTGCCAGAGAGGCTAAAATAAAACGCAGGGGAGTTCGTGGGGGCGGGGTGCAGGAGGCGTTCTGGACTAATGAAGTCAAAGCAGCAGTAGCGTTTAAGACTGGGGTTAAGAAGTTAGTGCAAGTGTTATTGGATGATAATAGCCAATTCAAATGCACTAAAGATCATTTAATAGCTCTAAAAAATGGCGAGTATATAGAAGCAGGAAACCTAAAGAATGGAGATTCTTTACAGCCTTTCAACACGTATACTAGATTGCATAAAGAGACACCCTACAGGCATATAGGGTCATCTAGTAACGGGCATACCAAACAACACAGGCTGATCTGGAGTTATTATAATGGGGATATTCCAAAAGGGTATCACATCGATCACATAGATAACGATATCAGAAATGACGGCATAGCTAATTTACAGATGCTCTCAGCCAAAGAACACAGAAAAAAGACTAGCAGTGAGATATCTGGCACTAACAACTGGGTTTACCGCATGGATAAGTCTTCTAGGGAAAGGTGGTTAAGTAGTAAGAATAAGATGGCTAAAGGAGAGCTAAACCCTAATTATAACGGTATAACTAACGAAGAATTAATTGCCATAGGCAAAAAATTATATAATAAACATGGGGATTTAACTCGAAGTATGTTAGCTAAACACAGGGAGGAGACTGGAATCAAAATACCTTACACTTTTAGCGAGATGCGTTTTGGTGGTAGTTGGAGTAACTATAAATCCATAGTGATAGGTAATCACAAAGTAGTAAGTGTTATAGAGCTTGATGAGGAGCAAGAAGTTTACGATCTCACTGTAGAAGATAATCACAATTTCTACATAATAACTTCCACTCAAGATGACAAATACTTAAATTGCTCAGGAGTTTTAGTGCACAACTGCTCTGAGATAGTCTTGCCAACAAGCAAAGACAGAACGGCCATATGCGTACTTGGCAGCATAAACCTAGAACAATGCCCAATAGACCAATTAGAGTATGTATCCTCTATAGCGACAGAAGCATTAGATAACGTACTCACCCTATTCCTTAAAACTGCAAATCCTAGAGACTATAAAAGAGCTATTTACTCAGCCTCTAAAGAAAGATCTATAGGCTTAGGACTGATGGGGTGGCATGGATACCTAATGCGAGAAAAGATTCCTTTTGAGGGAGTTCAGTCGGTAGCCTTAGCTAAAATAATCTCTGAGAAGATTCAAAATGCAGCTAGAGCTAAATCTATAGAACTTGCTAAGATTAAAGGTGAGTGTGAGGATAATCCAGGTAACAGGAATAGTTATTTAACAGCTATAGCTCCTACTGCTAATATATCTATAATCGCAGGTAACTGTACTCCTTGCATAGAACCTATAGCAGGTAACGCATACTTACAAAAAACTTTAAGCGGAAGCTTCTTAGTTAAAAATATTTACCTAGAAAATCTACTAAAAGAAAAAGGACAAAACACTGCTAAAGTATGGAAGTCTATAATTAAAAATGCTGGCAGTGTTCAACAGTTAGACTTTTTAACAGAGGAAGAAAAGAAACTATTCAAGACAGCTTATGAGTTAGATCAAAGATTTATAATTAAGCAGGCAGCAGCAAGACAGAAACATATATGTCAGGCACAGTCTTTAAATTTATTCTTTGGTAGAACAGAAAAAGGTGACATAGACGGTAAATACTTACACGAAGTTCACTACCAAGCTTGGGAAACTGGAGTTAAGACCTTGTATTACTTGAGATCTGATTCAGTATTATCCGCTAAGATAAATACCGAGGAATGTGTAGCGTGTCAGTAAGTTCGATAGGCATAGCAATATCAGTGCTATTTACTGTAGTGGTATCCATGTGGATAAATTTGTGTACTGATTTCGACTATTCCCATAGAGTGCTGATTCCATATGCTGTAGGTATGGGGCTACTGGCACTTACAGCAATTATAGCCTTAATTTCAAAGAAGTAGCTTAAAGATGGTATAATTTAACTATCTTCAGAGGCCAGCATGTCGCCTAGTGGTCTAAGGCGTCGGGCTGTGACCCCGATACCGCAGGTTCAAATCCTGTCATGCTGACCTCTGAGGATACAATTAAAGTACGCTTGAAAAAGAAGAAGAGACTTTTTTATCCTAAATACATCCAAAGATGGACTGCAAGCAGGAAGCGTAATTATGATGATCGCTATGCTTTAGCTGATGAATTTGAAGCTAAACACGGATTTTACCCCGACAACAGATTTGATATACACCATATAGACTTTGATCGAGAGAATGGGTTTAACGGAAACTTAATAATACTTGATAGGGAGATTCACGCAGATCTACACAAACAGTTAGATAAAATAATCTCAGGACTTATAAAGTCAGGGTTGATTAAGTTTGATCCAGAGAAACCCCACTACTATATAGATAATGTAGAACTGCAGGAAACCATGTATATAGCCAATAAATTTCCTTTTAGGCACATGGATAGATTTATTAGAATCCACACTTATCCCATTAACATACGTTAAGAACGTAGTATAATATAATCAGGAGACACCTCCAATTATAATGTTTAGATCAAGAGAAATTAAACTTTACCCAAACCAATCACAAGTTAAACAACTTGAGATTGAGTTTGGTTGTTCTAGATTTATCTATAATAAAATGTTAGAGATTTGTAAAAAGAAATATTTAAGAACAGGTAAATCTTTATCTAATTATGATATGAATAACCTTTTACCTAAACTTAAAAAGCAATATACATGGCTTAGTGCTGCTTCAGCAGCACAATTACAGATTACCTGCGGTAATCTAGCAGAAGCTTATAATAGATTTTTTAAAGGGGTAGGTAAATTTCCTAGATTTAAAAACAAGTATTGCAAAAAATCTTACTCCATAATACAAGGAACTTCCTTAATTGGTAATAAAATAAAACTACCGAAGCTAGGCTTAGTTAAGTTTAGAGGAAGTGACTTGCCTGAAGGCAAGTTAAAGAAAGTAACAGTTAAAAAATCTGCTTCTGGTAGTTACTATGCAGTTTGTTTATTTGAAGTAGAAGATTTAGATTTATCTAATATTAAACATAAAGAAGGTATAACAGGTTTAGACCTTGGTCTAAAAGATTTTTTAATTACTTCTAACGGAGTTAGAGTTAAACCTAATAAGTTTTTAAGAGAAAATTTAAGTAAACTAAAAAAATCTCAAAGAGATTTTTGCAGAAAGCAGAAAGGTTCTAAAAAGAGAAATCAAGCTAGAATCCGTGTAGCAAAGCTACACGAGAGAATAGCTAATAAGAGAAAAGATTTCTCTCATAAAGTTTCTAATTCTCTAGTAAGCGAATGCGAGAATCAAGCATTCGCTGTAGAGGATTTACATATTAAAGGTTTAGTTAAAAACCATAAGTTAGCTATGTCAATAGCTGACTCTGGTTGGGGATTATTCCTTAACTACTTAAATTATAAAGCCAACTCTGTTGGCAAACAAGTTATAGAGGTAAATAGATTTTTTCCTTCTAGTAAAACTTGTTCAGAGTGTGGTAGAATAAATGATAGTTTGCAACTGTCTGATAGGGAGTGGACTTGTAAATGTGGTGCAAAGCACCACAGAGACAGGAACGCTTCTATCAATATAGCAAAGGAAGCGGCTAGGATGGCCGCTGGTGGAGAGTTAGTAAGACTAGACTCACTATACGAGGTGATTAAAGCAGACTCGGTGAAGCCGATAATCTCCCTTAACGTATGTTAATGGGACAAGTCCGGACTAATTAGTATGAGAGAAAACGAGTATTTATCTATAGACATAGAAGCCACTGGGCTCGATTTAGGGAGGGACGAGATAGTGCAGATAGCACTGGTTTCTAGTGACGGGAAATCGTATTCCAGTTATGTAAAACCTACAGTACCCATATCTCCAGACGCAGAAGAAATACATAAAATCTCTATATTAGATTTGAAGGATGCTCCAAGTTTCTCTGAAGTAGCTCCTAGAATATCTAAAATACTAAACGCCTATAAGAACATAATCATGTTTAACGCTACTTTTGATTTTTCTATACTGTCTAGGCAGTTAAAAGAGTGCGGTTTTGAATTATCCCTATCAGACAAAAATCTTATAGATCCTTACGCAATACATAAAAAGTTAAATAGATGTAATCTAGAGAGCTTATATAAGCTTTATACGGGGAAAATTATGGAAGGGGCTCACGATGCTAAAGTAGATGCGATTGCAACACTTCAGATATTCCAAAAGATGCAAGAGATGTACGAAGAGTTAAACATTCCTGAGACTGCTCAAGTGATAGGTTTCGGTGAGATGTTTATTTTAGGTGACTGGTTTACTTTCCAAGAAGGATTAGGCAAGTATGTATTCAACAAGGGTAAGTTTAAAGGACAGTCTATGGATGACTTAGTGCGACATAACGAAAGAGAATTAGTGAGTTATCTAACTTGGATTTTAAGTTTAACAAGTATTACTATAGATGAAAGGAACTTCATTCAGCAGTACACTAAATAAAGATGCGTGAAAAACGAATAGACCTTTCAGGGCCAAAAACCCCAGAAGAAGTTAAACCAATACTAGATCAAGAAAATCCAATAGCAGAAGCCCCTAGAGCTAGAGCAGATGATAATTCTCTAGCCTCAAACATAAGGGAACTTATGAAGGAAGCCACTCCAAGCGATTCAGCATTAGGGTATTCCGAGGAAAGAGTAAAACAGTTAAGACTTTTAGCAAATTACCACAAGAAACTAACAAGAGAAGAGTTAGAAACTTTTATATTTCCTTATATTTATGATCTTTTCCTCAAAGGATTTAGAGATGACGAAATGGCACTAGCCTTCGGGGTTACGCCTAAAATAATAAATGGCTGGTTAGAATCCATAAGAAAGATTAATTCCCATAAACTAGAAGGCTACGATGCTTTTGCTGCACTAACTAACACCTTTGCTCAATATGACATGATAACTAAGTTAGCTATGGAAGACTATTACACAAATAAGGGCGGATCGCAGGGTGCTACTTATTTAAAATTAGCTTTGCAGACCGTTAATGATAAAATGAAGTGGAGTTTCGATTTGAGACTTTTAGATCCAGTTAAAAATAAAGCTCATAACATAGACGATCCAGGAGCTAAACAAAAAGCAGCTTTAGACTCTTCTATAGACTTATTAATATCCAGAGTTCATGAGATTAAAAGGGCAGACACCCCTCAAATAGAATCCTAGAGTACACTTGGAGTGTGAAAGCTCTAATTATTATTCAAGGCATAAACGACAAACCTAGATATATGTTAGAGGATTTAGCTAACATTGCAGCTAAATACGAATGTGTATATTATGCACAGTCCGAAAAGTATTTTGAAGTAGTAAAAGAAAATTTACCTATTTATTTAAAATGGCTTCCTCCCCATATTAAAGATTATGCTGCAGACATTTGGGGCTACTTAAATAATCGTTATGTGGCAGGGATGATTAACGCAGAAATTACTAACGAGATTCTTAATTTAACTACACAAGGCTACAAAGTAGATGTGGTAGCACATAGCTTAGGAACTCTAATAACTCTTTGCTTGGGTACTGAGGATAGGAGTATGGAACTGAATACATTTTATTGCTTAAACAGCCCCATAGGGATAGGGCTTAAGACATTAAGACTATATATTAAGTCTTATTTATGGTTCAGAAGAAAGTGCGTAAGCTTCGTAAACATATTTAATATTTACGGAACTGATGATTTTATTTCCAAAGAGATGGCTAACGCTGATAAATTACTAGCTAAAAGAGCCGAGAATGTTGTGTCTATAGCCCACAAAGGCGGGCACTCGCACATAGATTCTATAAAAATAATCGAAAAAATTTAACCAAAAATACGTATTTCGTGTTATAATATTTTAGTGGACTTAAGAGACGAGCTGTACTTTGTAACTAAAGACGATATTGACGGACAGATTAAAACATCTTTTGGGGATGAGTATATCATCTCAGGAAAAATCATGGGATGTAGAGCTGTCTATAAAAGCGAATCTAAATCTGTCAAAGTATTTGCAGAGGAAAAGTTTCTTAACTCTGACGATAACGTATCAGAATTTTGGGCTGAGTATATAGAGGGCGGATTAATTAACAAAGTAGTTTTCTATGTTGATGGGATTACAGATGTCTGGAGTTTGACTAAAAAAGGAGAGGTATTGGCTGTGGATAGCATAGTCGAGGGGTAGATATTGTTGAATGAAGTAAATGATGAAGAAATAAAAATATTTTTAGGAAAATTAAATAAGTATAAGGTGCTCAGCAAAGAGGTTGAGTATGACTATTTGCGAAAGTATCAAGCAGGCGATATGCACTATAAGGATTTGTTAATAAAACATAATCTTAGGTTGGTAGTATCTATCGCAAAAAAGCATGTAAACAAGGGAGTTTCATTTTTAGATTTAATACAAGAAGGAACCACAGGTTTGATTAAGTCTTTAGATAAGTTTGACCTTTCCACGAACAATAAGTTTAGCACATATTCTACTTTTTGGATTAGGCAAGTTATATCTAGAGCTTTAACAGATAAAGCAAGATCTATTAGAATACCTAACCACATGGTAGATACCATGAATAAGTTTAAAAAACTTTATGCTAATTTAAGTAAGCAACTGGAAAGAACCCCAACAGACCAAGAACTAATGTTAGGGTTAGGGATAAATAAAGATAAGTTAGATTTAGTTAAAGAAGGCTTAACTACAATAGACTCCCTAGACGAATTTGTTTCTACTAAGGATAGTAGTACCACTACGTTAGTGGAGACACTAGAAGCAGTAGAGGAAATTGCGGAGGAAGATTTAGATAGAAGAAGATCAGTTAACTTGGCTCTAGCTGAGTTGCCTGCAGAATTAGCAGAATCTCTAAAGTGGAAGTTTGGATACTACGCTGAGGGCTTATCCGACACTAAAATGGCCGCAGAATTAAAGATAACCAGAAAAGAATTTGAGCGTAGAGTTCAAGAAGGACTTATAGAATTAGCAGAAGTGCTAGACACAATGCAGGTGAATTAATTGCAGTTAGAACAGATAAGAGCAGAAACTTTAGCTAGTTTAGAAGAAGCTATAGATGCTGGGATTAGTGAAGATCCTGTTAGACTTAGGCGTGTTTTAGAAAATGCTGTAGATGAACTTATATATAGGAATAACCCTAACTTTATAAAAGCTATAAGGTTAATGACTAGGTTACCAGTAACTATCGAACAGTTTCTGACAGATCCCGAATACTTGGGAACTAACACCTACTGGCCGCAAATAGTAGCAGATCTAAAGGTAATGTGTCCCGATATTTGGACTGGGGAAATTCAACCTACAGAAGTAATACTGACTGGGGCTATCGGTATAGGTAAGACTTTAAGAACTAATATAGCTTTATGTTACACGCTATACTGTTTGACTTGTTTTCCTAACCCACATCTAGTATTTGGGTTATTGAAAGATAAACCTATAGTGCTAGGATGTACTGCCGCCAAGGTGAAAACCGCAAGAGAGAACGTATATAATCCAGTGAGAAGTATGTTTCTGGGTATGAAATATACCCAGAGACATAAAGTTAACTACGATAAGGATTTGGAGGCAGACCTAAAACTCACAGATCTCAATGTAACTTTTACAGTATTTAGGCCAGATGCAAATAATCTTCTAGGGCATGACTTGATAGCCTGTTCCGTAGAGGAGGCTAACACCATGCTTATCGTAGAGAAATCTAAGCAAGCTGTGGAGGGAGGTGATAATGCCACTTATGACCAAGCAGAGAAGATTATACACGAGGCATTCAACCGATATAAAAGTAGGTTCGCTACACAAGAAAAGAAAAACATAGCACTTGGAGGTGTATATGTAGTCTCTTCGGCAAACCATGAGAATGATTACACAAGTAAAGTTAAAGCTCAAATAAAAAAGCTAGGTAAAAGTCCGAATCAATTAGTATTTGACCAAAGGGCATGGGATGTTATGCCAGAGTGGAAGTATTCTAAAGAAACCTTTCCTATTCTCGTATCGACCAAGGATTACGCAGGTAAGATACTAAGTCCAGAAGAGGTAGCAACTAAACAGTACCCAGCTAATGCAAGAATAGAGCATGTGCCTACCACATGGCTTGTAGATTTTGAACGTGATTTTCCTAAAGCCCAGAGAGATATATTAGGAGTATCTAGTACAGCAGTAGACGTATTTATTCGTAAGCCAGAAGCTATTAAGGAGGCTATGTTTAAATACTCAGATATGGGCTTTAAGTACTTCCTTAATCATTATAACTACAATACAGGCACAGAAGGTATGCCTGTAGTAATAGAAGAGAATTTACCTACGGATAAAAATGCAGCTAGAGTAATTTCTACTGACTTAGCTACCAGCGGTGATGCTTGCGGTATATCTATGTCTAGGATCTTAGGTAAATCTATAGAGGTAGTACTTGACGAAGAAGGTAAAAAAGTATCTCAAGAAAGACCTGTCTTTATCGTAGAGTTTGCCATATCTATTAAAGCTAGCAAAGGTATAGAGGTAAATATAGATGAAGTAGTTAATTTTATAGTAAAGCTCAAACAATATTATGGACTTAACATAGTCTTATTTAGTTTCGATAAGTGGCAGAGTAAAGCAGCAAGACAGAGAATTAATAGGTTAGGATTCAAGACAAAAGAATTTAGTACAAGACTCGAGCCAGGAGCTTATGAAATGTTTAAGAGCGAAGTATATGCAGGAAGGGTAATAATGCCAGACAATGAGGATTTGTTTGAAGAGTTAATATTCTTACAGAAAGATGAAAAGACTGGTAGAATTGACCACGCCCCAGGACATCATAATGACATATCAGATTCTATGGTTAGTTCCCTATTTTTACTCACTACAACTAGGGGTATTAAGACTCAGGCAAGGGTGTACGAGAACGGTAGACCACAAAGAAAAGAATCTAGCAGAAGAGACTTAAAACGAAGAGATCGTTACGGAAATTCCCCAACTTAATGGTATAATTAAGGCAGATGTATACCGATATCAGCTACGCAGCAAACGAAGAAATTAGGAAGCACTTAGGTGATGAATTATTCTATAAAGTAGTAGATATCAACTCATCGCTATACCCGTTCCACTGCAAGATAATCGGGGATTTGATAGTACATGAAAGTATCAGCAAAGAGCCACTAAAAGCTATGGCGTACGCTACTCCTAACATCGAGACCGATGAGCAGTATATAGTAGAAGAGTTAGACATAGAGCATTACGCAAAAGGTCTCAGCTATGACGAAGTGCACGACCAAAATGTATTGGTAGCTGGGGAACCTCCTGCCTTTCAAGGGAAATATATTTCTATAGATCCGATAATATGGGAGTTATTACCTCCGCAGGTAATATTTGAGGGGTATCAGTATTACAAGTACAAAGACTCAGCAGGATCAGTAAACTATGTTAATCAAGGGGCGACATGCAACCGAGTACTATTTGCAGAGGCTAACCCTAACAAAAGTAATAACGAAAAGTTTATCGAAAAAGAGTTTAGAGAGTTTACTCAAAGTCAAAACGACATAGTATCTACTGATATAGGAACCGAGATAGTATGCTTGATGAAGCTTTTAACTAATAAAGAATTAGCTGAACTTACCAAGGAACATATCAAACTTTTTGTTGATGTTATGCTAGAATTAGTGCATGACGAAGAATGAAATAATTTCAGTTTATTTAAAGTTTTACAAGAAAAATCATAAAGCACCAACACTAGAAACCCTAAAAGAATTAGGAGTCACTAGGGCAATGCTTAGGGAGAAGTTTGTAAACCTACATGACTTGCACGCACAGGTAAGAAAGCTCAACCCAGAGTATTTCCATGACGTAGCTATAGAAGATGCCTTAAGAACTACAAATACTGCAAAGATAAACAAGGAAATAAAACAGTACAACCGCTATGTAGTAACAACCGCAGTAATGGGCTGCATGGTGCATGAAGGTTTCTTAGAAGCTATTAAATACTATTGTGAAGTAAATAAAGCTAGGTTGATAATACTAACTTGTGCAGATCCAGCTAAAAGAAACTCTGACTGGTCTAGCTTAGGGCACATAGATAAAAGACTACAGGAATACATAGTACCAACTGAAACTTACTTAAATAATAATTTATTCCTATGTAACATTAAAACTTCTGCTAAACAAATTAATCCACTCACAGGACTTAAGAGAATCGCAGGGAAAAGTAAATCTTTTATTTCAGCAGGAACTAAGTTAATTCTAGACTCTATTCCAGGGGGCAACAACAAATATCCTAAAGTATGTATGACTTCTGGAGCCATAACCAAACCAGATTATAACACCGAAATGTATATGTCAGAGCGTACTGGATACTTAGCAGAGACAGATCATGTCATGGCAGCTATAGTGGTAGAAACCGAGACTGTAGATAAGTTTCATTTTAGACACATAGAAGCTTATAAGGATGGCAGTTTCATAGATTTGGGTACTAAGTATACTCCAGAAAAGACTAAAATGCAAGTTAATGCAGAAGCAGTGGTATTTGGGGACATGCACATTGGTAATACCTGTCCGAAAGCTTTTGCTATGGGTAAGGAAGTGTGTGAGCTGTTAAAGCCTGATTATTTATTCTTGCATGATTTATATGATGGGGCAGCAGTTAATCATCACGAATCTAAGGACTTAATACACAAAGCAAATAAATATACCAAAGAACCTGAGAAGAGTAAGATTTATGACGATATAGGCTCAGTAGCTTCAGAGTTAGTAGGAATTTCTAAGCTAGCTAAGAATGTTTTAGTAGTACGGTCTAACCACGATGAGTGGCTTGATAGGTATCTTAAATCTGGTGCTTTTATTTACGACCCTTTAAACTATAGGGCAGGACTTGAGTTAAGTCTAGATATGCTAGACGGATACAACCCATTAGAAAAATACTGTAATAGCATTTTACAGAGTAAGAAAGTTAGTAACGTAAGATTTTTAAGTAGAGATGAGGACTTTATTTTAAGTGGCAGGCAGTTTGCAAGTCACGGGGATATGGGGTCTAATGGATCTAGGGGAAATTTAAGAAATTTTGAAGAGTGTCACGGAGCTGCTATAATAGGACATACCCACAGTATGGGAAGGCTTAGAAATACTGCAATGGTTGGTACTATGAGTAAGCTCAGAATGGGGTATAATAAAGGCCCAAGTAGCTGGACTCAAACATTAGCAGTTCAGTACAAAGGAGAAAAGAAATCAGTAGGCCCGTTACAGTTAATCACCCTAGTCGATGGTACATGGAGGGTGACAGGGTGACAGCAGTGACAGGACATTTAGACTTTTTATTTAGGAGGAAAATATGGAAGATTTATACGCGGAACATGATAAAGCAATAGATAGGCTCTTATTAATGAAAGCAGAAGTAAAAACTAGATTAGTAAAGACTCTGAAAAACTCTTCAGGTAGCATAGATAGTATGCTTAAGGCTATCCCAGATATGGATTCTATATGTAGGTTAGAACAAGCCATAAACTATTCTATAGGCGTTTTAAAGGACGATATCACCTACTTAGAACTAAATGCACAGAATGAAAAAGAGAAAGAAAAAGAAATAGAAGCTAAAAAGGAAAATGAAAATGTTTAAATTATTTAAGAAGAGAGAAACCAAGAAGGTTAACTTTAATTTTTTGAGGCAGTATCGTGGATGGGGTCTACATACCCTAGAATGTTCTTCTAGCGGCAAAATCGTAAGTGTGGATTTTCACTCTAGCAGAAAGACGTTTTTTTTAGAGACTACCGATATATTAAATCACGAATCTGCTAACATGGAGCGTAAGAAAATAACTTTAGAGATATACACCACTCCTATACCTTTAGATCCAAAGAGCCACTATTTCAAGTTTGAGCTCACTAAAGAATCTGCAAGAAAATTGAAAAAAGAAATAGATGCGTTTGAAGGTTTAGATTTAAATGCTAGGATTGAGAAAGCTAAAAAAGCTATAGGACTTTCAGATAATGACTAACAAGAATCATAAAAGACAAGAAAAAATAATATTACAAGCTATGCAATCGTTCCTGCTAGGTTGCACTGGAACATTTATGTTTCTATCCATAATGCACAGACCTCCAGAGGATAACTACACAGTTCCTTTAATAGGTATTTTATCAGCAGTTTTATCAGTAGTAACTACATCACACGATTGAGGAGGGATTATGAAAATAGGATTAATAGGATTAATAGGCAGTGGTAAAAATACTGTAGGAGACATATTAGAGAAGTCTTTAGGGTATAAAAAGCACTCATTTGCAGAACCTTTAAAAGATACTTTATCTGCCATATATGGCTGGGATAGAGCTCTACTAGAAGGAGACACAGAAGAGTCTAGAGTATTTAGGGAAACAAAAGACTCCTACTGGTCAGAAAGGCTAGGGATAGATATAATCCCAAGGAATGAGCTTCAGGTATTTGGTACAGAGGTAGTAAGACAGCATTACCATGAAGATATTTGGGTAGAATCTTTACTTGCTAGGATTAAAGATGAAGAGAATGTAGTTATTACAGATGTAAGGTTTGTGAATGAGATGGAAGCTCTCTATAAAGCAGGGGTGACTTTAGTGCGAGTATCCAGAAACGATCCTCAATGGCTTAATGATCTAATTGTTTGGGGGACTAAGCCAGAAGGAGTGCATATTTCTGAGATTGAGTGGGTACAGAGAAGAAGTTTAATCAGCTATACTATTCATAATAGCGGAGATTTAGAAACATTAAACACAGCAGTTCAATTTGTTGTAGGGTTGAAATCGTGAACAGAGATCTAGAAGAGAAGTTAGATAGTTTAGCAGAAACCCAAAGAGCTATATTAAGAATGTTATTATTACTTTGTGGGCTAGCTATACCTAGCGGTAATAAAGAAGCTATGGATGAGTTTTATTCTATACTTGAGAGTTTAAAGAGCAGTGGCAAGACCTAGAATTAAGTGGAAAATGCAAGCAGAAAATATAGAGTTAGTTCTATATTCTTTAGATCGCATGTTTAAATCCCTAATCCAAGTATTTGACTTTAGGTATGAGTATGGGCTGAGTGCAAAGGCTGTAGAGTATGGGTACTCTATACTAGTTTGTTGCTGTAAAGATCATTTAGTAAAAATAAGCAAAATAACTGGAAAAGATGCTAAGATATTAATAAGTGAATTTAGAGCAGATCTGAAAGAACTCATAAGAAAATATACCAAAATAACGATACAAGGAGAAGAAAAATGGTACAAAAGAAAAAACCAGTAGCCAAAGCTACTAAAGTAACTAAGAAGAGAGCAGTAATAACTCCAGAAGCAAGAGAGTCAGCTAGGGTTCTGTTACTTGCAGGAGTATCTAGAAAAGAGATCAGTGAAACTACAGGCTTGAGCCTTTCTACGATATCTAGATTAGCTAAAGAAGTTAAAAATACGGAAGACGAGGAGTTTATTGAAAGCTTAGAAAAATATAAATACTCTTTAGCGGAAGATGCTGGAATCGAGTGGATTAATAGAGCTTACGAAAACCCAGTCTCTCTAGTTTTAGTGTTGTTATCTTTAGCTGCCGTAATATCTATAGTGGTATCTGCTATAAGCACTGCGAGTACAGGCGGAGAAACCCTGACTATGCCAGGGTTCCCATACGTAATAATCACACTGGCAACAGCTTCAGCGTTATTTTATAACGTAATGATTAAAGAGTAAGTTTATAACCAACCAACCAAAGGGTCTAGGTCAGCCTTGTCGGAAAATTCAATTCCAGCAAACTGCCTAGATTCTGCTTTTCTACGAGAAGTTATCTCAACAGGAAACACCCATCTAGCAAACTGCTTATTAGCATCTTTTATTTTCCCAGCTTTTAGATTTCTCAACAATGTAGATGTAGATAGTGCAGAAACTCCTACATTAAACGCAAAACTAACCAAAGCATCATACTGATCTTGGTTTAAAGTAACACCCACTAGAAGCTTTTCTATAGGTTTCTCAAAATCATTTTCTAGAACATAGGCAAACATATCATCTGCTTGTTTCTGTGTTAATTTATCCCCTTGCTTAACTCTAGTTTTGTTAGGATAGAAAGTCATACCGTACCCAATAGTCCAGACACCTACAGTATCTTTATAAGCTGTCAAAACGCAACCTTCCCTATCATGCAGTAATTTAATTCCTTTAGGCGATAATCTCATACTCAAATTGTACTTTTTATGCTATAATTAACGACATGAAGACAGTCAGTTTCGATTTATGCTCAGACATACATTTAGATTTTTTCGATCATAATTTTCCTAGATATAATCTAGACAGAGTAGATATTGACAATAAAGAAACTTTTCTGGAGCTATTTAGATCTTGGCAACCTAAATCTAAAAATTTAATTGTTGCAGGAGATTTAGGACATCACAACTATCAAATTATAAACTGTTTAAAATGGCTCAGAGAAGAAATTTATGAGACTATATGTGTAGTTACAGGGAATCATGATCTATGGACTATATACTCACCTACCCATGTGAGTTCTTGGGATAGGGTAAAAGATTTAGCTAAAAGCATAAAAGGGATAGACGGAGTTTATCTACTTGACGGCAGTTATGTGCTGATAGACGATGCTGTAATCGCAGGAGCCATGGGATGGTATGACGGATCTTATATATCTGAGCAGCTAATTACCTACGAGAGTATACAGGATATCTGGATGCGAACCATGAACGAACCTACATACACCAGCTTGAAAGTATTCGATCAGCTAACAGAACAAGAATATAGGAAGCTAGAGCAAGTGCATAAGCTAGCAGATATTATGGTAAGTCATATAAATCCTAGTAATAAAAGAAAACACCAAGATAAAGAGTTTAGGGATGAGGTAACTACATCTTTCTATAATTTTGATGGAGAAGAGTTACTTAAAGGCACTACTGCACAGTACTGGGTTTACGGACATACACACAGTGCAAAAACTTACAAGCCTATAGCAGGTAAAAATTTAACTTGTGTCTGTAATCCTAGAGGATACCCATGGCAGAATCAAGATTATAAATTAAAAAAACTTAATATAAAGGTTTCTTAACCGTGGTAGATTATTATGTAGGAAAGGAAAACCAAAAACAATGATAGATTTACAAGAGCTTAAAGAGTTTGAAAACTTCACAGTAGAACAACCTACAGATAAGGATGCAGTGCACGTTAAGCATATTATAAAAACTACAAACCCACAAAGTGTGATAAGATCTTTAGAGTTATTGAGACAGCAACCAGAAACAATCTTCTGGGTTATTGATGATTACTCAGTAGCTTTAGGTGAAGTAAATTCGTAAAAGGAAACAAAATGAGACTATTAATATTTTTAAGAGGTGTCTCAGGCACAGGTAAAAGCACTTACGTTAAAGGCTATGAGGACTACACAATAAGCCCTGATAAAATAAGACATGCAGTAGCAGGGGTAACACATAACGTAGAACTAGATAGAACTACTATCTCTCAGGGAATGGATAAATCTATCTGGGCTATAGTTAAAGAAGCTGTAGAATATAGAATGCATGAAGGGCAGCTAATTATATTAGATGCAACATTCACTAAAGAAAGTGACATGAAGCCGTTTAAAGAATTAGCTGATAACTATTTATATGACACTCTAGTATTAGATTTTGGGAATACTCCACTGGTAGATAATACCACTAGAGGAATACACAGCGTTCCTGAATCAGTGGTAAATAGGCAGAAAGAAAGGTATGAGGCTGTAAATAATCATAACCACATTAAGGGGGAAACTCTAAAAGAAACTCTGTATACATATTTTTTGACCAACAGGTTTATTCCTTGCATAAGGTACGAAAGGCACAGTATTAAGGTTTTAATAGTAGGCGACATACAGGGATGTAGAAAACCTCTAGAAAAACTTTTAAGTGAATTTGATGATAGTACTCATTACGTTTTTGTAGGAGACTACTTAGATCGTGGCGATGATGAGAATTACGTGCTTCGCAGAATGATGGAATTAGCAGATAAGCCTAACGTAACTCTATTAATGGGGAATCACGAACTACATCTAAGAGACTACTGTATGGGCAAGAAAGCAAGATCAGGTACATTTAATAACGTAACACTACCTAAAATAGCAGGGATAACTAAAAAATCTATAAGAGATTTCCTAAAGAAACTATACGATGCTTGTGTAGTCCAGTTAGAGGAGGGAAATAATATATTGGTGACTCACGCTGGGGTAGATACGAAACAGAACCTAGAGAATTTCTACGATATAGTATTAAAACCTTCAGCACACTTGTGGACTGGGGTAAAAGGCTATAACTATACCCCTAAAGGTATAAATATGCGTTTAGGTAGGGAATTATACCCCCATGGGCACAGTTCTGAACTTACTTGCTTTACTCAAGTATTCGGACACAGAAACATGAGTAATGATAGCTATATAACTGATTATGGTGCAGTATGCTTAGAGTCTTCTGTAGAGCATGGAGGATATCTTTCAGTTTATGATGTAAATAGGCAAGAGATAATCAAATACCACAACCCAAAAGCACCTATGAGCAAAGAGGAGAATATTCCAGAGTTCCTAAAAAGTTTAGAGAGCTATATAAATCGCAAACTTATAAATAAGAAAACATACGATCATATAGACTCTTATTCTTTTTCCAGAAAAGCCTTTTATGATAAATCTTGGGATTCAGTAACTATAAAAACAAGAGGATTATTCATAAACAACAAAACTAATAAATTAGTAGCCAGAGGATACGAGAAGTTCTTTAATCTAGGAGAGCGTGGATTAGAACTAACTAGCTTAACTTACCCAGTACAAGTATTTACTAAAGAGAATGGTTTTTTAGGCTTAGTTAGTTACGATCATGAAAAAGATAAATTATTTATAACTTCTAAAACTTCCCCTAGTTCTGATTTTTCAGAATACTTAAAAGACATTTTGCACGCTACCTTAGATGTAGAGTTCTTAACTAAGTATGTTAAAGACACCAATACTACTTTTGTGTTTGAGGTTATAGACCCAGTGCGAGATCCACATATAGTCAAGTACGACAAAGCTCATCTAGTATTACTGGATATAGTGCATAACACCTTAGAGTTTATCAGGGAGCCTTATGAGAAAGTAAAATCTATAGCAAAAGCAATAGGAGTTAAGCCTAAGACTAAAGTATTTACAGCTAATACTGTTACAGAATTGACTAAGCTAATAGAGAGATCCAAAGACTCGCTAGACGAAGGTTTCGTCTTAGAAGATTCTGAAGGTCAGTTTCTAAAAGTTAAACTTCCCATCTATAAAGACATTAGAGTGCTTAGAGAGATATATAAAAAAGGCAACTGGGATAAGATTTCTAGAGAAGAAGTATTAACTAAGTATAACGATCTACCAATAACTAAAAGCTTCTTACTGACTTACACACAAGAACAGTTTGAAGGTTTAGAAGGAGGTAATTTTGTAGAGAAGGTTTGGAGCCAAATTTTACAATCGGTATCAATATTTTAAAAGGTAAGTCTAAATGAGAGTAACAAAAAAATGGTTCAAAACCATGAACAAAAAGCAACTGTAAGAAAAACCACTTGTGTAAGTCCATAAATTAACATTTTCTAATGTTAGAGTTTTATTTTTTGTGGTATATTGAAAGGGTGGAGAGAAAAAGTTAAATGGACGAAAGAAAGATGTTTAGGGATATATTAGGCTTAAGCAATAAGACTTTTACTTTTATGGACTCTAATCGCCTATTAAAGAAGATAAAGATTAGCGAGCTTCAGGACTACGAGAGGCTACTAGACTTAATCCGCCACACAAAACTTAATATAACTAAAATCGAAAAAGAAAATTTTAAAAAAATTAATGTTTTCAAAAAAGAGTTATTTAAGTTCCTTCGTGGTGATTCTTCTACAAATCCGACAGATATTAGTTTAGATGAGATCAAAGAACAAATCAAAAAAATAAAATTAGAGTATTTTGATTTTTCTAACGAGGGCTACTCTAACCATACTGGAAGATACAAGCATGATTTTGGCAGAGAGATGCTTAAATTACTCATACACATTTATGTGACAAAAAATTACAAGGAATTTATTTTAAGTAAAGCTTCGGAAGAGAATCTAAATCTAGCAAATTTAAAAAAAGACCTGACGAGGATATACGACTCAGTCTGCAAATTTGAGAAAAAAGTTTTTAATGCACACTGTAGTGCGTGAGGCGTTCCGCAAGGAAGGGGGAATTTTCCCCCAAATTTTTAATAGAAAAACAAAAGGAGAATCAGTGAAAAAACTAATACTAATAACATTAATACTAGCAGGACAAACTGCACTAGCAGCAGATGTACCTAGTACATATTTAAAACAACAAGAACTAGATGCTGCAAGGGCATACAGAAGACAAATATCATATTCAGTAGATAGGGCAAAAGAAGCTCTTAGAGATGCCAATAAGATGGTAAACGATTTAGAGGATGAGTTGACAGCTATGCAAAGAACTGACAGGCAAGGCCCTGCTACTCAAACAAGCAGTATGAACTTTCATTCAAGCATAAATAAGCCTTTCGAGTACAAGCCTCAACAAGCACGTACTGGAATTAGATATGTAGGAGTAAGCAGATGATAGAGTTAAACTGTAGCTATGAAGAGTCTAAAAAGATATTAGACTTAGGATATGACTTCGGAAAAAAGTTTGGAGACGTATACAAGAAAAGAGACTGCTCAGATAAATACATTTTAGTTGAATACTATAAAGTAAAAGCACAGGAATATATGCGAGTCCCAGAGGAGTATTTCAATACTGATGTTGAGAAGTTCACGTTAGAGAGGCAATCTATAGACTATGAAGATTCTCTCTATAATAACAAACACAACGAATATTTCGTACAGGGAGAAATGTTCTGCAATCCAAATGAGGAGGGGTTCGTCCCAATAATCCCCAAAGCTGCACTTGAAGCGTGCTTGCCTGATATCGTAGATGCTTATCACGGGGATTTGACGTGGTATATCCCTCGTAACCCTCTAGAATATCGACTGTGCAGGGATGGGGATTTAGTAACATCTCTACTACTAGAAGAGTTTGATTCAGCCTACGAAGCCTTCATATGGTGTCATGAACACCACCCAGAAGAGCTTAGAAAGAAATTCAAGGAGGTGATGAAATGATTGAACTTAACTGTACTTACGAAGAGTCTAAAAAAATACTTGAGCTTGGATATGATTTTACTGAAATTTGTACTGAATGGCAGCATAATTTTTATCCTCCAAACGGTGATCCCAGCAAAGGTAAAATTGTAAAGTGGTTTAGACTTGGTGAACATTTAGTCAACCCAACACTCACTGACATGCTGACGCACCATGAGGTAGATTTGTTAAATACCTACACCATTGATTTGGAGGAAGCTTTAGCCGACCTTAAAAATTACAAGATGGGGGATGAGTATACCCCACTTATCCCAATAATCCCCAAAGCTGCACTTGAAGCGTGCTTACCTGATCTAAGTGGCTCAACTTGGCTCATAAACGATCTAAGGACTTGGATGATTCTCGACCTAGATCCAAATAGAAGCAGTAAACTTGAATCAATATTCGAAGCCTTTGCATGGTGTCACAAAAACTACCCAGAAAAGCTTAGAAAAAAATTCGAGGAGGCGATGAGATGATAACTGAAACATTAATGACTTTCGTAATAGGTTTTGAAGGCTTCGTAAGCTGTGCATACCCTGATGGATCTCAATGGTCTAACGGCTTTGGCACTAAAGCTAGAAGTAGATGGGAATGTATAGATGAGGTAGAAGCTAAAAAACGAATGAAGAGTCACATGGAGCTTGACTCTCAACACGTTAAATTAATATTTAAAAATGTTAAGCAGCATGAACATGACTCTTTAGTTAGTTACTGCTATAACATGGGCCGAGGAGGCTGCGCAGATGTGGTTAAACTAGCAGCTCAAGGTAAGAAAGATGTAGCAGCTAGGCTTATGAGGCAGCATGTTAAGAAGGGTTCAGGACAAGAAGAAGGGTTAACTAGAAGAAGACTTGCCGAAGTAGCTATGCTTACTAAGCCTGAAGTAAGAAAGACTTGTATATATCAGGAGTATAGCTAATGCGAACTCTACTCTTAGCGTTGTTATTATTAATAACTAACCCTGCACAAGCAAGGTATTATGGGTCAGGGGGAGGACACGATTACTATACACTAAACTACGTAACCGTCCACCCAACAGAAAAATTAGTATGCTACAAAGAAGCTACAGAGTGCTTAGAGGTGGGGCAGGATGGAATTAACCATCTAGTAGACCTGATGTATGCAGAAAGAAAAATAAAAGAAGATTATTTCGTGTATTACTGTATGCTTTTCTTCTCTTTCTGGGCAGGAGCTATAGTTCTCATAGTGAGTCGACGGGAAGTATGTAAAATTTAATAGCACAAAAAACTAGAACGTCTGTTATAATAAAAGCAAAGGGAACAAACCTATGAATAATCTAATCAAAAATTTAACTAACACAGGCCACACAGACAATGGTGCTGTAACAAATAAATCATCTTTCAACCCCTTAGTGGATTTTGTGTTCCTAGCAGGAGCCTCTAGGAAGATGAGCGATGTAGATATAACTGCATTAATAGATAAAGCTTACAAATTCGACAGAGAAAAGACTATTAAGTTAATTTTTTGGGCAGGAGCTATTCGGGGAGGACTAGGAGAGAGAAGATTTTTTAAACTGGCCCTTAACTACTTAGCTACTTTACACGAAACTACCCAATGCCAGATAAACTCAGAGGATATAGTAAGAGTAGTCAGCGATAGTGCGATTATCAATAACGTAGACAACATAGTCTCTTTCACAAGATGGGATTATCTATTCGATCTCTACGAGAGCGATACTACTCACTATTTTACTAAGCTTGTAGTTCTTAAACATATACAAGAAGCTTTTGGCGAAGCAACTGACAGTTTACTTTTCAAGTGGCTACCTAGGGAGAAGTCTAAAAAATATCCTAAGCTAAGAAAGAAACTAACAGAGCAGGCAGGCGGGCCGAAAGCTTACAGACAGAAACTAGCAGCTAATACTAAAGTAGTAGAGACTCAAATGTCAGCTAAGAAGTGGGATGAGATAAAATACGAGCATGTTCCTTCCAAGGCCATGAGCAACTACTCTAAAGCGTTCAGAAAACACTCAGAGGAGAGGTTTAACGGGTATTTAGAAGCAGTAGTTAAAGGAGAAAAGAAGATAAATAGCTCAGTATTATTTCCTTCTGATCTAGTCAAAGCTACTGATAAAGATCCTGCAACCGCAGATGCCCAATGGAAAGCTTTACCAGACTATCTACAAGGAAAAGCATCATCTACTCTGGTAGTGTGTGATGTATCTGGGTCTATGGCAGGAGAACCTATGGATGTATCTGTCGGACTAGGTATCTATTTAGCAGAAAGATTAGTAGGAGACTTTAAAAACTTAGTTTGCACTTTCAGTGAGAATCCAGCTTTCTTTACTATTCCTGAAGGCACTTTACTTGAAAAAGTAGATGCTTTAAGAAAGGCTAATTGGAGCTATAACACTGATTTAACTAAAGTATTTGAGTTATTACTAGGAAGAGCTAAACAGCATAATTCTCCAGAATCAGAAATGCCTAAAAGCATATTAATAATCTCTGATATGGAGTTTGATGTAGCCAATAAAAGCAAAACCAACTTTGAGCATATACAAGATTTATTTAGAGCTTCAGGCTATGCTATGCCTAAAGTAGTATTTTGGAACGTCAGTGGGCGTACAGGAAACATGCCAGCTTTAAGTAAAGATAAAAATGTTCAGTTAATTTCTGGGTACTCACCTTCAGTGATGAAATATGTATTAGAAGCTGATGCAAATCCAGAATCTTTAGTGGAAAATATAGTAAATGATGAAAAGTATGCTATAATTAAAACATACGCCTAGGATGGGCGTAGGTGGAGAGTTAATAAGACTACTTACTCATACGAGAGTAAAAGCAGACTCTGTGAAGCCGATAATCTCCCTCAGCGAAGCTGAGAGTCAAGTCCGATTCTCTTTGAAGACAGACAGCAACACAACAAACAAAAACAAAAACAAGATGTGTATGTTGGTTCAAATCCAACCCATTCCGCAAGGAGTGGTGGCCGATCGGTAAGGCAAATCAAAAAACAACAAAATGTCTTCAGTCTCACTCAACCAGTCTAACAGCACAAAAAACATCTATTAGGGACAGAGTATCGTTGGTTCAAATCCAACTCCTTCGTAAAACAAGGGTAGCCAAGAGGTAAGGCGTCTGTAGACAAAATGACTGGTGTAATCACGTTACTGTAGCTCAGAGGTAGAGCACCTTGCATATTTTATGGGCGAGGAGGTCGTAGGTTCAAATCCTACCAGTAGCTATATTGTTAGTCTAGCTAACGTCATTAACTAAGCAGGCTCACAGCAAAAACAACACTAGACTTTTAATCTAACACGTTGATGCCTGCTGTATTTTTTAGCAAAAAAATCCAAAGTGTGCTAACATTTAACTAAAAGGAAACAAATGCACAAAATTAAACAAACAATATTCTTAAATAAAGCAGAGGTCAAGGAGTATGAACTGTCTTTCGTAATGGAGGGCAACCCTATCTACATAACAGAGGAAGATAACTTTCTAGTGCCTAGATTCGGATCCACTTTATATTATGAGTTAAGTAACAACAAAAAAGAAATACTCTCTTTGAGGGATCTGGTTTCTAGAAATACTGTAGCTACAGACAAGTTGCTTGCAAGCAGAGAGGAACCCCATGAAAACTAAAAAATTAAAAAGTATAAACTTAAACAAACTAACTCCCCCAGTAGTTCGCAATATTAATCAGGATAAGTTCCCTACTAAAATTACTTTATCGGGAGAATTAATATTTCCTAGAGGAGTTAATACTATAGCTGTTTTTGGAGCTGTTGATTATGTAGCTGAAGCAATTAAAGACTACTTATATAAAGAGGAGTTAAACAAGTATACAACATACTCTCTAGATAGCGAAGTTACACTAACCACAGGACAAGAAATACATTTTCACACATCGCTACTGAAGCTATCTGAGTACACTAAGAACCAGATTTACTTAGTAAGATACATACTTGTCGAAAGAGGTAATGAATTATTTATACACTTTGGCGTAGAGAGTCCCTTAATCTATGAAGGAGCAAAAGAAATCTCAGACGAACAGTTTTATGAAAACATTAGGGCATACAGGTATCGGTGGACTCCAGTCACTATAAAAGATGTAGTGGGTATGTACGTTAGCGGTGTTAATGCTGCCTCAGAGCAGAAAGAGCAAAAAAGTCTCTTGAGTAAATTATTTGAGTTTTTAGGAGGCAGTATATGGAAAAAATAACATTTGAAGATATACAAAACTATAAAAGTAATTGCGTAAACGCAAAAGAAACAGGACAAAAATTAAAGACTTTAGGCAACGAGGAGTGTGAAGAATTAATTCGCATTTGCAAAGCCTTTGACTGCGAGGTTTACGAGTTAACACACGAAGGCTCGGACGGTATTGAGTGGCTTGTGACTTGCCAGAAGATAACAAATACTCGTATCCGAAGACAAATCGAGAACATTAAAAAAGCGTGGGAGATATCCCCTTGGCAGACATTAAGGTATCTATTTGACTTTAAGCTAAAGAGCTACAAGGAAAGTATAGTAGCTAAGGAAAACGAAAAGCTCAAACAAGAGATAGAGGAACTTAAACAGATACTAGCAGAGACATTAGAGAACGACACATGACAGAAATATTAAAAGTATTAGTAGGCTCTAGGGCACATGGGTTAGCTGATGAAAACAGTGACTATGACTATAGAGCAGTATTCACAACTCCTACAAGAGAATTATTAAGCGTAGGCAATAAACCAGCAAACACTAGCTGGATAGAAGGCAACGAAGATAATACAGCATGGGAGTTAAAACATTTCTTATCTATGGCCCTACAAAATAACCCTACCATTTTAGAGGTGTTTGTCGCCCCAATAGAAGTTAAAACATATTTTGGCACTGTATTAAGAAACTTGCTACCACACATAATAAACCCAAAACTTCTTCTTAACTCTCATTTAGGGTACGCTAAGAATCAAAAAAATAAATTATTGCATGGAGACTGGGATCTAAATAAAGACAGGAAAGCTAGAAAATATACCTCTGCATGGCTTAGAGTAACTTACCAAGCACTGCATTACTTAAGACACGGCGAGTATATAATTGACTTTAAAGGTACAGAAGTTTATAAAAATTTACTTGACATAAGAAAAGCTAAAGACTATACTCAAGGAGAAGCAGTAAATTTATGTAATTACTATGAAGGTTTATTATTAGACTTTAGGGATTATGTAAACGATAAAAAGGCGGACTTAGAGTTAATTAATGATTTTCTAATAACAGTAAGAAGGGCAGATTTATTGGCAGACGAGGCAGAATATTATGGCTAAAGGTTTAGTAGAGTTTACAAAAAATAATGAGTGGTATACGCCTAAATGGTTTGTTGATCAGTTTGGTGTATTTGATTATGATCCAGCTACCACTAAAGAGAAAGCTAAAGAGTTCGGGATTGAAAACTTCGACACTATAGACACTGATGGCTTAAGTAAGGACTGGACGACATATAAAAGAATTTGGATAAATCCACCATTTACCATCAAACATAAATTTATGGAAAAAGCTTGGGAAACCTACAACCAAGCAAAGAATGAAATATATGTATTATTTCCTATAGAGTTCATAACCACTAAAAGGTTTTGCGGCATGTCTAGAGGGGGCAAGTTGTTCATTCCAGATGGGCGTATAAAGTTTGAAAGTGGTATAGGGGCTAATGCCAAGTCTCCTGCTTTTGGTTCAGTAGTAATGAAGTTACAGGATACTTGGGAGATACGGATGATTAGTTTAGGCGGTAAGGAGAAGGTAGGCACATGATAGAAATAGATTACACAATAGATAGATTCGAGAGAGTAAAGGAAGAAATAGAGGGAGGAAATAAATGAGTACTTTTAACACAGTATCTTTAGTAATGTTTACTTTGATTATGGTAACTGATATAATAAATGCTGCGGCAGGTGGAGATTACTCACAGACACACTATATATTAGGTGCTTTAGGTGCGGGCATAATAGCACTAAGTTACCTTTTTCTGTAAATTAGAATGATCCCAGCTAAAGATTTAACCATAAGGGAGTGTAAGGTTTCAGAGATTAAATCTTTTATTGAAAATAAACACTACTCTCACAGTATTAACGGAGTTAAAGTATCCTACTCTTTTGCAGTAGAGCATGAAGGGTATCTTGTAGGAGCGGTGCTGTTTGGGGCTATGTCTACCACGGCATGGAAACGCTTCGCCCAGAACGAGCATGAGGTTTTAGAATTGCGGAGATTAGTATTAGTAGACGAGACTGCAAAAAATTCTGAGAGTAGGGTTATAGCCCAGTGTATAAAGCATATTAAACAAACAGATCCTACTATCAAAGTAATAGTATCTTATGCGGATCCCTTATATGGGCATACAGGAATTATTTACAAAGCTTCTAACTTTGAGTATTTAGGCTTAGGTAGTAAAGACAAAGGATATTTAGATCCAGAAACAGGTAAAACTTACCATTCAAGAGCTTTAAGAACTAAACACAAAGGGGAGTATAAACCTTTCGTTAAAAGACTCAGAGAGAAGTTAGAACAAGGATTACTAACTCCTATAACATTACCTCCAAAACATTGCTATGTGTATAAATTGCACGACAGGAAAAGTCTACATTTTCGCCCAAAAGAAGGTGGTGTTTAGATTTTGCGGAGTTTTCGCCACAGTATCGCCCAAAAATAATTTTTGCGGAGTTTTTGCGGAGTATGTATTATATACATAATATATAGGATAAGATACTATATAACAGGTATAAACCGCAGGTAACGCTCATTATAAGATACTTTAAACTACATACGTACCTACCCTAGTAGGATACTCTATACAAGCATAGAGCAGAAGCAACTACAAGTTATCATATACTACATTATGTATGTATTTAGTGCAAAGATATTAAATTTAAAAGCTATAAAGTATAGTAACTTAATTATAGAGTAGGGAAAACTGCAAAGGGAACAGCAGACACAAAACCTGCCAGACTCCCCAAGATTTTTAAAAACGAATTAGTTTCGAGGCTCCCGAACTCCCATGATTTTTTAAAATGAATTATGTTTTTTATTAAGGTTGGATTTTTGGAGTTTTTTTAATGTGTAATACGTATTTCGGATTAAAAAATTTTATAAAAATTTAATAATTGGTGGAATATAGGCCCAGAGCGGCTTTTAGGGCTTCGGCTTCGGCTTCGGCTTGGGGCTTCGGCTTCGGCTTGGGGCTTGGGCTTCGGCTTCGGCTTGGGGCTTGGGCTTGGGGCTTGGGCTTGGGGGCTATTCTTTTTTTCAGTTTACTAAGAGATTGAAGATTTATCTCTTAATCTCTTTATGCCTTAATTATACTAAGGCTTGGTTAAGCTGTCAAGAGTTTTTTAAAATTTTTTTTCTAAAAAAAAGCTCTTTAGCAGCTAAATGTTTAAAAATCTCTAAGTTGCTCATACTTCTACTATGCCACAATTTTTAAATTTATAACAGCTTTTTTAAATTATTTTTTAGGGCCAGCACGTGGCCCAACAACTCCAGAACTGTATAAAATTTTATTCTTTAAACCCCGTCTAGGACAGCTTTCTAATTAAAGCCGTGGCCCAAGCACTAGAATATTTTAATAAGTTATTTATGTAGCAGGCCCAATAGTTTTATTTTTAATTTTTATATTTCTGAAAGTCTTTCTATGACAGGGTTACGCTATTAACTTATGGCCAAGGCCAGGCCCAAACCTATACTAGTTTATTTATTATAGGCCCGACACAGGCCCAAAGGCCTTAGTAAGGCCTGCTAAAATTCTATATAGGATAATTTTTAAACTTTTTTTTCTTGAGAGCTAAAAAACAAAAAAGAGCAGTAGGATAAGACTATCTTATTTAGCTTTTTAGTTAGATTGGGATACTAACTATCTATTTTTAAGCAAAAAAAAGCTTAAAAACACAATCCCAAAAAGGCTTTTAAGCTCTCTCTTTAAAATGCCCTATAAGCAATTAAAAAGGCAGTAGCCTAGTGTTTATACCTTTATATATTTTAAATCGTTACGCCGATAAGCTATAAATGCTATTTTTCATAACTATTTCTTAATATTGATCTGATATAAGGTAATTATGAGAATTAACCCTAATACTAAAATTAATAAAAGTTAATTTAAAATATCTTGCTAAGGCGTGTTAGCTATGATAAGATTATGGGTATAAGATAAATAGAGAGCTGATAAACTCTTAAAAAACAGTAAAAGGGGCCAATAATGGCAATAGTTAAAACTTACTCAAGCAGGGCCAAAGCAGCTCTTAATAAAAATTTAAATAGAGAGAAAATTAACAAAGTCCTAAAATACTGTAAAGATAATAATTTTTACGCAATTTTAGAAGATGATGAGTATTACGAGTTGTTTATTTATGATTTAAAGCATGAATTAGATGATGAGGAAATTATTAAAGATTATTATCTTAAAGACTTACCTCGTAACGCAGTTAAAAGCGTTAAAAATGTAGAATTAAAAAAATGGGATTTTAACTATAATTCCTGCAAAATAAATTTTGACCTAGATATGGAAAATAAAGATTTTAACAATCTTGCATACTGCTATCTTGTTCAAAATAAAAAAACTGATTCAAGAGCTTTTAAAATTCTTAAGAAATGCTTAAGAAATGGGTATGGCTTGCAAGGCCAAGAATTGCTTGGCACTTGTTGGGTTAACGTAGAAGTAGATGGTACGTATTACGAGTTAAAAGATCCTGACTCAGAAGAGATAACTAATTTGTATTTCGAGTTAGCCGATAGAATAAGATCCTCAATCGAGGATAAAATAAGTAATGACATGAGATCTCATAATAATTATTATTACAGTATTGACAGGTTTATTGACTATGCTACCGAGACAGAAGATCTAGACAATATTCTAGAATGTTTGCAAAATGCAGATTTTAAGGAATATTCAGAAATGATTAAGGAATTAGATTTAATTTAAAAAATAAAAGGAAAATAAACAAAATGGAAAATACACTAAATACACTACCTATCAGCATACTAACTAAAAAACAGAAAAAGCAAATAGTTAAACATTTTAGAGAAAATGATAAAAATTATACTCTCTTTATTAATTTACGCTTTGATGACGAATGCAATAATGGACATAATACCTTTGCTATAACAGGGTCTCTATATCAAGGGAGTTATAAAGTTGAGCCAGCAAGTGAGCAAAATTTAATAAGTTGCGGTTGCCTGCATGACGAAATAGCTAAATATGCTCCAGAACTTGCTTACCTAATAAAATGGCATAACGTATCCAGTGATGGTCCTATGCACTATCTAGCTAATACATTATATAATGTTGGAGATCTTGACTGTTGGGGCAGAAAGAAGGGAGAGCCTTATAACTTTACTAGAAAATTAAAATTTAATAACAGTCCATTTTTATATAAACCTAGTAGAGAATTATTAAATTTTATTGACTTAGTAGGAGTGGCCGCTGATTGGAAAGATTTTAAAATTGTTGAAATTCATCATAAAAACAGCAGACATAAAAACGAGTATCAATTCTCTCCTAAATATTCTTTTAACGGCATGGATACGGAGGAGTGGCACAGGGCCCCGTTTGATAGTGTACAAGAAGCTAATAATTTTGTAGCGGCTATGACTAATTGCAAAGTGGAAATAGTGCAGGAGCCAACTTCTTGGGGGGAAGGCAAAGACCGAGATTTTAAAGCAGCTAGAAACTCGGCCGTATGGCCCGAGGCCACAGATGAGCAGCTGTCACTACCCAAGGAAGATTTAAAAAAATTGTTACTAGAGCGTTTACCAGCTTTAATGCAAAATTTTAAATCAGATATGGAAAAACTAGGATTTACTTATTAGGAAAACAACATTAAAAATCTCTCATTTATCGTTTAGGGTAGGCAAACACTAATAAGTATTACTAAATGTATATTATCTAGAATTAGTGTTTTTAAAACCCTTTCAGTGACAGGGTTGTAGAGGTCATTCCTCTAGAATCAACGAAAATTAACAAGCCTGTATGAATATCTATCCATGCTAATTTTAATTGATTGTAGAGGATTTTCCCCTGAAACCCAATCCCTGACAGGCTTTCAGAACTGTATAAATCCCTAATAGATAAATGAGTAAATGTTAATATTAAAAATGGAGGTAAAAATGACGATAGAAGATATTATTAAGATAACATTAAGAGAGCAAGATATAGATAAAGTTGAAGATGAGCTCAGGTTAAGATACCGAATATGTATTAGCGAATCTGTACCAGCTCCAAGACTTCCAGATTTTTCAGAAAATATAGAACAGATTTACGAGGCTCTAGATAATATGTTAGACCTAATGGGTATTGACGAATTGAATGCTGATACTGCTGAAATTCTAGATAAGAAAGAAATAATAGAGAAAAATTTAGAATTTATTTACACAAATAATTAAAAAAAGGTAAAAACAATGAGTAAATACGATTTAGATGCTTTCAGTATATACGTTTTTATAAATGTATTGACAATTATCGGGGCAGTGCTTATTTTAATTTTTAATTTTTTTATAAGACCATATTTTTTTTAAAAGATATGTTAATATTTAAAAATAAAGGGAATAAAATAAAGGGAATAAAAACAATGACAGAAACAATCTTAGAAATAAATAGTTTAGATTTAGTTAACTGCCTTAGCAGTAGCCTGGATTATGTAAATACCAAATCAATTGGTATACTTAACAGTATTTACATATCCGGGGCTTACATAGCAGCTTCCGATAGCAGCAAATTGGTATTAACTAAATTAGGCCCTACTGATTCTACCAGTAATAATTATGTATTACTGGATAGTAAGGATGTAGCAGTATTAACTACTGCTTTAAAGGCTTTCAACAAGTTGGATAAAAAGGGCTTTAAAGTAACTATCGAAAAACTAGATAATACAGTTACTTTTAAAGTTTTAAACTGCTATAAAGAAGTTAAACTTACCTATAGTGCTGAGTCCTTGGACATTAAAGCTCCTAACTATTTAGGGTGCTTAATTGAAGATAAAAAAGTATTGGGAATTTTTAAAAAAAGTTCTTTGCTTAAAACTTTAAATGCTTTTAAAAATAAAAATGATTCAATTACTTTAAATGCAAAGGATTCTATAGATTTTGACGAAGCAACCAAGGAGGTTAATTTTTATGTTAAGGATTTATTAACTCTTGTTAAAACTTCTAATCAGGAAGGTATTCTACTTTATACGCATGCAGAAGGGGAGAGAATCCTTAAGAGTCCTGTATTCATAGAACAAGATAATATTACAGTTATGATTATGCCCGTTATAAAAAATAATGATTAAAATAGGTTAAAAACAATAAATAAAGGGAATAAAAAAACTATGCTAAAATATTATACGTTAAAAAAAGAAACACATGTTATAGGACTAACTAATAGTTATCATGACCTACCTATGCTTAAAAATCATGTCAAGCTAGGTTACGTGATAACTCAGGTAACTATCCCGAGTAATGTTCAAGATGGACACGGACGTACTTTATACAAAAATATAATATTAAAATAAAGGGAATAATAAAACTATGGATAACAAAATAACACTAGTACAATTCTTAGCAGCTATGGCCCTAACTATAGCAGCGTGGCATACAGCAGACTGGTTATATTGTATATGTATAAGTCCAGGCATACCATTTTAATAATATAGCATAGTATAGAGAGCTGGTAAACTCAACAAACAGTAAAAGGCCAAAATGAAAATAGATATAGAAAAATTATTTCCTAGCGGGGATATTATTTTAACTACCCATTATAAAGGGGTATTTTATAAAAAAAGGTATGCAGCTTATAGTTTAACAGAAGCCAAAAAACTATTTAGGCGGCATGTAAAAGAGCAGGCTAATTTTTTTGAAAATTAAATAAAGTTAATAAAAGAATATTTTTAAATATTCTTAACCACTTATTAACTTTATGTGTTAATATTATAGGTATAAAGGAGCTGAAAAATTATGAGTAAATTATGTAGAAAGTCTGGAAGTTGCCTAGTGTATAAACTAGTAGGATTTACGGGGACGTTTGCTATAATACGGCCGTATGACGTGTATTCTAACCGAGTAGTTAGAAATTCTCCTGCTGAGAGAGTATGGTTCAGCGATTTAATCGCAGTAGAGATGTAGTAGCAGGGGCCCTAACTCGGGCCCTTAAAAATAGATCCTAGTATCTTAAAACTAGGTAAAGGAGAATAAAAAATGTTATTTAACACTATATACAAGGGGACAAAAGAGCGGCAAGTCTCCCCCGATAGAATCGCTAGTATTAGCGATTATGAAGGTTCGGAGGAAGATAGGTTATTTGATCTAATAGATGACCATCTGGCCTATGTTAATAATTGGGACGGGACTCCCGATTTTAGCTCTTGTGACAGGGAGCTAGAAGATATTAAAGACCTAGATAAATATATTCTAGTTGTTATTAATAATCTAGGAGACTATGTGCGAGTAAAATTACCTTTATCTAAACTGTTAGAACTAAAGGAGACTATAATTTCTTTAAAAAAATCCTTATAATCTTTTAACGATTTATTAGCATGTTCTTAACCATAGCTTAATTTTATATGCTAATATAAGAAGTATAGAGAGCTGAGTAAACAGCTAAAACAAATCTAAAAGAAGTAAATTATGGGAAAAAATGCAGTGCTAAACTTAATAAGAGCTACTAAAGCTACTAAAGCTAATTTAGCTTTACTAGCTAAAATTAAAGCCACTACCCAAGAAGCTGAGCAGATGGGTATAAAATTCATAGAGTTCACTTCTGCAGAAATGGCGGAGGTAAATACCTGGATTAGGTTAGCTAAGTCTAACTAATCCCCAATAAACCCCCCCAAGCCTAGCCCCCCCGCTAGGCTTTTTTATTGCTTATATTTCTGCTTATCGGCATAAGCTAGTAAATTTAAAAAAGATACATATGTAGCAACTGCAAGATTTTAACCCCTAAGCCGATAAGCAATTTTAATACAATCCCATAAGGCCGCATAACACTAACAAGTATTAAATAAAGTTAATAAACTAAAAATATATTACTTTCTTAAGCAGATCTTAATTAAATATGTTAAAATAGTAGGTATGGAAAATAAATTAATTAATAGAGTAGTACAAATGAACGATTCAATAATCATTGATGGATACCGTCAAGTTGTTTATATAACGGCTAGCGGTAAGACGCTAGTGCATTTTGAGTGCTAAGGGGTATAAACAGGCAGAGGTCTATTTTCACGGCCTCGCAGGTAATACCCTATCTATAACAGATAGGAAGACAGGGCTTAGCTTAATATAGCCTTAGGCCCCCCGATACACTATAAAAGAGTTGAGAAGTTAAAAGATCTCAACTCTTTTTTTATTTTGTAAAAGTAATAACAATGTAATTACTTAGCTTTTTATACCAGCTCTTTTTATATAACTTTCTCGGGCCCAAAATAGCTTAGAACCTTCATCAGTAAAGAGTTTTAAGAATATCTATAAGGCCTAATATTTTACTTAGGGCCTAAAATAGCTTAGAACATGCTTAGATAAAGGATTTTAGAAGTATTTATCGGGCCTTTTATGGGCCCTTGTACTTGTAGGGGAGATATTTAAAAAGTATCCAGTAGTAGGGATATTTTAAAAGTTTATTCCAGCTCTTTATATTCCAGTTCTTTTTTAAAAGCTTTTCAGCTCTTTATTTCAGCTCTTTTTTACGGCTCTTTTAAGAGCTTATCAGCTCTTTTTTATGGCTTTTTTGGGGCTTTTTATGGCTTTATTGGGGGGGCTTGTATGTTGCGGGTAAAACTTTTTTATATGGCTTTTTACAGCTTAAAACCCTTTCCAGCAAAGGCTTTCAGAATGAAATATATAAATCTCGGGCCCCAAAATACCCATTTTCCAGTAAAAAATCTATATTTACGCTTTACAAATTAACAAAATAATTTACTTATCGGCTAGGAGCGTAATAAATACCATAGCCTAGTATTTATACCTTTAGACCTATTTTCGTTCGTCCTAGAGCCTTCTGGCCCTGTCTAAATTCCCAATAATCAATGTATTACACTTTAATTAAGAGCATAAAGCTACCGCTTCCGTCTCTACTCTGTAGATGTAAAAAATCGGCCCAAGCATGGAACTTTCCCTACTCTTAAGACACTGAAAACCAGTCTATAAAAGGCTTTCACGACAATAAATGGGCCAGTCATTTAAAGTTTAAATTCGCTGAAAAGCACTACTGGACATAATTCTAATGATAGATGTAGAATGAAAAACTTGCTATCAGTTGTAACCCTTTCTATAACAGGGTTCTAGCGATATATAAAGTGCAAATCACTGTATCGGCTAATGTAATAAACTTTAAAATATCAATCTAGGACTTTTAAAAGTCCTGATTAAAGCTGTTAAGAAACTTATTTCAGAAATTAGGTTAAAAACAGTCCAGTTCTTATCGCATACTCTTACTTGCACAAGATAATATGCTTATTTTGCTTTGCGTAAAACACTATAAACCGTATAACCTAGACTAGGAGCCATTATCCCTTTCTTACTTAGTAAAGATAATACAGTGTTATCTTGAACTGATAAAAAGCCTTCAAAATGTCATAAATTTCACGCCTTGCGTGCCTTTGCTAGCCGATAAGCATATTAGCTTGCGTGCAATTATCTTGTTAGACCTTTGAGGATTCTCTTTATACGTTGTTTCGATATTGAAGTATATATTTTCTAGTTTTTGCGTGAATTCGTTTGCTATGGAGCCTTGCAGATAGTCCAAAATCATTGAATAGCCATGCTTTTAAGGGACCCAGTTTAGAGTCAAAAATCGGTAATACGTATTTACGTGAAAAGTAGCCTAAGACACAACCCCACAAAAATTTCAAATCAGACGCTACATCCGAAAAGAATTAAGCCTCAAAAAAGACATACCGAAAAGAATTAAACTCTTTAAAATTTCAAATCAAACGCTACATCACTCTAAAAAATACGCTCAAAAGCCTCAAAAAAACACACACAATAACCCCAAAGCCATTTCAGAATTTAGAAAAAACACAATCCCCAAAAAAATTCCTACATATTTTTAAAATCAGACGCTACGCCCGAAAAGAATTAAGCCTCAAAAAACGAAACGGGATTCCCCATATCGGTATGTCATAAAAGAAATAAACCTCAAAAAAGACACATACAGTAATTCCAAAAACCACTTCTAAAATCCCAAAAAACCTAAATACCTAAAAAATTCCCCAGAAAATTTTAAAACCAGATGCTACATTACCATATGGTTTGAGAGGTAAATTTTATGTTATAATAGCTGTATGTTAACTTTTACAATCTGCACCTTATTAATCCTGTTTATATTTTCTCTAAATGTATGTGAGGGAGATTTCTTTTTATCTTTACAAATTGCAGGTATATTAGCATTTGCAGTATTTATTGTTTCTTTGATGTTTATTTTTTATTTTATTATATTTTCTGCTTTAATTTTATATATTAATCAGGGAGTTATGGAAAATGCTGATATTGCTGCTAGTATTTTAAGTACTATAGCAACTGCAATTTGTACTGGTATAGGACTTAAACAGTTGAATGGGAATTAGGTAATCCTGAAGGAGTAAATAAATGATCGAATTAAACCTAACCTACGAAGAAAGTAAAAAGATACTAGATTTAGGATATGACTTCCGTAGAGTATCTAACGTATTTGTAAATGAACAAGGACGGTTTTATAACCGAGCTAATAACTACCTAGCTGTAGCTAGAGATATAACACTTTATGAGATAGATCAAAGACCAGATACTCTACCTGCTTTCTTTAGGTTTATAGATCATTTAACTCCAATTATTCCTAAAGGTGCACTTGAGGCATGTCTACCTGAGTATGAAGGGTATGAGCATGACAGTGAAATCACCTATACATGGGCTGGACACACCGCAATGAAAAGTGTTTGTTTTATAGATGAGTGCACTCCTCGACATATAGGCATAGGTATAGATGAATACTTGTATAGGACTAAATCAGCTTATGAAGCATTTGTATGGTGTCATGAGCATTACCCCAAAGAATTAAAAGATAAATTTAATGCCTACAGACTTGATCTTATGTAATACTGAGTATATGACTTTACCTGAATTTGTTAAAGAATTACAAGACAAATATAAAGGGCACAAAGATGCCTTACTAGACTACTATGGCGAGAATCAAGGAGCTTACCAAGTAATAATAGAAAATGAATCTTATTACTTCTCTATGGAAGTATGGAAGAATAAAGAGCTTACGGTTTACGTAGAAAATAAAACTAAGCAAGAAGATATATTAGAAGAAGACCTAGATATTAGTGCAGAATCTTTTAGTTTAATTAGGGGTATACTAAAGGAGTATTTCCCTCAAGTATGTTAGTATATTAGTTATGAATCAAGAATTTTGTATAGTAGTTGTAGTTACTTTATTAGTGCTTTTTTTCTTTAAAGTAAAAGAGAAACTTAAAAGGTCTAAAGGATCTTGATTATGGATAAAAATGTGAGGTTTAAGGAATGAGCACAATAGCGAATTTAGAAATATACTTTAGAAATTACCAAGATTGTATTTCTCAATATTTCTGTGAGGAGGACGAAATTTTATTCATTTGCAAAAAAGAAATTAAAAAAAGAAAGATAGGTAGTGATAAACCTTTTAAAACTGTTTTTATTGGCGGTACAGTGGAAGAAACTAAAGCTTTCATAGATGGCGTGCTCCATGTTCATTTTACGATGAGCAAACGGACAAAAGAACTAATAGGCGGTAAAAATGTGAGGTTTAAGGAATGAGATTTTTGATTAACTTTTTAAAAGCACTTGGAGTTTTTACGATTTGGGGGCTGGGTACTCATCTAATTTTTAAGTTTTTAAAAGCTTATGTTATGTGGCTTGAGCCTTATTTAGGTTGGATTCTTGTAGGGCTTTTAGTCGTTTGTATTTGTGCCCTAGCTGCTTCTTGGGCTTGCCGTATGGAGGATTTAAAATGACAAGAAAAAACTACCTTAACGCAATGCTGGAAGGCTCTTTAATTATGGGATTAGATCAGACCTATGGGGAACACCCAGTGATGGGCTGGATAACGAAATTAGTTCTACTTATGTTTATAATTATTTGCATTTATGTAAATTTGAGGGATGATGAATAAAGAATTTAAAAAGCTTTTTCCTTCTTTTGTCAAGCAAGTAGATACTAAGAGGGAGTTATTTATATGATTACTTTAGACGTTATCGAAAAAATATTATTGGAAACTACTGACGGGTATTTTAGAGTATCTGAGCTTAATACTAAAGCACCAAAAGAAAGCAGATGGAGTTACATCTTTTACGACCAAGTAAAGGATAAGTACTATAGATTTGAAGGATTCTCTATAGATTGCAAGTCCTTGGATTCTGATACTGTGGATTTTAAAGTAATAAGAAATTTAAAATACGATAACTTTAAAACAGTTGATTTTCATTTTAGGGAAGTGGAAGGTGGTTGGGGCTTGCGAATCGAACATTGCTCCGATTTGGTAAAGACACATTCTTCTTTAGACTTCGACTCCAAAATTAAAAAACCTTGGCTAAGGAATATACACTAAGGCCGTGTTATAATATTACTTGTAAGGGCTGATATATGAATCCTCCTAGCCCTTACATTATGCGAATGTAGCTCAACGGCAGAGTAGCAGTTTTCCAAACTGTTGGTTGTGGGTTCAAGTCCCACCGTTCGCTCCATAATGCGTTCTTAGTTTACCTAGTAAAACAAAGGTCTCCAAAACCTTAGTAGAAGGTTCAAGTCCTTCAGAACGTGCCATTACATTTCCCTAACGACTAAAATAATTCCCTTTACGGAAATATCGTCACAAAAGTTTACTAAGTTTGTGACAAGTCCACTTTTAATAGACCTAATATAATAAATCTAAACCGTGTGCTATAATGTAAGTTATGAGACCATATATACAAGGACTAGACGAAATAGAATTTTCTAATTTAATGAGAAACTGGTTTAAACACGGTGAGTTAGAGGCTGCTGTAAGTAGAAAACTTAGTAGAGCGGATGTGCAAGCAGAACTTACTAAGAATGATTACGATCAGATAAGATTACATCTTCCTAAGGTTATATCTTACATAGAAGATACTATAAAAAATGAATTATACGGCTATGCTAAAGAGCTAGAAGAATCTAAAACAAAGTTAGAATCATTCTTAGATGGAGTAGAGTTTGCACTTAGACCTACTGATAAAGAAGATGTTTAACGCTACTGATTATATCTTTATAACCATTATCACCTTTATATCATTTGAGTTGATACTGTTTCTCCTATAGTATTTATCGCAAATTTATACTTTTTTTGCGACAGAATAATACTCAATAAGCTATCCTAGAGCGGTTAAAGCCTTCCGTAAGAAGCGAGGGGGGGGGTTAGCCTCTCACACCCCTAACTCTTGTGTGGACTTTAATTTCCACTCTACCACAGCCTCGCAATTACTATGCGAATAGAGCCTACTATGATTAACCTCTCCGATCCAAACCACATTCTTAATAGGAAGTACAAACTTTTCTATTTCTTCTGGCTTAATATCAAACACCCTGGAGCTATTATCTTCTATAAAGCTTTTTACCTGCGACAGAAGTAAGCCAGTCATTCTGTAAGGATCAAGTGCCAGTTTTAAATCATGCACTCTTTGGTTATGTTGTTCCCAGTCCCCGAAACGTCTACTGCTTGTCTGAACATCTACGAAGTACCCTACTTCCCACACAACCCCTAAAAAAGAAAATAATGAAACTGTATTATGCGATCTCATTCCTTGTTTAGTCCTATATAGTATCTCTTCTGTAGTTTCTTCTCGCCAGTTACCCCCAGTCCAATGAGAAAGACACATAAGAGCATCTAGGTGATGAATGATCCGATCAGTCTCCACCCTGCACTTAATGTCGTGTTTAACCTTGACGCAGGCATCATCTACTAGTTTGTAAATATTATCCATGGTCTTTAATTATGGAAGGACAACTATACCCATAAGCCCCTTCAAAGTTTGCTCTCCACTCCACACTATTACCATATCCTATGATGCCGTTATTTAATTTATATTTTACATCTCTAGCATTATTCACTATGGTCCATTTTTGAGGTACTCCATCTGTGTATACGTCTGGACGTAATAAAGTTTCTTTAATTATAGATAGAAACAGTCTTCTATGTCCCTCCGCATCTAATGGATGTAGAATTTTCCCGCTATCTAAATACCTCTGAGAATCTTTATAATCACTACCATTAAAATCACCATAATCTCTATCATACGTGTAAATGCTAAGTATTATGTCTGGGCAGTCTGGTACGGTAATCACTCCTATGCACCAGTTCTCTATCCTGAGATTTCTATTAGAAAGATAACTAAGAGCCTTGTCTAACCTATCCGCATACTCATCACCCTTAGAGTCTAGCTTTGCGTTATTAGAATAGTGTTCACATCTTTTTTTTATTAACCTATCAGATAGAGCCTCTTTAGAAACTCTATCCGATATTTGGTCAACTGTTAAGTAGATATTATCCATCTACCTTGTCGTATTTTTTAAGTACGATAGCTTGCAGTTTTTCATTGCTCTCTTGCACCTGCTTAAACATACTGTCTCTAGACTCAGTAAGCCTTTGAATCTCTTTACTGTATCTCTCAATAGTATTCTTTTCTCTTTCCTCTGCATTTGCAGCATTTAACTCTGCCTTAGCTAAATTATTCTTTAAGTCTTTAATTATACTTTCGGCAGTAATTTGGTACTCCTTATGCTCCGCATCCAGCTTAGCAAGCTTAGCTAGATATTCAGACTCACCCACTGTCTTAAGGGCGGTATTCTCAGCTATTAGTTTCTCGATCTCTACTTGTAAAGTAGTGATTTTGTTAAGTTCTGTAGAAAGTTCCATTTTAACTCTAGTAGAAACATTACTTAACTCTAACTCTAATTTTTTCTTATCATTCTCCAAAGCAGAAATTTTATAAGACTCTTGTCTTATAGCCTCATGTTTAGCATCTTCGATCTTTTTATCTCTTGCATCTGTAATATCTTCAATCTTTTTTAAAAGACCTGCGTTAGTTGCGTTAAGATCTCTGATTTCTCTACGTTGTCTCTCTGCTTCACTATCTCTTTCGGCTAGTAGTTTTTTTATTTCTTCTAATTCTTTACTGTAAAACATTTAATTTTCTCCTTTGTTTTGTTTTTATCATAGCAGATTTGCGGTGATTAAACAATCTACTCACCGCCTATCCTATAATACTCTTTCACAGCTTCATGAAAAGCTTGCTGCAACTCCAATAGGCTCTCTGCCTCGTAAGTCACTAGTGCATCGATAGGACGATCTTTTATACTTAGTAAACTACCGTGCCAAGTCTTGGTTTCGTTTTCGTGCTCCACAGAGCCTACTACGTCCATATACTCCTTAAAGCTTCTAGCCAACATTAACTCACATCCTTTATTTTTATGTTATCACTTTCAATCAGCCATTTGATATTTTCGTAATGTTTTAAGTATCTATCCAAGCTGACATAGAAAGGTCTAATTTTAGTAAAAAGTATGAATCTATTATATTTATTTTTGTAAGCAGACAGCATAGAATCAGGTAGGGCATAATCATTACTGTAGTAAGTTCTTATTTCTGGCAGTCCTTCTTCCTTAGCATAGTAATTGTTAAATATGTCGGCGATCAGGCTTCTATCATTCTTATCGTTCACATCTAAGAAGTCATTTCTTTTAGATAAAATCCTATACTGTTTGATCTTATCTAACGCTTGAGCATGATCCAGATTATAGTGGTTAGTAGTAAAGGCAAGCTCTATATTAACTTGTCTAGATTTAATCTTATTAAAATTTATTGTTATCATTTGATCTCCTTGATTTCAGTAAGTTTGTACACCTTGCCATTCACACCAATAGCTGATAAATTAAACCACCAATAAGGCATGTCTAAAATAGCACTAAAATTTGCAATACTGACTCTATCATAAAAGTTATCTCTGTCTTCCTCACTCACGTATAAAATTACCTCATCTGATGTAACGTCTATAGTTTCTCCATTATTTAGTATTAGCTGCATTAGAACCTCCTTTATAATTTTCTAAGCTATTAGTAAGTTTTACTAATATCTCTTCAGCCTCTTTCACGACAGAGTCTAAAACTTGCTCCTCTGAAAGTAACTTCTTAATAGACTTTACCATAGTTTCTTCTGCATAATCTCCAGAGAGAAACCACTCAACGTCATGCAAGACTTCAGCTACTTTAACTAAATGATCTTTAAAAGCTTTTAGCTCTGGTATTTTATTAGTAAAAGATTCTCTAGCTATGTCGTGAGCCGCACTTTCTACCTTACAATAAATATAATCTAAACTTCCTCCGCTCATTTGTTACCTCCTTTGTCAAGAATTGCTTGGATAGTTACTGGGTATTTATCTTTAATCAAGGACATAGCTGCTTTAGCTAGCTCCTGAATTTCCCACTGAGCATGAGTATCCACCCTAGCTAAGTACCAGTGCATGAAGGAGCGTAGATTGCAAGTGGCCCAGAACTCTGTAAAGAATCCAAAAGGTAAAATCATTCTAGCCTGTTCTCTGGCTACACCTTTCTCTAATAATTGCTTATATGCAGAGTGAGCTACTTTGTAGCTATTATTATATATGTTTTTAATATGTGCAGCATCCTCTTCTGGAAACTCAAAATCTGTACTGGCTTGCTTGGAGGACTCGTGCTGCTTTCTTATATTTTGCGGAGTGTAGAACTCCTCCTCCATCTTGCAGTACCTATAAGAGGTCTCATTAAAAGACCATGATTTGTGCCTCATCCACTGAACTGCTAAAGGCTTAGGACACCTTACTCTAAAAGTAATATAATTATGCTCTAGCGTAGAAACGTGGTTATGGTTAACTAAATACTTAATTAATTTTTTATCAGCCTCATCTAGCTCTGTTTTTACTTTAGAATACGAGATCCTAGCTGCGTTAATCACGTCTAGGTCGCTACCAGAGGCTCTTATTAATTCTACCTCACCTATTCCGTGATCTAATACTATCTTAATGGTTTCTGTCATAATTCTCCAACATTTTTCTATCTACGTAATTTCCTAAATCTTTAATCTTAATACCTATCCAGCTAGTAGGAAATGCGGTGTACACAACCCACAAAACAAGCGGTATTAAACATAATAGCATAGCTATAAAGGTTCCTAGCATAGTAGCTAGAACTGGTATGGCTACACAAACTCCAATGATCTCCATTATTTAGTACCCCCTAAACTTTCGTGGTAATAATATTCTGGATTAACTTCTAACATTTTCTCTTTAAACTCTTCAGCTTCGCCCTCGTATCTAAGAAATAATTTATGCTCTTTAAGTATCTCCTCCTGCAAAGCTAGTAGTTTATCTGTCTTATTGTGTATAGCTAACTCGTTTAATGCAGCCTCTACTTCAAGTAACTCTACTTGATTGACTATGTTAGTTCTTGCATCACATTCAGGCATAGTGTTAGCTAAACTTCTAATCTCTTTGATTGTTTTGTAGGCTTCCTTAACTTCGGTAGCAAGTTCTTTAACTCTAGTAAATCCTGTTAATAATTCTTTAAGCTTGTCGTTATTCATAATTTCTCCTTTTTGTTTTCCTGCTTTCATTATAAACAATAAAAGTTAAGATGTCAATAAGGGATTATTAATTTTTATTTTTTATGCCTAATAAATATTCTTTTATACATGTGCTTCCCATTTGGTAAAGTAGCATGTGAATTACCTTTGGGGTCAATCATTACACCTCCAGAATAACCGCGGCCATTATCTTCTGCCATACCAATTATTTCAAATTGATCAGGCGAGTATTTATCCAAAAATGTAATTGGCACACCCATTATGCCATCATAATCACTTGGAATAGCGTCAGTGTATGGAATTTCAATTGCATTGTAATTGTCATATCTTTCATATTTCTTCCCCTTCACATCCTTGTGTGAGCTGAATTTAATATTGTCAGCCATTGTCATTAAGGGTAGCGGTTGGTGTCTTTTACCGTGGTCTAAATTTGTAAGCCAAAGGCAATTATTTGTCGCCACTATTCTATTACCATCTTCATCAATTCGTGCCTCAGTACCATATAATTCATACGATTCTGGAACAATAAACCCAGAAATCCATCGCCCCATACCCGTACCTAACCATATTTTATTCTCTCTAATTAAGGGAAAAACTTCCTTATAAGTAATAGCGTTAATATTTCCAATGATTAAGAATTTCTTGTCGTAATCAACAAGCTGCTTTACAAATTCTCGGAAAAGACTAAATGGTGGATTGGTTACTACAAAGTCGGATTGTTTCAATAACTCAATAGATTCTGCACTGCGAAAATCACCGTCACTATCCAAAAGTGTCCATTCGTTCTTCTTGTTTTGTTTTAGTTGTAACGCAACATCTTTTAGGCTGAACTCACCGTCATCATCTATGTCGCCAATTGAGTTTATAATAAATTTATTGGCTGTTATTTTAGGGCGACCTTTTTTTTGTTTGACAGTGTCATCGTCACCAAACAATCTTAATTGAGTATTAGCAACAGGTGAGGGTCTATAACTTGTTGTAATGAGCCGTTTTAACCCAATTCGTTCAAAGTTCAATATGAAATAACGAAAAAAATTACTTTCAAACGGGTCGTCACAGTTACAGTAAACTACTTTATCTCTGAATGTGTCAGGGTTATACTCTAGATAGGCTTCAACTTCTTTTTGAATGTCAATATATTGCGTGTAAAATTCATCACTTTTTGATTTCTTTGCTTTATGCAATAATTTGTTTGCCATATTAACTCTAGTTTAGCCTACTAAACTAAAACTCCTCTTCTAACAATTAACCCAAACATATCTTCAATCCCCCTATTATTCCATCTAAAAGCAAACTCATTCGGAATCATCCCTTTAAGCGTGAACTCATGTTGTAGTTTTATCGCCAGTGGACGAGAACAAGAAACGAGCAACTATAAAAGCTAGCCCAAACATTTCACACGCACCACTAGTAAGTAGAGTTATTAATACGCTATCGCTATATTGCACATGGTACAAGTTGTGATTATGGTAAAAAATAGCACTTAAACAGAACAATAAATTTGCACAAGTCAATAAGCATATAGCTAACAAAATATAGTTACTCCAAGTTTGCCGCATTCCGAGAATATCAGCTTTTTCTTTTATTTCTAATTGTCTCTGTGCCCTTGCTGCTTCTGCTGCTGCTTCTAATTCCCTTAATTGCGAGGAATCTTCCTCTTGTGCTAAGTTTGGTGCATCAATTTCTGTCTCTAAGAGACTGATTATCTCTTTATCCTTACTAACACTTAAATTCGTCATCAAAAGGATTGCCTTCTTGAATTTCTTCTTCTAGGTAAGTGTTTCTTATCTTAGACCTAAGTAAATGCTTAAGCCTGTACGTCATAAAACTTAGACTGACCCCAAATATTTTTGATAATTTTACCTCATCTCCACGTAGCCTAAACTGGTATTCCCTGCAAACATCATCTAACATGTATTCAGGTATTAATAAACATGCAGCAAAAAAATTAGCCTCCCTCTCTTGTTTATCATCATTATTAGAAAAGCTATCTAACCTATACAAGACATCTTCCGTCTTGTACCCTAACAGATAATGTCCTAATTCGTGAGCGGCTGTAAACAATTGCCTTTCCGCTGGTTCTTCCTTGTTGATAAATATAGTTTTCTTCGCCTTATCTAACGCACCAGATACGTCCTTGAACTCTTCCTTACTCGGGCTAAAATAAATTATTTTGAGTCCATTTTTGTTAGCTAAATCAAAAGGGTTTACTATTGGCTTCTTGATTTTATAAGACTCTAACAAACGATAGGCAATCTCTTCCACTACATTTTCCACTAAACCACCTCACTCACGTGACCCACGCCTCTCAATACATGAGAAATAACTGGAACAGTAAAACCATTACCGATCATCCTGTATCTCTGAGTTTCACTAACCCCCTCTGTATACCCTTCTGGTAAGCCTTGTAGTCTTTCACATTCTAGAGTAGACAATCTCCTAACTATCGGTTTTAGTTCATTAGTTACTAACTCCTTCATTTCATAAAGTCCAGTCTTAGCTCCTTTACCTCCTCCGTTAGCGGATAATGTTACCGATTTACCTTCTACGGAGTAAACTCTATTCCCTTGCCCATAACCTTTGGTGTGGTTTTTACTTGGAACGCCCCCTAAGAAAACAGGTTTAGTAAATATCATCTGCCTATTGCCGAATAAAAAATAATCATTAGGACATACTTTATGGTAACTAGCCGTGACGCATAACGACTTGTGCCTCTCAGTAAACCCACTATCTAACACATCTTTTAGTAAAATACCTCTATCTTCTGGCTGAGTTACGTTAGGAATATTAGTCCAATAATATCTCTTACGAGACTGAGCTGTAACAAGTGCAGAATTTATCATAATAGGTTCTACGCCTAAAGCTTCTGTTATCTTATCTCTATCAGAATGTTTCATCGAAGCCACATTCTCTATTAAAAAATACTTAGGTTTTACAGTACTTAAGACCCTCAAAGCTTCATAAAATAAGGTGGATTGCCCTTTCTCTAGTCCTGATTCTTTCTGCCTCGCTGCTATGGATAAACTAGTGCAGGGGAAGCCTGCACAAATTAAATCTATTTCGCCAAGCTCTAAAAGTTTAGCCTCATCTAATAAGGTAATATCCCCCAACTGGATTATGTTTGGATGATTTTTATTAGCTATCTGCATAGCAAATTTATCTATCTCAGAAGCATAATACTTACTCACTTGTATGCCAGCTTCTTTCAAAGCTTGATAACACATCCCGCAACCATCAAATAAACTTAAAACTCTCATAACCTACTCCACATACTGTATACCAAATCCTACATGCTTACACTCAGGAGCTAATAATTTTCTAGCCTGATCTAACTCCTGATAAACTAAAAAATATTTATCTAAGTAACCTTCCAGATCGTCTGATCTGGTCATCACTGTTATGACTATTCTATCTTCGTTTATTTCATCTTCAGGATCAAAGTCTACATCTATTTTAAAATCATCTTCTGGTGGAAAGTGTTCTGTAAACATATCATAAAACTTAAGCAGTAACCCATGCAGTTTTTGGTCGTTTATAATTCCTGTAGCTGCATCACTAGTCTTGGTCATAAGATTAAGTATCTTATTCTCGTCTATTAGTTTATCTACAAGTCCTTGCAATTCCTCCATAGCCACTAATGACTCGGTGTCTGCACACTCTTCAGTGTAGGCCCTATGCATAACAGCGGCAAATAGCTCTTTAATTCTTTTAGTCATTCGATGTACCCCCTCCCCCAAACATTTTCTGCAAAACCCTTCTAACATTACTGTCTGCTATAAAGTAGTGTGGATTCTCTCTATCGTATCCTATGATTCCTGCCTTAATTAAGGCAGAGGATAAGGCTCTTTCTTGTTTGTGTACTCCCTCGTGAGTTTCGGCATCGAGAAGGTGAATGTTTTTAGGATCTGGATTCATTCGATCTAGGTCAATGTGGTGCCTCTGCAACAGTTTTCTTTGCTTTTCGGACATCCCCTTAACTTGGGGATTTGTCTCCAATACCTCTCCTTTAGAGGGGTATAGACGGCCTCGTGAACCGCTCCAATCAGGCATATAATCTGGGTATACTATTTTCATATTTCAACACTCCTAAAATCTAAATTAATATTCTTATCTATGTCCGAAACAAATTTAATCTTCCTACCTTTTTTGTTTTTAAGGAAAACCGCAGTCGGCATATTCACTGGCTTGTCTTTAAACTTGTTCCAAGCAGTTAAATCTGCAAACATTGGATTTACAGCTTCGAGTCTAATCTCATAAGTTCCTTTCTTTAGTCCGTAAACAGTAAAGCTTCCATCACCAGCTCTTAGACCATCTATTTCAACATTCTGAGTCCAGTCTGGATTCTCTAAGTTAATAAAAGTTAATCTAGCAGCCTTAACTAAAACACTGTTCCAAGTTACTACTCCAGATACAGTAGTAGTATCCTTATCTTGGGGCAATCCTATGACTTCTCTGAACTGAGCTACATCTTCTTGCATGATCTTAGCTTTACCTAATGCTGGGGTAGGGTACATGATTGGCACTGATTCTCCTATCTTGCCCATTACCCACTGTCTTTTTTTAGATCCTTTAAATAAGTAATCATATTTGACCGTATCGCCTTGAGAATGATTTAAAAAATAGTGCAAGAACTCATGCACTAATACGTTAGCTTTAGCATCTACGGTTAAATCTTCTCTATCTAAAAAGAAACTGACTAGCCTAAGATTGCCACCTAAAACTTCATACATATTTTTGTTTTCATCCAATCTAAAATTATCTTTTTGTAAATTAGCGTAAGCCAATAAAGCTCTAAAATAAGGGGTATCATTAGGGTAGATGACAGCGAAATTAAACCAATCATCTACTCCAGTTGCAAAGGCAGCCTCATTTTCCACTATCTCATTTTCCAGAACACCTGCGGGTAAACCTAATAAATCTTTTTCTATTTTTAATAACACTAAATCTCTAATCGGCTTTGGTATATCCTCAGAAAATCTAAACTTAGGTAGCCTTAATTTATTTTCATTAACAGGTTTCCAATAAGTATATTTTAAATTCTCTTGGTAGCAGGTGTTATTTCCACAAGTAAAAGCACCATCACCGTTCCATGTGGCCCTAGAAGTTTTAAAGTTAATTTTAGTATGGTAAGAGCAAGCCATTGCCTTGCTACTTAGAAGCATTAAGCTTATAATTAATATTAATCTTTTCATTGTTTGTTTTCCTTTACGCTTTCATTATACCACAAAGTTAGATATAATAACTTCATTTCCTATCTTACAGGAATTACCCCCTGCGTTATCCATACCATATCTTAAATTTATTAACTCTTTGTTAAAACCTTTGTAAGCTTCACTTACCCACTCGCAGTTATCATAAGACATAAACCATTTAAACTTAGCTCTGTTTCTTAAGAAAAGTTTAAGTTCTTGATGGTTAAACTCATCATGTAATTTACCTCTGAATCCATAAAGTTTTTTAGCTGTATAGTATGGAGGATCTAGGTAAACTAATGTATCCTCGTTATTATAATTAGCCAAAAGATCTACAGCGTTCTTGTTAAATACTGATACTTTTCTGTGACTAAACAGTCTTACGCAATCTGACAATCTCTCTATAGAGGATTCTGTAAACCTGCTTTTAAATGCAGATTCAGAGTAACCTCCACTATCTGCTGTGCCAGAGAAAGTAATTCTATTAAGTATAAAGAATTTAGCCGCTTGCGTTAGTATATCTTTCGATTCAAAAATCCTACAGAGCTCATAAAGAGCTTTACCGTTATCTTGAAATCTAGCTTGGATTTCTTTTACTTTAGCTACTAAAGGTATGCTCAACGGCAAGAAATCTCCAACATAAGCATAGTCGCAAACCTCTTTCCAGAAAGCATAAACTCCTTCATGTTTATCGTTAAGAATATATTGCTTTTTAGGATGCAGGATCATAGTATTAATACCTATGCTCGCTCCGCCTGCGAAAGGCTCTATGAAAGTATCAAAATCCCCTTTAGCTACATACTTCTCGAATAGATTAAAGTATTTAGATTTACCACCTGGATATCTTATAGGGCTGTTAATCTTTTTTGGCATTATTCGTAATCCCTTATAGAATGTACAAATGGAAATCTAGGTATTCCGTCTGGGGTGTAGTTGAAAAATACTACTGTAGCTTTTTTACCAATCACTGACTTTGCATTATTTAATAGCTCAGCCACAAACTCTCTATCCCCTTTTATATTAGAGCTAAATGTTCTACCATCTGAAAGTTTAAGGGTAGCATTGCCTGCTGTACCAGCTCTATTACCTATACCTTCGTTTATAGCTACTATCTCAAATTCCTCAGACAAGAACTCTTTACGTTTAAGTAATCCGTTACTTCTCTTATTCTCATACTTAGTGTTAAGTCTAATCATTTGACCTTCATAACCCTCTTTTAGATAGTATTCGTATACAGCATCTATAGCTTTTAAGTCATCGCCTTTGAGTATTAGTGTAGGAACTACTTTAATCTCTAAATGAGCTCCCCTGTCTCTAATGTCAGATTCTAGAACTGCTAAATCTGCCACTCTTTTAAAGAAGGGTGCATTAGGAGCTAACGTAGATACTACATCATATACATGATACTGTATCAGTTTATTCGCTTCTTGTATTTCGCTAGCATCTGGTTTAGATTTTTTCACTAGCGATACTATCTTATTAAAGTCATCCTTAAACTCGTGATTATACAGCTCCCCGTCTAAGATAACATCTTCAGGCAGAAAAGAAGATAATGCACGCTCTATAGCTTCACAAGGGACTATAACTTTACCGTTTCTGGTTCTTAAGACTATCTCGCCTTTCTCTCTTCTTGCAATAGCTCTAATGCCATCTAGCTTAGGCTGTGAATAAATCTCAGCACTAGTAGGCTTAAACTTTTCATTAAACTTATGAGCTAACATAGGTTCAAAGAAACTTACTCCTTCGCTTATGTCTTCTAAATTCTCGAAGTACCCCTCTTCAATTTTCTTAGTGATCTTAGCCTCAGCTTCCAATTTAGCCTGCTCTTCTGCCGTAGTAGCATTAGCCCTACCTACGTTTTTAGGAACGGCTTTTGTGGGTTTGTCGGTAATGATTTTGCCGTTTAAAATGCCGTGAGAAGTATAATAACTATCCCCTTCCAAGTGCATGTGCAATACTCTTGTTTTACCTTTAGTGTCTAATTTATATAGTGTTTTGATTATCATTTTCTCACCTTTTTTAATACCCATAATATCATAGATATTAACATTCTAGTAACATATCTATAAAAAGTAGGGATATGTTTTGTAACGTATCTACCTGCGGACTCTAAACCCATAAGTATAACCGCGATATTAGCTAATAGCTCAATTGAACTCAGTTCCATCACTCCTCAACTTGTATCTTTCGGATACTCTCTTCATCATAAATTTCCCAGACTTACCTACTATTCCTTCAGCCATGTGAGAGTTCTCACTTACCTTTGTGTCAAGAGTTTCTATGTCCAGTTTAAAGAAATCCTCAATAGTGCAGTCTATAGTAATTGCAGGAGTAGCCCTAATAAATTTATCGCCAGTCGCAACTAAATTACCTTTAAAATCTATCACAAATAAATCATCTTCAGCTAGCCCATAATCAAAACCTTTCTGAATATTAGGCCCTGCAATTTCCCCTACTAAATAATCTCCAGGTTTAAAGTATTTAAAAGACTCTTGATACTTCTTAAATATTCTAGTATAAGCATTATCTACATAATCATGAAAGACTAATCCTTTATTACCTTGACCTTTGGAACAGACGTACATATCACAGTTAGGGCCGAATAGTCTACCTTTAACTCTTATCCCTAAAAATTTAGTTATTTTATGAAACCATCTTTTTAGAGGTTTTACTTCTACTTTACCAATTCTTACATTAGTGCCATGTATCTTCTCAGTCACTATGTCAAATTTATCCACAGAAGGAGGAATCCTATCTTTGAATTTATGCACTTCAAAATCTGCAACTGCACCTAAATAGAAGACATCACCGTATAGATTTTTAGCTCCAGTACCTCTAGGAGGAGCTGGGACATATTTAGTAATTTCAAAGAATTTATCCAACTCTTCTTCTGGTAAAGTTTTAGTAGATTCTGCCTTCATTAACAAGCCTTCTGAATAGACTTGCTTAAACCTTCTAGCTTTAACTCTATTCTTAGCATTGCCAGATAACATACCGTCTAAGCCTAACTCAGTAATTAATTTAGGAGGTAGTACGGCCTGCTCTCTTATATATAGAACTTCCTCTCCTTCCTTATATACATTTTTATTCCAACTTACTTGGAATCCGTTACTAAGTTTAAGAGATTCTATTCTATCCGCATTAGGGATGGGCACTACTGATTCTATCTTAGTTCTTGTTACACATTGATCTTCGTTCATTTCTTTGCAATCTCCTCAGCTTTAGCTCTATCATTGGCCGCAGCTTTAGCTCTATCATTGGCCGCAGCTTTCTCTTTTTCCTCGTATATACGCCTAGTATACCATACACCAGAAACAAAAGATAACGCACTAGTATACATTATAAGTAATCCTGACACGATATAGCTCCTCTAACAACATTTGTCACTTTTCTAACTACCCCTCTAACTTTATCTGGAGAAGTTCTTAATCTTTTAGCTATATTTTTCACTGACTCCCCTGCTACAGAATAGTAAAAAGTACGTCTTTCTTTTGGAGAGATCACTTTTATCTCAGATATAGCAGCACATAAGCTACTTCTGTCTAACTTAGCTTCTGCTCTAGTTATATTAGAATCCAGCTTACCGTTCCAAGCCTCTAAGTTACTGGCAAGATCCCCGTGAGCCAATCCTCTATAATCCGCAGTATAGTCCACATCAACGAAACTTATAACCTCTAAAGGTTCGTTATCCTCAGAAACTTCTATGCCGTATTTAGAGGCTTTACGTTTAGTAGCCAGCCTCTCCTCCATGTAGCAAGGAATCCTAACTATTTTGCTTTTGTTGTATATGGCCCTAATCATGGCCTGCCTAATCCAGTAGGTAGCGTATGTGCTAAATTTTAAGTTTCTTTTATACTCATACTTAAGGATCGCTGTTTTTAATCCTATTACTCCTTCCGATATTAGGTCATCTGTATCTAGGCTTAATCTAGAGGTGCAGATTTTTATGGCTATACTCGCCACTAATCTTAAGTTATGCTCTATTAACTTATCAACTACGGAATTATCCCCATTCCCTAATCTTGCGAAAAGATTTCTCTCTTCTTCTTTAGTTAATACTGGGATATCCTTTACTTTTTCTTTTAAATTACTCATGTTTTCATTTCCTTTGAGATCATTATACCAAGTTTTATTAAGGATGTGTTAAACTTACAAACCTGTAGATTAAATTTTTCTCATAGTACACTTTGGGTATGCAAAATATTCAAGCGACAGCAACTCTAACTAACACGACCGCAGCTACACTATTTCCAGCAGCAGCTAAGTCTCTTAACTTACTGAAAGTGCTTACTTACCATAACACAAGTGCTACAGCTACAGTAATTAACTTACGTAGAGGTACTACTGTAATAGCCAGCTTCAACGCAGGTGCAAGTATGACAGATCCAGTAATCATAGATTTAACTAAGTGGGATCTAGCTTGGGAATCTGCAATTAATCAAGATATTAACATAATTGCCGTAACTACAGGAGCTAACGTAATTGTTAACGCTTTAGGCGAAGTTAAGATCAGACCTTAATAGTTAGTCAACAACATTATACAAAAGAGATGGTTCGCCATCTCTTTAATTAAATTATGCCTAGAGTTTGCAGCACATTAACTATCACCAATACCACTGCACAGAACATTCTGCCTGCGGTAGCTAAGACTATAAATATAGTCAAATCTATACAATTCCAAAATACTTCAGCTACGGCTACCCTGTTTAATATATTAGTAGGGGCTACTATAGTAGCTACTTTTTCAGCTAGTGCTACTATGCCTACTCCTGTAGCTATCAGTTTTGACTATCCCCTAGTATCAGATGCTAATCAAGCTATCCAAGTACAAGCTGCTACAACTGGAGCTAATATTTTATTTAATTTTCAAGGCGAAACAGTTTTGAAAATTTAAGCCTTAATATCTAATCTTTTTTCAGCAGTAATATCGTTTAAAGTTTTTAAAACTTTATCAACGGCTGCTTTTTCTACAGCTTCTACAAGTTTGTCTTCTTTATGCTTCACTGCAATTACGGGAACAAGTTTTGGGAGTGTAGAAATCATATACCCAAATTATACTATGCACAGTGAGGTATAATTTGATAAGAAAACGTAAATACGTTACGTTTATTAAGAATTTTAATGAGTATCGACCCACTAGTAGAAAACGCAGTAAATAGAGTTCGTAAAGAACTGATAACTAGAACTGATGCAATATCCACATCGATAACAAATCTGCCTACATTAATCCCGCCAGATATTACTAAAGAATTAACTTTAGTAGCTGGGGAGGATTTACTTGCGGATACTTTAGTTAAGCTAGACGCAGACGGAAAAGTAAGAAGGGCAAGCAATATATTAGCTCAAGGCGATGACTTATTTAAAGAAAGAAATTTCTACCCAGTATTAGCTTTTAGAACTAATGCAAACAATAAGACAGTAGTTATTTATTCTCATAGAACGGATGTTAGTTTATTAGCTTATAGTATTTTCGATAATAATTTAAATTTCTTAACTTCTGGAAAAATAAATTTACCGACTTTAACTGGTTTAGTGGCTAACAGTATAATTTCAGCTCATAAACTAGCAGGAGCTAACAACACAGTAGGACTGGCTTACAGCTTGGGTAATACTGGAGTTAGATTTTTTAGTGTAGATTTTAACGATTCTACAAATGCAATAACTGTAAACGCAGGAGTTACAATACTTTCCAGTGCAGCAACGCACGAGTTTTGCGTTACTTCGGATAATTCAAATAGATTTATTTTATTAGCTAAAACTAACTCAACATCTGTTAGGGTAGCGACTTTCAGCAATGTCGCAGCTCAACTAGGAACCACGCAAGTTATTTCTACATCTAACGGTTATGCTACTGGGTTAGCAGCTATAGCTTACGATTCAGTATCGGACGCATGTTACGCCATAGTTAGCACCTCTACAGCAGGAGAAACTAGAGCTTTAAAAGTAACTTGGCAAACAGACGCTTATAAGTTAAGTGGTTCAGTTGTTTTATTAACAGGAAATATAGACGGGGACAATAACCAACAAGTTAGAGAAGCAGTAATTTTTGATAATAAAATATTCACTATATTTAATAATGGAACTAATAATTTAAACTTAGTCGCTGTAAATATTTCTGGCGGTACTATCAACGCAACGGCACAGATTTTAAATAATGTAATCCCTACGGCTTCTGGTTTTAATTTAGCTTTAGGCAGGCGATTAATAACCACGAATAATAAATTATATGTGATAGATAAACTCGGAAACACTCTCATAGAGATAGTTAGCTCGGTAGGAGCTATCGCTAAACAAGTAGTAGGAAAGTTAAAAACTAATTTCGCTAAAAGAATAGCACCTGTAAACTCTACTACAGTATTCGCTAACGGCTTTGCGGTAAACCACGGAACTAATGTTTTATATATAGATTTTACTCATATACCTATTAGCTCTAGCATTTTAGGAAATTTCGCAGAATGTAGTTTATCCTTAGTTAAGGATATAACTGCTTTATACTCTCAGAATGCGTTTGAGCCTTTAGGTTTTATTAAATTAGATGTTTTAAATAACGCTAACGCTCTGGTAGAACTAACTAAAAACTTTATAGGCGTTTTACAGGCTAGAACTAACGCAGGAAAAACTATAGGTAATAGAGATAGAGACGGTTCTTTAGTTATTTCTAGCACCCAAAATTTGATACCTATAACTACTAATAACCAAGAATTTTTAGGTTTAGCAGAAAGCACATTAAGTGCTAATGCCTCAGTAGGATTAAGACCTAACGGAAAAGTATATCCTTTAAACGAGCCAGAAATATCTTTTTTAACTAACCATATAACTGGTTCAGGCCCTATTAATAATGTATTTTCTTGCGAAACTTTAGGAGGTAAGATATTCTCGATTCAAGCCATAAATGATTTCGGGTCGGAATCTCGCTTTAGTTACACAGATAAGGACGGAAATGTTCTAGCTTCTGGGGGCTTAAATAGTTTAATTTCACAGATACAATTCGGTGTAGGAAGCAATGCAGCCGTATGTTTTAAAAAAGTACCTAATAAAAATTTACTAGGGATAGTTTGCAAAACAAGCGGAACAGGAGCGTGGAGAAACTTTGTCTTGGTGGAAATAGACGAAGCAGCTTTAACTTTAAGAATGATAGGTAACGTAGGTATCACTCACACAGGGGAAGGGCCAGTATCTTTAACCTTTGATACTTCTAGAGAATTATTCATAGCAGCCACTAAAGGAAGCAGTGGAGAAAACCCTAAAATCGGCACTTTTAACTTACTAGGTGCGAGAGTAGGTACGGAGCAAGTGCTTACAGGATTTAATGGCGGAGCTAGCGGACTAAATGAATTTATACATATAGAATACGATCTAGCAAATGACTGTGCTTATGTTATAGCGACACAAAATAATTCAGTGAACAGTCCTATAGCGTGTAAATTAACGTACCAAACAGACGCATATAAATTAAGCGGTTCAAATGTAAACATTACACTCACTGGGTTAGTTAATAACTTTGGTAGCTCTTATAGGGCTTTAGGTTCTAGCGTTCTCGTTAAAAATAAATTATTCTTTAATAGAAAGGTATCTGGGGCAGACAGAATTTTAGGTATAGATGTAACTGGAGGCACTATCTCAACGACAGGAATAGTGATTACATTACCAACCCCAAACACTTTAGTTGGTGAAACTGTTAGCAGCATATTTGCTACAGCTAATAGAGTATATTTCCCAATTATTAACTCAGACGCAGATATTTTAGGTTGTTTATACGAAATAGACCCAGACTTTGGCTCGATAAATTTAATTAAATTAAACCCTAACGAATTTATTAACACTAGTCTGCCTAGTTTAATGATCCATAAACTAAATAACAACAAATTTTTAGTTTGCTATTCTCAAGGTGCAGCAGCAGCCCCTTTAGGCTTACAAATTAAACAAGGAATTTATAGTTTAGCTAGTTTAATAACTCATCTAGATTCTAAATATATAGGTAAATGTAGAAATAATTGCGTGGCACACATGCAAGCATCAGTAGATTTAGCAGGGGTAATTACAGGAAGAGATAATTTAGAACGCTCACCAGCAGCAGTTTTTAAAGGTGAAATAGTTTTAAATGATTTATATTCTTTACAACCTAAAATAAACACAAGTAATTTAAAAGCTAAATGCTTTTCAGGCTTTAGCGGTTCAGGTAGCACAGACACTACTACCCTTAATATACCTAATAGTAAAGGTGGAATTATCGACCATATTATTTTAGGCACTAGTTCAGGAGGCACTTACCAGCTCTATAACACCAAAATAACCAAAGACGGAAACCCTGAAAGCTTCACAGCGTATGGCTCTGCGGTATCTGGTCAGTCTACAACTTCATATTTTGGAAATTTAAACTTAATACCAATAGGTGAAGAGTTTAAAAATTCGATTACCTTAAAAATTAATCTAAGCGGAGCTAGCGTTCCTTACTCGATTTTATACAGAGAGGAAGAATAATTATGTACCAAGTAGAGCAAAAACCATTTAAACAAGGCGATGAGTATTTAAAGAGAATATACTTTTATGAAAATGAGCAAGCAGTAGGCTCACCAGTAAAAGAAACTATAGTTAAACTAACGCCACAAGAACTAGAAGACTTTAAAAAAACTTTTACGTTTGATTTAAATTTAAAACATTTATTTAAAAGCCTTTCTAGGGAAGATAGGGATAAATTAGCTTTCTATATTAAACACGAAAACCCAAGCCTAGATTATGTTGTACCTAACGAAAAATTAAATATACAAGATATAGAATTATTAATTAGTGATTTTACAGAAGATAAAAACACAAATAAAATAGATCCAGATTTAGCCGTACGGCTAATTAATAGATTAACTACAATAATGGAGAACTTACTTAATTGAAAGGACATCCTACTACTTTCTCGCATACAACATTATCTGACATAGGAATAAATACCCATGCTCAAATAGATACTTATATAGCTGCTGGAGAATCTAGAATCCTAGTAGCTCAGATCAGAAATCAAACAGGAACTACTTTAACTAAAGGTACTGTGGTTTATTTATCTGGGGTTAGCGGAAATAAGCCTTTAGCTATTAGGGCTCAAGCTAATAGCGAGGCTACATCATCTGGAACTTTTGGAGTCGTTCAGAACGACATACTAACTAACCAGAACGGATTTGCGGTCTGTGCTGGTAGCTTAGAAGGATTTAATACTTCTACATTTGCAGAGGGGGCTGTTTTATGGCTATCCCCTACTGTAGCAGGAGGATTTACTACCACTAAACCCCAAGCTCCTAACCATTCAGTGTACTTAGGAGTAGTAACTCGCTCTCATACTAATCAAGGATCTGTAGAAATAAGAGTAGTTAATGGGTATGAGCTAGAAGAACTGCATAATGTACTTATAGTTAACCCATTAAACAAACAAGTAATCGCTTATGACTCAGTAGATTCTTTGTATAAGAATGTAACTTTAGGAATAACAGATATATCTGGATTACAAACAGCTTTAAGCGGTAAAGAAAATACTTTAAATGCAGATCAAAAAAGAAAGGTAACAATTTCAAGTTCTGCCCCAACAGGCGGAGTAGATGGAGACGTTTGGTTACAATACACACCTTAAAGGAGACGGATGCCAACAGTAACAAGTGTCACAAAAGTATTTGCCAACGTAGGCGGCGTTTGGAGACAAGGGGTTTATTATGTTAATGTATCAGGTGTGTGGAAGCAAGCAACTGTCCATGTGAGTGTAGGCGGAACGTGGAGACTTGTGTGAGGATAAAACAAAACGGACTTACCCCCTGAGACATACATAGACTCATAGACTACACTTTAGACATGCCTAACGAACTAAATATTTTACTATCTACTGGCAGAACCATTACAGCTGATATTCTAAACGGGTCAACAGTAACCGCTTCTAATATCTCTTTAAGTGAAAGAGGTACTACTGGTCATTATTTTGGCAATGTACCTGCATTAGCAGCAGGTAACTATTTTGTAGTTTTCAAAGAGGGGCCTACTTTAGTAGGCTATGGCGAACTTTATTGGGACGGCACTAAAGAAACTATCAACAAGCTTGATGCTGACATCTCTACAAGAGCTACCCAGACTAGCGTAAACGCTATACCTATTAACCCACTGCTAACTAATGACTCAAGATTAAATAACTTAACTACAATAGAATTGATTAGAAAACTAATAACTAACACATCTAAAATAGACGAACTAACAAATAGGCTCATAGTCTACGATGATGACGAAACTACCCCGATACTGCAATTCAGCACTAAAGATTCTGATGGAGTAGACTCTACTACTGAGATTTTTGAAATTAGGAAGATATAATCGTGTGGTTTAAATGGTTAGCTTTAAAAGAATTTAAACCCTCTGGGGGTGGGGGAATAGTCTTACCAGACTACCTGCCTGAACACGACCTACAATTAGAGATAGACTACAGCTTCGATGAGGAGTTGGAGATAGAGGATATTTGTGATGGATAGGCTAGAAGGAGATATACGATCCCAGAGAATTAGCATGACTAAGCTATTACTTAGTAACAGCTATTCTATAACTTCTATGGCACAAATAACGGATGCTAAGATTACTATAAAGTCTGGAAGTTCTATAGTCATAGAAAAAACTATAACTAATAATGGGCTAGTAGTAGATGCCCCAAATAAGTTTATAATTATAACTTTTAATACTTCTGACTTTGCCTCAAATAAACTACAAAAGAATAAATCCTATACCATAGGCTTTGGTTTAAAGTATGGAGCTTTGACAGACTTTGTGCCTATCCCTTTGACCTTCTCAAGTTCCAATTTAAAGATATTACCTAATCCTTTAATATGATTCTTAAAAGAGATTTACTCAGATTCTTATCTTCGAAAGGGTACATAATTTACAAAGTATATGCAAAAGGCGACTATTTATGTAAACCAGAAGACTTACTTAAAGTAGGTGAAAAAGAAGTTAGAGTAGGTGCTCCTATACTTGTAATTTCCCCAAGAACTATAAAACTTAAAATAGCTCAAGAAGGGCATAATAATTTTAAAGCTGTCAAATGCAAGTATCTAAGTAGGCTGCATATAATAGATGGTTCTTTAGAAGGGTTTGTTTAAACTTTGAAAATCTTAACCCTAAAGTAAGCTTCTATAGCATCCATTAATATATGGCAGTTACTATGTCCTTTGCTATCGTTGTAGGTATAGGTAAAATCTCCCAAAGGAACATATATTATGTGTAGTGATTGATCTTTGTCTTTTATGGCTAACATGGGGCTTAAATCCACCTCATCTGCAACCTGATCTAAAAAATAATCCTCTATTAAAGATACTGCCCTAGCTACATTAGTGGCCATTAAATCAATATCTATTTGGTATCTTACGTCCTTAGCTAATAACTCTCTATGCTTTATAGGGTTAAAGTTATTGTTTTTTATGGTTAGTAAATCAGTTATTTGCACCTGATTCAAGTATAACATACATCGAGGTATAATTACGTGCAGAAATACGTATGTCGAATTACAAAAGTAAATTATTCATCCCCAACTGTACCTACTGTGGTGCAGAATGTACCCCTCTAGGAGTAAAGAAGCTCCAGCAATACCAAGAAGCTAAAAAACATATATTCTGTTCAGATGCTTGCGATGAAAAACATTCTTATTATGAGGGAGTTAAAGCTAAATGGAAACCAACAACAGATAAAGAATCCTTAGCTTTTTTAGATGCTCAAACAAGACTTTATGTAGATATAGTTCATACGGCTGACAAAGCCTTAACCCAAAAAAAATTAGTTTTAATATTCGATGATCCTAGATTTAGTACCTTGTGTAGTGCTGATTTTAAAAGTTCTATACATACCGCACTTCAGGCATACTCTATGGAAGTAATAGAACGAATTTGCGAGTAACAATATAGTAGCATGGCTAGACAAAGAAAAAATATAAATAAAGTAGCTCCTCTTAGCGAAGAAGATAGGATAAGGCGAGAGGTAGTTGATTCCTACCTTAAAAGCAAAGCTAGAGATAAGATGAAGGGAGTCTCTACTAGGATAGACGATCCTCTAGTGGATTCAGTCAAACAAGACATTTTTAAATATTCAAGACAAGACCCAGATCCTACAGAAATTACTAGAGGTTCTACCTCTGCTTTCAGTGTAGTAGAGCCTGACTTTCACCCTAGAAAATTAGTAGTCCTAGTTAATACTAACGATGTATTAAAACAAACCATTAAATGTATTCAAGTAAATGCAGTAGGTAATGGCTACTCCCTTAACTACATAGGCAGGGCAGAAGAGCAAGAAAATGCTGACGTAAAACTTAAGAAAGAATTTTTCCAAGACTTGTTAGATAACCCAAACCCAGATAAATATGGGCATGAGTTTTTTGATGCTCTAGTTACTGACTTTGCAATGCTCAACAGAGCTTATATAGAAGTAGTTCGTGGAAATGTTGTAGATGAGATAGAAGCAAAAGCTAAGTCTAAAGTATTAGCTCTGTACCATGTACCTGCGGTTACTATGAGAAAAACTGCGAAAGACGAAAAGCCAGTAGTAGTTAAAAGCAAACTAAAAAGATACGGGAAAATTAGAGAACTTCCAGTAGATAGGTATTTTAGAAGATTCGCTCAAGTCACTGCTGGAAACCCTAAAACTTATACTTACTTTAAAGAATTTGAAGATCCGAGAGACATAGACTCTGCTACAGGACAAGTAGTAACAGATTTACCGAATTTTCTAGCCAGAGGTGGAAAATTAGCTACAGAGATTTACGAAATCACTGATTATGAACCTGATAGTCTATATGCCCACCCTGTCTGGATTAACCAGCTAACAGCTATACTAGGCTCTAAGCTCTGCAACGAAGTAAACTTATCCTTCTTCCAAAACAACATGATACCTGCTATGGTAGTTTTAACTGCGGGCGGAGGACTTACCGAAAACTCATATAATCAAATTACACAAGCTTTTGAGAATTTAAGAGGTGGGAAATCTTTTAATAATATTCTATTCCTTGAGGCGGTAGGAGATGAGGATGCTGCATCTGACGATGGGGCTATACCTGTACCTAAACTAGATATCAAACCTTTAGGTGATGTACGTCAAGACGATGCTATATTCCAGAAATATAAAGATGCTGCTAACAGAACTATTATGAGTTCTTTTAGAATAGATCCTATACTGATAGGTTTATCCGAAGCTAGAGATAGAGCTGCTGCGGAAGTAGCTATACTTGCTGCTGAGGCTGAAGTATTTGCACCTTTACGCAAAAAGTTAGAGGATTTTATATCCAGAGTTATCTTAGTAGACGATGATGGATTTACAGATAAACATTGGAGTCTTAAATTCAGACCCACTAACGTAATGAAGCAAGATTCTATATTTACGGCTATTCGCTACGGTATTGCTAGTGGTGCGTTTACCCCTAACATGATTATCAATATCTTAAATAATACCCTAAATACCGAGATTCCAAACATCACAAGTTTCTGGGGATCTATCCCTGCTACTTCAGTAAGAGATAGTTTTAAATCTTATTTAGAGAGTTTAGCTAATGAAGGAAAAATAATTACAAACGAAGACTTTGAGTCATTCTTGGAGCAGGGAGTTATTCCTGCAGATAGTTCTATAGTTCAAGACAATGGAACTATGGATGCTCAAGTAAGACAACAATCTTAATATGTATTTATTCAGAAGCCAAGACTATAAAGACGGTATAGAAAAATCCAATACGTATAAATTTGAGAGAGATATGTCTGTCTTTAGTATTTTTAGAAAGCAGGAAGAAAGACAAGTAGAAAATATTACAGCTAGAGAGAAGGAGTTAGCAGCTTTCTTGGCTGGACTATTTATAACTAGAACTGAAACTATAAAAGCTGAGATTATTAGAGGCATTAAAACAAATCAAATATCTCCGCAGTCTAGAGTATTTTTAACTAATAATTTAGACAGGCTTAGAAATACTGCGATTATTACTAACAGTGACAGATCTGAATTATCCAAATTCTTTAGCGAGCTATTTAAAATAGCAGTAGATGACTCTATAAGATTAGCTAGACTTCGTGGAGTTATAAGTAACTCAGTATATAACTCACTTCTTAATAACGAGACCTCTATAGGTGTTGATAGATATGTAAATAACATAGTAGAAAAGGCTGTATTTTATGCGGATAATTTTGCTAGAAGAATACTTATACCTAGAATAGAGAATGTCGAAAACTTAACAGAGGAGTATATAAATAAAGCTTTTAATGAAAACTCTTACTTCTCTATGTTAGCTAATTCCGAGGTGAGTAAATTCTACCATTTAGCATATTTAGAAAAACTAAGTCAAGCTAATGTAATTTATTATAGATACGATGCAGTTTTAGACGATAAAACTACTGAAATATGTACTAGTCTAGATGGCAACATATATAGAGTAGATACTTCATTAATAGGAATGAGATCTTATTACTCTACTAGTCCTGAGATTTCCACAAGAGTAAATCCTTATATAGATAAAGATAGTTTGCAGGATGCAGGCGTTCCTGTGCCTGGTATGTACCATCCTAATTGCAGATCTACGTTAGTAGGGTCAGATGGTAGTGTTACTACACGATAGTACACTTAGGGATATGCCTGAAGGTAACAAACTTGAACTTAAAAAGTTCTCAGACGAAAAGAAAATAGCTTACGGTTTAGTATACGAACCTAACGTAGTAGATGCACATGGAGACATGATGACTTCTATAGAGATAGAAAAGCTAGCGTATAAATTTTTAAAGTTGCCAGACCTATCTAAAGTAATAGACATTCAACATAACCAGCAAGCTATTAATGCTTACCCAGTAGAAAGTTTTATTGCTAGAAAAGGAGATTTAGATTTTAAAGAAGGCTCTTGGATAGTAGCTATAAAGATAGAGGATGATGCGGTTTGGGATCTAGCTAAACGTGGTATTCTTAACGGATTTAGTTATGAGGTTAAAGCTTACACTATTCCTACAGTAGTTCCTTTTGAGTCTGTAGCTTACGCTACTGGGGTAACAGAGGATACTGAGGGACACTCACACGTGTTCTATGCAGAGTTTGATGGGGCTGGTTTGATTGTCAAAGGTTACACAAGCGAGGATAAAGGACACTCGCACACTATGTCTGGAACTTCTGCCACAGACATAACTAACGGTCACGCACATAGATTTGAGGTTAAACATGAAGCCTAAAAAAATGGTTTACGCAAGAACAGTAAATATGATAGAGGATGCTGATCCAGTAAAAATCAGCTTAGTTAATCGTGGAGCTAATCAAAAAAGATTTACCTTAAAATCAGAAAGAAAAACTGGAACTGAAATTAAGAAAATAGCTTTTACCGACATGAATGTTGGTATGGCTTTTGTGGAGAAGAACTTTGACGATGCTGATATTTACGATGAGTCTGCTTGGTCTGTAGAGAACGAACAGTACATCATATACTCTAAGGATTTTAACGTGGAAGAAAAACTCACTGAGATTAAAGGTGAGGGATTTACTATTTGGGTTAACGACCCAAGAATTACGTCTGATGACGAAGACGAGGAAGACGAAGACGAGGACGAAGAAGACGAGGATTCTATAGCTGAAAAAACTTGTAGTACACTTTTAGCAGATCAGATAATAGATCAAGACGAAATAAATATGAGCAAAACAATAGATAAATTAATCAAAACTTTAGAATCTGCTCTAACTAATCTTAAGAAAGATGAAGTTGAAGAAGTAAAAGAAGAGATTAAAGAAGAAGTAAAAGAAGAGATCAAAGTAGACGAAGTTGCTACTCCTTCTGTAGAAAGTAAATTAGAAGAAGCTGAAAAAGCTTTAGAAACTATCAAAACTGAAAATGCAGAACTAGCTAAAGAGATAGCTAAAGCTAAAGAGGCTTTAGAAGCTTACGAGGGTAAGTTTGCTGAATTGTTAGCTAAAACTGAGAAGTTTGAAACTCAAGCTAAAGAGTCACAAGTTAAGTACGAGACTCTTATTAAGAGTGTTGAGGATTCAAAACTAGGATCAAATTCTTCTGAAATAGAAGCTACCAAAGCGGATACTAAAGAGGAAGCCAAAGGAAACGTAAGAAAAAGTGCGTTTCTATCAATCTGCGAGCAATTAAAATAGACCAGGAGAAAATTATGCCAAACGAAAACATACTAGACATTATAATTAAAGATAAGGAAACCTTACAAAAAGATGGTTTACTTAGCACAGTAGGTAGTGCTGCTGGGGTTAATATCCCTTTAGAAGTAAAACAAGATTTTATTTCTCAGTTAGTCCTAAGCCCGACACTTTTAAGTGTAGTTAGAACAGAAGTTCTAAACGGCCCTAACTTCAGAATCCCTAAAATCTTATTTGACGACTGGGTTCTTTATGCGAAGACTGAAAATACCGCTCCTACTTCTGGTCAGTATAGCACATCTTCTTTCGGTTATGTAGATCTATCACCAAAAGATATTTCTGCAGCTACATTCATCACACACGAAGCTATGAGAGATATTAATGGTGGGTCAGCTCTATTAATCAGAAAGCACGAAGATTTATTCTACAAAAAACTATCATCTAACATCTTATCTAACTTGTTATTAGCTGACACTGCGTTCGTTGATGCTAACGCTAACAAGCAAGCAGTAATGAGAAAATTCGATGGTTGGATCAAACAAGCAGCTAACAACCCTGTAACTGCACAAGTTAATCCAGCAGGATCAGTTACTCTAAACGCTGCGTTTGATATAGTTAACCCTATAATCGAAAAAGTATTAGAAGCTATGCTTACTAGCTTGGCATCTGAGTACTTCTCAGCCTCAGAAGATATGGCGTTCATCATGTCTGCTAAAAACTTACTACGTTTAAGATCTGCTTTAGGTAAGAGATTAACTCCACTTGGAGATACTTATCACAACGGTAGAGCTCCAGTCGCTCTTAACGGTATCCCTGTTATCGGCGATGAGTTCATCCCTGAAGGAGTAATCCTACTTACAAACCCTAAGAATATGATATTCGCTCCACACACTGAATCTATGCGATTCTTAACTGACTACGACAAGTACTTAGATAGACAAAACCTATTTGTTCACGCTAACTACGGTCTAGGTTGGGAAGAACTTAAAGGAGTTGTTTACCAAACACTTTCTTAATTTACTTAAAATACTATTTGTTAAAAGGTGTGAAGTTCTCTTCGCACCTTTTTTATTTGGAGACCAGTGACTCATGGAGTATAATTATAGCATGATTGAGAAAAAAATTAAAACATATTTTGCCGAGTTAAATTACTCTATAGACCAAAGTCAAACTGTAGAAGGAATCACTTTAACTAAAGGTACACCTGTAGAAATATCTAAGGATCTTTATGAAAAATTCAAAAACAGCCCTAACAAGTACGTAACAGCTACTACTTTCATTGGAGGTACAGCTATCTCCCCTAAGATCGAAAGATTATTACTTACCACTAAAACTGTTACTGAGTTAGTCGAGGACGAGAAAGAAGAGGCAGAAAAAGAAGCTGTGAAAAGTAACTTTGCTGCTGATATTGGAGCTAACGCTAAACCTAAGCCAGCACCTAGAGGCAAAACCAAAGGATCTGAGGAAGTTAAAGTAGAAACTGAGGAAGCTAAAGAAGAGACTAAAGACGAAGCTGCTGAGGAAACAAAAGTAGATTAATGTTCAAAGTCCTAACTAGAGAAGTAACTAGCCTACTCGACTTAAGCGAGTTAAAATCTGTTTTGCGTATAGATTGGGGCGAACACGATGAGATGCTAGCTGACTTAGAAGCTTCTTGTATATCTGAATTAGAAAAGTATCTTAAGTTCCCTATTACTAAATGCACTGCTGTTAAAAGAGTTAGGCTAGCTACTCAAGGATATATTAACGAAGATCCAGATAAATTAGAACTAAATAAAGGGTTTAGTTTCCAGTCTATCCCTGTTAATACTGTCAGTGAGATCAGAGCTATTAAAAGCGATGGTACTTACGATACTTTGCAAGTAACTACAGACTATACTTTTGACATTGTCTCTAATATTGTTAAACTGCAAAACAATAACAGATACAAGCTTAACGGCAGAGAATATTTAGAAATTTATTGCAACATAGGCTGGACTACCGAAAATATCCCATCTATAGTGCAGAATAACATAAAATCTTTAGCCGTACATATGTACGACAAAGCGGATATCCCTATACCTACTAAGCTGTATAGACCGTCTGCGAATTATAGGTATTACGGATGACATCCTTTGGAGAGCGTTGGCTCTTTACTAAAGTTCCAAAAGTTTCTGAGCTGACTAATCCTATCACTATAGTTAGGGCTAAACTAACTCCGAAGACAACTGGATCTAATACTGAATTTAATCGTACTTTTCAAGTAATAAGGAAATGCTACGCAAAGACAGAAATAGCAGAGATAGCCACTACTGGAACTGCTGAACCTTTCCTTAAAGAATTGCAGATTAATTTTAGTATTCGTAAAGCTCCTGATGTAGAAATTATGGAGAAATCAGACTACGTCATTTATAGAGACAAGATGTATATGATTCACCAAGTGATGGATAACAGATCTGCTAAAGAGCGTGGGTTTCAAGTCCTAGCTACAATTGAGGTTAATGATACTACAGATATAGATATATCTGAGGTTGAAAAAATAGACTCTGTAAATATTCCAGATAACCCTGGGTTCTTCAATGATTGATCTTCAAGTACATATAAATAACTCCTCTTTCACAGAAGAAGCTGGCGAAAGGCTTTATGAAGACATTTTAAAAGCAGTAGCCGTGTCTACGGAACATGCACGTAAACTTGCTAGAGAAGACATGCGTAAACCTAAAACTGGTAATGTGTATAGAATATTTGGAGCAGACCATATAGCTTCAGCTCCAGGGGAAAGCCCTGCGGTGCTTTCAGGTACTTTAATAAATGGGTTATCTACTAGCTTAACTCCTACGCCTTACGAAATAACTGGTAAAATATCTACTAGCCCAGAAGCTTTTTATGCTCAATTTCTAGATGAAGAGTTGAACAGGCCTATCTACAGAAATATAAAAAATGTTGCTGAGCATTATTTTAAAACACAGATTAATTCAGTATTATCTAGGGTGGTGACATGAGTATTTGGTCTGAGCTTATAACTAGAATCCGCACGCAGTGTCCTATCTTTAACAATAATGTTTTAGAAGTAGTAGAATTTGCGGCTCTCAGAGGTAATGATGGAGAAATGACCGCAGGGATATCTTACCCTCTATGTGTTATCGCAGAAGCTCCGAGAGATTTCATACCTTTACAAGGTAATGCAACTGAGCAGGTAGTTAACTATAACTTTGCTACTATAGTAGCTGTAGAGTTTATAGCTAGAAATAAAACTACTGAATCTCAAGTAACTAACAGAGCTATCACTTTAAGTAATTCCTCCTTCACTCTAAGCAATAATTATCAAGAATTTCTATCTACGGTAGTAGTTAAAAATGCAAGCAACACGGTTACTTACGTAAATAAAAAACACTATTTTTTTAATCCATTAACTAATACTATAGAAGTATTTGCTGGCTCTGGCATAGCAGCTAACGCTACCTTATCGGTTAGTTATCTATCTAAGATAGGCGGTAGAAGTGTTATGGATCTTCGTGAGAGATGTTACCACCAACTATATAACTGCTTAATAGGTTACTTTATAACCTCTATGCCTCGTCCAGCTAAGATATACTGTACTGGTACTTTCCACTTAGACTTCACCGATAAAGTATTGTGGGGGCAGGTAAACTGGCAGATGCCTTCGATAATTAAATCAGATATTAATATAGTCTTACCTAGCAATAACTATCCTATCCAAAATATCTTTACTAATACACAGGCTACTTATCCAGACTTTAATGATGTTGGTTTAGATAAAACAGATTATATCAATGTTCAAGGAGACTGCTATGGTGCTTGACCAAGATACTACCGAAGACAGATTATTCAGTCAAAGCATGGTAAATTCTGAGGTTGCTAACACACTTAGCAATATTGTAAGGATAGGTAAAGTAAGAGATTTATCTACTAACGGTAAAAGAGTTAACTTAGAATTAGAAAATGGTTTAGCTGATGGGAATGTTACTGGCATGATTCCAGTTTTGATGACTGGATCTGCTAAAGTAACAGACTATAAAAAACCTAAAGTGGGGGATACTATGCTATTTCTGTGTGTAGGATCTACTTTAAGTACGGGGTTTGCTCTACCTTATATTATGAATGGATCTGTAGATCCTACAGGTAAGAAAGACTGGCATGTATTTTCTGATAATGGCTTTAACCTATTCTACGACCTGCAAAACAAAGAGTTTAAAGCTAGTATTGCTGGAGGAGCTAGCCTATCCCTTAAAGAAAACTCTGGAAAATTAGCTTTGGGTAATACATCTGTAGAGTTAGGTGCTTCTAATGCAACAATTATTGCAGGCGGTACTACTGTTACTGTAAGCTCTGCTGGGCTGTCAGTTAATGGTGTGTCTTTAATGGTTCCTTAGATGACTGCAATAAATAGAAACACAGGAGAGATAATTCAAGAAGATGGTGCTATCAGTGCTGAATTAGTTACTGGTTTGCAGAACATATATACTTTATTATCCACCCCTCTAGGAAGTAGAGTCTATAACAGATCGTGGGGAAGTAATTTACCTAACCTTTTAGACCTTCCCATAAACAATACCACACAACTTTTAGTATCTAGCCAGATAGCTATAGACATAGAAAAAAATTTATATGATTTTTTAGTAGAGTCTGTATCCGTGGATCTATCTGAAGCTGTAAACGGAACTATGAATATTACTATTAATCTATTTTTCGTGCCTGAGAATAGGTTTGTTACATTATCAGGAGTTAAATTAAGAAATGGCTGATCCAATACTAATCGAGAATGTAGATTTTACCACTGAGTATACTCAACTTGTAGAAAACTTTAAAGAGAAGAGTAGTAACTATACTAACTTCACTGATGCTGACCCTTTAATGCACATGCTTGCGATTTGTGCTGGTCTAGGCACTGACTTAAAATCTTTAATTAATTTAGGGATGTTAGAGAACTTTGTAGATACTGCAAGTGGGCAGTGGTTAGATTTGATAGGAGCTAATAAACAAGTTACTAGATTACTTTTACAGGAGGCAGATCCTAACAACAATCCTCCTACTGCTGCTATTTATGAATCTGATGCCGATTACCGTTTAAGAATTAAAAACGCGCCACCTAACAATGCTGCTACAGCAGAAGAGTATGAATACTTTGCTACGCAGTTTAACTCCAACATAAGGTCTGCAAAAATAGAAAAACTAAATGCTAATTCTAACTTACTTACCATGTCTATCGTCACAAAAGATAATAACGGAATAGCCACTACTGGACTAAAAAATTCTTTAAGTGCATATCTTAATAGTAGAGAGATAAGAGCTATAAATGATGTAATCGAAGTAGTAGGAGCTACAGCTTCAACAGTGAATGTGACAGCTACGATAACTTTACTGACTGGGGCATCTACTACAGCTTTTGATGATTTACCAGGTATATTAACTGCTGCGTTTAATGCTATTAATGATATTGGCAGAGACATAACTCTATCGTGGTTAATCAAAACATTAAGCACTTCTTCTGTTTACAAAGTGCAGCTAGTAGCACCTACTAGTGACGTTATAGTAGGACAGACAGGCTTTGCTAAATTAGGAACTATTAACTTAACACTAGCACCAACAAGCGGATATTAACGAATGAGCGAAAGAACTGTAATAGTACCCCCAAACTCAACACAGTTAGAAATAGATCTAGCTAATACTATCTATGATTATTTAAGAGCTAACATAGATTATGTTAGAACTCTTAGGGGTTTTCGTTATGGGGATATTCCAGTAAATTTACTTACAGCCGTAATAGAAGATTTAGGCTTAGGAGAATTAACCAAATACATACAAGATCCTAGACAAGTTATCGTGGACGGCCAAAAGTGGAGCCAATCTAGAGGTACTCCATTAGCTTTCGATATAGCTATGACTTGGCTGTTTAGAAATGATCTGTTAATAGAAAACAGCGAATCTTGGCACTGGACTAACGTAGAAGTTTATCTACAGACTCCAGTAGAGGATAGGGAAGAGTTAAGAAACATAATAGAGTTAACCAGAGCTAGCTTACCTGCTAGGGCCACCCTGTCTAGGGTGTGGTCTGGTAGTGATATCCCTGCTATGGGCTTAAACATTAACTCAGAACTTAACGGATCTATACTAGATGTTCCTGGCGGTATTTGGGATGAGGAATTTAAGCTATGGCTATTCTTAAACTATGGTAGCTCTACACTATTTACGAATGATATATACGCAACAGTCCAATCGTCTTCTGGCATAGGTGTGGCTAAGGAAGTAGGTTTTGATGACGAGCTATTAATGTTTAATGAGCTGAGAAGAACTATAGGGGAAGTTTCTTCTGGTATAGGTATAGGCATAAGTACCTACGTTCCTAGACCTGCCATAACAGTGAGCGACATTATTAATTTCTCTAGAGTAGTTAATGTTAGTGCTCTTCAAGAGTCTTTTGTATCTAAGTCTGAGCTAGTCACACCGTAGTATAATTGGATTACAAGTTCGGGTTACACCCCTTGACTTTTCACGTTTTTTATGCCCAATCAAAGAATAGTTAACTCCGCCAAAATAATCCAAGCTCAAGCACTTAAAGAAAAAGGTTCGAGTGTTTATTTAGCGATCGGCAGTGGCTCTAGTTCTTGGGATACTGAGATACAAGTTAACAAAACTTTTGTAGGGGATCAGTTTACACTAATCCCTACTAACGCTTACGCTGACCAAGTTAAGCTGTACTTATTAAACACCCTGTCCACCCAATATGTAAGCGGTATAGATTTTTTATTTGATACTGAAACTGGTATTTGCACTAGGCTTGCAGGTGGGGCTATAGCCAGCAACGCAACTGTGACAGTTGTGTACAAAGCGATAGGCTTAGTTACCGCAGGACAAACGCAGCTAGTAGCTGAAGTAGGAAGACGTAGAGCTTCTTTATCTTATGCGGTTGTTGATAATGTTAACGGTTCTTACCTAATTAACGGAACTAAATACTCCATCTCTGCAAACCCTACTGAGTTTTTACTTGCTACTGTAACTTTCCCTGAAGGGGAATTAACTGGCACTTCTATTAGAGAGTCTGGTTTATTCTTCTCTGTAGTTCCTGACCTTACTTCCTACACAGTTACTAGAACTTTCACTACTAGTAAAATAGTAGTGGATACAGATATTCAAGGCGGATACAAAACTGCCAATAACGTAGTAGTTAAATCGCAGGATTTAGTAACTACTTATGTAGCTGGGACAGATTATATATTAGATGCAGAAACTTCAGAAATCTGGAGATTGCCTACTGGGGCTATTACTGGCGGTCAAGTAGTCTCTGTTACTTATGAAAAGATAGCCTCAGAGCTTTTGCTACCTGCCGATATAACAAATATAGGTACACTGTATTTAGCTAAGACTGCACCTACGATAAACAAATTAGCAGGGGCATTTTATACAGATACATTCCTGATTCAGCTAACTAGATAGTTCCCCACCTCCCATTAGCACACGTTAAGAACGTAGTATAATTGAATCAGGTGCGATAACCAAGCACCTGTAAGAAATTTTACGCCTAGGATGGGCGTAGGTGGAGAGTTAATAAGACTACTTACTCATACGAGAGTAAAAGCAGACTCGGCGAAGCCGATAATTTCACTCTAGCCAAAAACTAGAAGGATAAATCCGACCAAATGGTAAACTTCCCGCAAAACTATCAAAACTTATTCGACCCTGATAAGGATTATACTAAACACTTACACTACCCTAAAAAGTTATTAACTGCTGCCGAGGCTAATGAGCTTCAAGATACTATTGACTATAAACGCCAAAAGTTAGCAGATATTCTTTTAAAAGAGGGGGATATAGTTTCTGGTGGATCTCCTGTAGTTAAAGCTGGCGGAGAAGTAATAATTCCTGCTGGAGCGGTTTACGTAAATAAAGATATTAGGCACTACGATCAACAAACATTTACTATTCCTACAAACGTAAAACTTAAGCTTGGTGTGTTTTTAACTCAAGAAATTATAACGTCTGCAGAGGATACAGATCTGTTAGATCCTTCAGGTAGCATAGCTCCTGGGGTAACTTACGCATCTTCTGGTTTAGAAACTTCCCACAGACTTAAAGAATCTGTTAATTGGGGTTATGTAACTGCTGCTGGCACACGTTCTCAAGCAGGCGGTATATTCTACCCTTCAGTAGATGTTGATAACGGAGTTTTAATTATAGTAGGCACTGTTCCAGTACTTGCGGAAGTAGAGAATTTAGTAGTTAACTATAATAATAATGTTAATGGTTCTTATGTCATAGATGGTGTCGGTATTAGTTTCGACTATGATGACACTGAAGATAATGAGTATGTATATAGTGTCGAGCCTGGGTTAGTTGCAGTTCTAGGTCGTCAAATATCTAGATCTACTTCCCAAAGGATTGAATTTGCTAAAGATCCTGATACTCAAGCTATTACTTCAGATCCAGATACTATCAGTACTGGGGCTAGAACATTTACAGCGACTATTACTAAAGGTGCTGCTAACGGAACGGATGCTTTACCTAGGCCAAATGTTTTATCTATAGTATCTGTTAAGCAGGGAGCTACCACTTACACGGTGACTACAGACTATACCCTATCAGGAAATAATATTTCTTGGGCTCCAGGTGGAGCTGAACCTGCTACAGGATCTACCTATACTGTAGAGTTTACTTTTACTGGTGCGATTATTACAGTTGATAGAGGCCCTATCAATACTGTTTCTGGGGTTGCTACTCAATTAAGAGTAACTAAAACCCTAACTAGAGGTATTACTGCTAATGGGGCAGATAACTTACCTTCTGGATTTATCCCTGCTGTTCAAATTATAAGTATCGCTGGCTACACGCAAGGCGTAGATTATAGCCTAGTCGGAAGTACTGTGAGCTGGGCTTTGGGTGGGGCTGAGCCTGTAGCTGGAGCTACTTACGATGTAGTCTACACCTACAATAAATCTATACTGCCTGATGCAGGTTCTATAGGGTTTGACACATTCACTATCTCTGATCAAGGAGCTGACGGAACTATAGAAAACGGTACAGTGTGTAACGTAAATTATACATATAATCTAAAAAGAGTAGACCTTTTAGAAATAACTGAAAAAGGAGTTATTCGCAGAGTTAAGGGAAGAGCTGATTACCTTAATCCTAATGAGCCTACTGAGTCTTCTGATGCTTTAGGTTTAGCTGCTGTTTACTTAGATTTCTTTAATCCCCCAGTAGTAAGACGTGTAGGCAACATACGAGTAAACCAAAAAGAGCAAACTAAACTTAAAGGAAGCATAGCGTATCTCAATGAGGTAGTTGCTGACTTAGCTTTGCAAGTAGACTCTATCAAAACTAGTGCTAGACTTTCTACCACTCCTCCTAAAGGAATATTTACGGATAAGTTTTTCGACACTGATAAACAAGACCCAGGTAAGAGTAATACTTTAAGCACTTTTAATGGCTTAGTTTTCTTGCCTATGACTTTAACTAAAGATACTTTAGATAATGCAAATAACTTGGTTGCTCAGACTTTAGCTTTCACTGAAGAAGAAATAGTAGTCCAGAGTAAATACTCTGCTGCTATGAAAGTTAACCCATTTGCTACGTACACTCCTCCTCAGCCTGCGGTTATAGATGTTAAGTTATCTCAAGAAATTAAAGATTACATAGATGCCCTAATGGTAGGTACTACTAACCCCGACCCTGGGGCTTGGATACCTTCTCCTGACACTCCTCCTATAGACCCTGGTACAGGGATACCTAAGCCTGCTGCTACTGGGTTAAACTACGCACAAACTCTAGCAGCACTATTAGCAGCTAAAGGTAAAACAGAGCTAACTCAAAAAGGGCAACTAAACCTACTCACAACATTCGCTAAAGCAGACGCTGCTGGCGTACCTGTAACCAAAGTTAAAGTAGGCAATGCTCTAGCTGTTGCAGACAGTGGCGGAGCTCCAGTAGTTAACCTAACCAAGAAAAAAGGATAATAATTCAAGATGGCAATAGTTTCAGACGTAAACGGAGACATAAACTTCACTATAAACATACCAGACGGCACTTTAGCTTCTGGTATACACGATGTTGTTATAGAGTTGGGTAATGGTAAAATACATACAGCTAAGTATATAAACAAACCTAACCTCACCCCTGCCGAAATAAGATCTATCTACGCTACTGCTGGAACTGATCTGTTTGCCCCTATAGCACAAACTTTCACCTTAAATGAAAACAGAGATTTAACTGCTATAAGCTTAAACATTAACAAATTCTCTGGGACAGATGACGTTATTGTTCAGGTAAGAGAAGTCAATGCTGGAAGTCTTCCTAGTGATAAAGTACTAGCAGAGTCTAGGGTACTAGCTGCCAACATACAAGCTTTTGGAACTTTTACTAAATTTACTTTATCTCCAGTTACTCCTTTACTTGCAGGAAAAGAATATTGTTTCGTAGTATTGACAAGAAATATAAACTATACTATCGGGGTTGCTGAGTTAGGTAAGCCTGATTCTGTTTCTGGCGAGCTTATAGCAAGTCAGCCTAACGCTGGAGTTTTACTAACATCTTCTAACGGATCTGCATGGTCTGTAGAGCAAAACAAAGATCTACAATTTAAACTGCACGCTGCAAACTATACCTCTACTACTAGAACAGTAAGCTTAGGTACTGTTACAGGTACTAATATCTCAGATATCTTAGTCATGGCTACTGAAGAGTTACCTGATCCTGAGACATCTATAAACTACACAGTTACTTTACCAGATGCCTCTACTGTTGTCTTAGATAATTTAACTGCTACTAATTTACAAGGGTATAAAACTGGAAACTTCTCCGTATCGGCTAACCTTAAAGGGACATCTAAGAGATCCCCTGTATTGTTCCCTAATACTAGATTAGAGATGGGGACTATCGCACTTACTGGGAACAGATATAGCCTAAGATTCTACGTACCTGACAGTTTTACTTATAGAGTTAAACTAGAAGCTAAAGTAGTAGGTAGTGGAACTTTTACTGTAGCCGTAGAATCTGCTACTAGCAATAACTATTTAAACATGACACAGATAAGCTCTACCCCACTACCAGACGGATTCTTGGAATTAGTGTATGAAAGAACATCTTGCACTGAAGTTGATTCACTAAATTTATCATCAATAAGATTAGCTGCTACTTTACCTAATGCTGCGGATAGGGTTTACTTAAGAAACTTAAGAGGATGGTCAGTTTAATCCATGCCTAGAACTATAATTGTTGGCAACGCTAAAGACAGTTTTGACGAAACTCCTAATTTTAGTTTCCCAGTTCCAGGTCAAGATGTGCATGGAAGCACACTCATCGAAGCTTTAGATCAAGCTATAACTGAAATAGATACTGCTTTAGATACTGTTAGGGATAGTGCAGTTGCTTCTGCTAGCAGTATAACAACCCTACAAACTAACGTAACAAGTCTAACTAGCACTAAAAAAAACATTAGACCTATGCCTACTACTGCTACTATCACTAGAGATGGTAACGGAAATATAACTTTTTATCAAACAGCAGAGGAAACTTTAAGCAACTTTGTTTATACTTTAGATGTACTAAACAGCTACAGATCCACAGTTAATGGGATTACTTATCAAGTCACCTTAACTAGGGATGGCAGTGATGACATTACTGCCATAAGCGTAACTACTTTGTAGGTACACTTCTTTCGGAATAATCCCTTCATAGACATTACTGAATATAAAGTGATTTTTTCAGCTTCGCTGGGGCTGCCTGAGCCACCCTTTCGAGTGTCTCAGGGCTTATCGCCCCTCCACTAGCGTAGTTCCTCCACGCTTCTTTGCTAATATTAATAGCTGCATTTAGATCTCTGTCATGAACTGATCCGCAATGCGGGCAGTTCCATGACCTTTGATCTAAAGTAAGCATATTATTAACTATACCACAACTAGAACAAGTTTTACTAGATGGATAAAATCTATCTACAGTAAATACTTGTTTGCCAAGACTAGCTGCCTTATAGTTGAGGAATGTCTTGAACATTCCCCAACTACAGTCAGCAATAGACTTAGCTAGTTTATGGTTCTTAATCATTCCGTTTATATTTAGATCCTCTAAAGCAAATGCTTGATTCTCGCATTTGCTTGTTAGGATCTTTGATACCTTGTGGGTAAAATCTTTTCTCTGAAAAGCTATCTTTTCGTGAGTTCTTGCTAAAATTATTCTTCTTTGATTTCTCTTTTTAGAGCCTTTCAGGCTCTTACTAAGTCTTCTTTGTCTTTCTTTTAGCTTCTTTTCTGATACTCTTAAATGTTTGGGATTTTGTATAAAATCCCCATTAGAACAAATAAGATAATCTTTAATTCCTAAATCTATACCAGTTATAGTACTAAAGGGTTTAGACTCCTGTAAAGTCTCTTTAGTATCAAAAAGAATACTAGCATAAAATCTGCCAGAGGCAGATTTCTTTACTGTTACTCTTTTGATTTCACCTAAAGGTTTATCTCCTCCTCTATATCTAACTAAGCCAAGCTTAGGTAGTTTTATATGAGTATCTAATAAAGTTACGTTAGTAACTACAGTATAACTAGCTTTGCTAGATCTCTTTTTAAAGTTAGGATATTTAGAAAGTTTTTTAAAGAATCTATTATATGCTTCTGCCAGATTATGGCAGGTTATTTGGAGTTGTTGAGCCGAAGGCTCTTTAAGCCATACAAACTCTTTCTTAAGTTTAGGCAGATAACTTTGCATATCATAGCCAGATAAAGATTTACCTGTTCTATGATATTTCTTTTGAGATATTTCTATCATCTTATTATAGATGAATCTCGAACAGTTAAACTCTTTGTTTAACTGTTCTATTTGAGATTTATTTGGATATAGTTTTACTTCAAATCCTCTCATAGTACAATTATACCATAAGTGAGTTTATATAGGCACTTATGTCTATGAAGGGATTATTCCGATGGGAATTATAAGTTTAAATGTCACAGAAGAAACTGCAAAAATAGCATCTGACATAGTAGTCACTTTTGTAGATAACTGGATTCCTATAGTAATATTCACTCTTTGCCTATCCTTTATTGCAATTCTAGTCTTTCTTTGTACTACTCAGTTACCTAGAGTTTTCACATCAATGGTATCGTTTATAGATACCGCTACAGTAAATTTTCCAGTTATAACGAAAAGTATTCACGATTTAATTCTCAACGTAGAGAAAATGAATAGCACATTAGTTCCCTTGTTAAGTATGCAAAATAAGGTTGATAGCTTAAAAACTTTCATGGAAGAAGAGTTTGATGCTATCAAAGATGCTATCAGAAAACTAAGCAACAAACTCCCGTAAACTAACTCGAAGTACACTTTATTTAGATGACCTTGTGTCATTGGGAGTTTTTTACAGGATGCCTTTTCACCACGGAACCATATACACAACCGAAGTTCTGGCTAGACCAGCTACAAATGTTAGCAGTACTGCGATAGTTCTTTTAGGAACAGCAGGCAAAGGGCCAAACGTACCTACTTTATGCAACTCTATAGATGATGTTATCAAAAAATTTGGAGCTGTGACGAATGACGAATTTAGTATCCCTAAAGATGCTGCTGATATATTCGTTCAAGCATCTGTACCTTTGGTAGTCATTAATGTTTTACCTAGCACTACTGTTACTTCTGTAACAAATGAGAATGTGGTTTTTGGAGCTAACGGAAAAGCTAAATTAGCTAACGGGTATGTTTCTGCCTTAACTACCACTACTGCAATCACCGCTAAACTAAGATTCGCCCCAAATAACACTATAACTTTACCTACGGGCATAACTGCTGTAACCTCAGTTAAATCTGCTGACGGAGTTACTACTTACAGTAATTCCACAGATTACAACGTAAGTTCTAACGTAATTACTAACTTGTTAGCTAGTATCCCTACTGGTGCTGAAGTTCTTGTAGCTTACACAGCTACTTTAGCTGTTAATACTGACTATACATTAGAAGCTGAGACTGGGATACTTACCAGAACTAATACAAGTAAAATAGCTCCTAGGGCTACTATAGTTGCTTCTTACTCTAAAGTAAGTGCTGCCGCTATAACAGGTACTAACATAATAGGTACTAATTCTGGCGGAACTAAAACTGGTGCTGAGCAAATCTCTGACATTCCTTCTACCTTAAAAATAGATTTAGGTAATGCTATCCTAATAGCCCCTGACTGGACTTACCAGTTAGTTGCGGGCGGTGGATATAATGCAGTAGTTAATAAACTTTTAACATTAGCTAATACTTGCGGTACTACTGTAGTAACAGATACTCCAAACACTACAAAAGAAGATGCGGTAGCTTATGCGTACAATAACCCATCAGACAGAATCCTAGCTGTAGGCTTAGGCTTTATCAGAAAAACTATAAACGGTCAATTGCTAACTAGACCTTCGGCTGCTTCAGTTGCAGGGCTAATAGCTAGCACAGATAACCTAGTAGGCGGTGTAACACTATCCCCTTCTAATAGACTTATCAGAGGTATAGAATCATTAGCTAAACCAGCTAGCTTCAACCTAGCAGTCTTCTCTCAAGAAGGTGTGGCATCAGATACTAACTATTTGAATGAGAATGGTGTAGCAACCATCATAAACAATAACGGTTTCAGACTATTCGGAAACTACTCTACTTCCCAAACACAAGATCAGTCAAGATTCTATTGTGTTAAGAGAGGAATTGATTATCTAGGTAGAATAATTTCTAAAGGGTCTATACAGTTTATAGATGCAAAAATAACTGCTGGATACATTGATTTAGTGACTGAATACCTAAACGACCAATTATTAACTCTTAAAGGGCAAGAAGTTATCCTAAACGGTGAGGCGTGGCCTGCTAGTGCAGACATAAACACACCTGCGGAATTACTTGCTGGTAATGTTTACTTTAACATTGCGGTTAGTTTCCCTAGCCCAGCACAAACAATAAACATTTTAACTAAAGTAACAAACGGATACGTTACAGAATTTACGGAGGCGGCGGTAATATAGTATGGTTCAAGGTTCAAAAATTTGTACAAACTTCACGCTAAGCGTAAACTTGCTAGATTTAACAGGAAAAGCTAAAAGCGTTATGAGACCAAATGTCAGTAACGAAGTTGAAAGCTATCGCCCTGCTGGTTTTAGTGCTCCAGTTCCAGTTAAGACTGGATTGAAAGCAATCGAAATGGAATTTACTCTATTCGATGTCAACCCAGACATTCTCTCCTTAAGTGGTTTGAATCAAGGGCAAAACGTAAGATTTATTTTAAGAGAAGTAGTTCAGTCAGAAGATGGTTCAGAGCATACTTGGTATCACACTGGTGCAGGCATGGTCGTGGAAGAGGATAAAGGAACTGCTGAAAACGGTGCTGGTTTAGGTGAGTATAAGTTTAAATTGCAGTTAAGACAGTATAAAGAAATGTTTGACGGCAGAGTACTTAAAGATATAGATATCCCTAACCTTAAAGAAGTTATCGGTGGATTGGATCAAGCAGTTAACTACAGACGTATTTTAGGTATCGGAACTTCTATATAATCAGTATTTACCAGTCTCGTAGTATAATTACGAGCAGATATGACTGAAAATAAACCACTCAATAAAGACGAAGCTCAAAAACTAAAAGCAGAACTCGATGATAGTATAGCATTACTTTTAGGTAATGTTGATATAGATATCGAAAAAAAAGTTAAACTCGCCCAACCTATTCTAGTACAGACTGTCGAATGTAAAGAACTCATAGTTAGGCAGTTAACACTCGCACAAAAGGTCAATTTGTCTAAAACTGGAGTTAAGTTAGATCCAGAGAAAGACGGGGTAACTGACAGCTACCTAAGCTGGCCTGACACTAAGCCAGATAAATTTTTAGACTTAATGGCATCTTGCACATACAGTGCAGATAATCCAGATGTGCAACTAAGTAAGGCTGAATTAGGTACTCTCTGCTCCTACGATGCAGCGAAGTTGGCTACGGCTTTTTTTTCCTTGACTATCCAGTAAAGGATAGTGAAACTTGGATTAATATTTTTGATAACGTGGCATACCTATCTAGGACTATGCACTGGGATTACACTACTTGTATGGGCTTTACTATAAGTGAGCTTAATTTTTGGTGCATGATAGCTAGTAGGGCTATCTCCAGAGAAAATCAAGCCATAGAGTATGAGATGAATAAGTCTAGAGGGGAATATCAATGAAGTCAGACTCTAGAATAACTATGCAGCTTACAGCTACTTTAGCTAGAAGCTTCATGGCTTCATTCAAGACTGCTGAAAGCACTGTAAAAAGTTTTGAAAAACAAGCAAAAAAGCTAGATGCTGCTTTAGATATTACTGACAAGATGAAGAAGCTGGAAAACAGCTCTAAAGCTTTAGGTAATTCTATTAAGAAGACTGAAGAGAAGTTAAATAAACTTCAGCAAGAAGCCGCTAAAACTGGTGATGCTTATGGCACTCTAACGCAGCAAATAAATAAACAAAAAGCTAAGTTAGAAGAATATAAAAATAAACAAAAATCTGTAAATAATGAAGTTTCCAAAGCTTCTGGTAAGTTACGGAACTATGGAATAGATGCTAAATCTGCCTCTGAAGCACAAGCTAAATTAAACTCTAAAATAGCCGAGCAGAGCAGGTTAATGCAGCAGCAGAAACAGCAAGAGACAAGACAGTCCATAGCTAAAGGTGTGAGAGGTGTAGGTCGTGGCATGGTAAGTGCGGGATTTATGTCTTTCGGTGCTGGGTTAGGAACTCTTTACACAGCCCATAACTTCATGAAGAAGTCAATGCACGTAGAGAGACAGCTTGCTTTGATGAAGGCTATATCTGCCGATGATAAATCGTTCGATATAAAAACTGCCGAGTCTAACATAAGAGAAGTAGCTTTGAAGAGTGGTATCGCTATGAATACCTTAGCAGACTTATCTGTAGAGTTATCTAAAGCTGGTATTGATTTAGCTAAACAAGTAGGCCCTAGAGGTATGTTAAAGACTATGGCGGATATGTCTCTAGCTACGGGCGAATCTCCTGAGACTGCCATGAAGATATTATCTCAGATACAAGCTACTTTCAGTAAATCTCTAAGTAAGGATAAAACTTTACGCTCTACTGGCTACGATACTCGTGATGCTTTAAACATGGTAGTTCAAGCTGCTAATGATTCTATTATATCTGTAAGTGACATCAATGAATCAATGAAGTATGTGGCTTCTACTATGGAGGTAATGGGAGTCTCGCTGCCAGAATCTCTAGCCATGATTACCCAAATAGGTAAAGGTAATTTACGTGGCGGGCAAGCTACTAGATCTTTTAAATCTGCAATGTTAGGATTTGCTTCCCCTACTAAAAAAGCTACAGACACCATTGCCGATTTCAAAAAAGAAACTGGCTTTGATTTTGACGTATGGACAAAGACAGGTACATTTAAAGGGTTGGATTATTTAGTCGAGAGGCTCACAACTTTAAACGAGCTAGTGTCTCCTAAAAGTTATATGGATTTCGTATCTAACGTGTTTCAAAAAGAAGCTGCTGTAGCGATAATGCAGTTAACGAAAGAGGGTACTAAAGGGTTGGCCGATCTTAGAACTGAGGTAGCTAGAATGCAGAAGGCTGCTAAGGAAGATTTGATTGGGAGCTCTGCTATCAATCAACTCAATACTGTCAGTGGTGCTATGGATCTATTGAAAACCCAGTTCGATGAATTAGCTGCGGTTATGTTCTTTGATTTAGGCGGTAAAGAAATTCTCAAACAAACTCTGACAGATATGCGAGGGTTAGTAGGGGTCATAACTGATTTAACTAAAAAGAATAAATGGATGGTTCAAGGTATCATAGAAGCTGTGCCTTGGCTAGGTACGTTAGGTGTTGCCTTTGGTGCTTTGGGTATGGTTACTGGATCTGTTTTATCTACTATAGGAGATATGGGGTTAGGGGTGTTAGCTTTCCAGAAGATTTTCCCTGGTGCCTCTGCTGCTATAGCAACTTTTGCTTCTGGTGCTATAGGATGGTTCTCTAAAGTGGCTGTAGCCGCTTGGGCTTCTCTTGGCCCTTATGGATTACTTGCACTCGCAGGCACTGCTGCTATCGGCTATGGAGCCTACAAAGGATATGAAGCTATAAGCGACAATATTTCTGAAAGCAGAGCTAGAAGAGCCTTGCAAGATAATGGAGGACTTACTGCCGACTCCGTACTCACTCCAGAGTTTAAAGCCGAAAAACAAAGAACTGCTATGGATAAAAATAGCATGTTTGAAAGAAGCATTTCTAAAGCTCCTATACAAACAGTTAATAACGGTAATAACCATATAGTGTTTAACATACACGGCGGAAAAGATTCTACCGCACTAGAGGATACTAAAGCCTTTATGGAGTTTGCTAGAAATTACAAGGCTCCAGAAGCTCCTGCATTTATAGGTGCTGGGTCTGCGTTTAAATCTAAGGACGGGTTCAACTAATGCCACTAATGAGACTAGGCGATTTTATATTTAACTCTTACACGACTAATTTTCAGGAGTCTATAAAGAGGTATTCTTGGGAATGGGTAGAAAGAGATAAATTAGCTGGAGAAAACTCTCTTAACAACGGTGGGGTTAAAGCTCCTATCAGAATACTTACAGGTACTATATTTCACGACCTGCAACTAAACATAAATATCCTAAATACTATTAATACTCTATTTGGCAATCAGTCTTTAGAGCAGTTAAAACGAATGGGAGATGCTAGTGCTAGAAGTGGGGAATCCTATCCTCTATTTGATGGTATAGGTAGAAACTTAGGCAGATGGGTAATAGTGGATTTAAACGTACAAGAATCTAAATACAATGAGTATGGGGTTGCGATAAAACAAGAGTTTACTATGGAGCTTAAACAAGATATAGAAGCTACTAGACTTAGCGTTAATACTTTACTAGACTATGACGTATTAAAAGTAAGTGCGGATAATATGTTCATAGTAAAAACTAAAGAAGGGCTTAAAGGCATTTCCGATGCCACAACGAAAGTGAGCGATTACTTATTTTGAGAGTTTATAGCACTATCCAAGGAGATACTTTAGACCTAATAGCCTTCAAATACTACGGCTATGAGAGAGGCACGACTGAAAAGCTTTATGCCTTTAATCCACATCTAGTAGATTACGATTTTATCCTACCTCCAGGTATCAAGATTAATCTGCCTGAAATTAATAGAGCTAAAGCTAACATTCAAGAACTAATAACACTATGGGATTAACTCCGAGTTTTAAAATTTTAAACGAGGCAGGTAAAGAACTCACTGAACTTATGCGTAGAGTTTTATCTATTACTGCAACAGATGAGTCTGGACAGAAAAACGATAAATTAGATTTAGTTCTGTATAACGATAGAAAGTTTTTACATCCCAACGTAGGATTTAAGGTTCAGTTGTTTTTGGGGTATCTGGAAGAGGGTTTATATAAAGTCGGAAATTATACTTTAACTACTGTAGAATATAACGGAGACTCACAAGACGAAAAAGTAATATTGAATTTTAAAAGTGCTTCCGCTAACACTGCTTTACTAGATAATAAAACTAGATCGTTTGTTAATAAATCTGTCGGATATATAGTAAATAAAATATGTTTAGAGTCTAGCTTACAGCCTAGAATAGATCCTTACTTCTTTACTGTAAATGTAAATAAAGACCAATCTGGAATTACTAACCAACGTCTATTATTTGATTTAGGACAAGAGCATGATGCTTTTACTAAGATTCAAGGCAATGTACTAGTCTTTGCTAGACGTGGCCCTGACACTCTAATTAATTCACTTGTGCAATTACCTAGACTTAATCTAGAGTATAAAAGAGATATTTTAACTTACAGTGGGCAAGAAGATAAATCAGTAAACTTCTCAAGTGTTGGAGTTAAGTATAGGGCTGTAGCCTCTAATGGGGATATAACTACAGAAGTGGCAAGTGTTGGTACTGGCGAACCTTTAAAAATATTAAATGAGATAGCTGGAAATGAAGAAGATGCTTTAAGAAAAGCTAACACTGCATATAATCAGATTAGTAGAGGTAAAAGAAAACTTAATATTTCTACAGAAGGTAGATTTAGAATCCCTGCTGAAACTAGAGTTAATGTAACTGGCTTGCCTGATATTTTAAACGGAAACTATGCAGTTATTAAAGTGATGTATAACTACAGCAAGAAAGGCGACTATACAGTCTCTTATGAGCTTAATACTCATATTCCTGCTACAGAAAGTAATCCTAGAAGAGTTATCCTTAGAGCACCAGAAGATGCGTTAGATAATGACGTAGATCCTGAAGGTGACGGAGATGACATTCTACCAGGACTTATCCCTACAGAGCTTTGAATCCCTTAACTCGGAATAATTTCTCCAACCCAGTCCTACCCCCAGTG